TTGAGGGCTAAATTATTTTTTAATTAATATAAATGATATTATGATTCACCTTTATTATATATAATTGAAATATCTAAAAATACGATTTTTCTATTATCCGTTAAATATGTAAAAAAAAAGATAAGATATTAATTAATATCTTATCTTGAATTATTATGCTATTATATCGAATTCATTAAGTATATCTTCAAGTTCACTCAATAGAGGTTGAAGATAAGTACTATGATTGCCTATAGTATCATCTTCAGCATAGTAGATATCTATAGCTGTCTTATGACTTTTATCGCTAATCACTAAATCCAAACCATTCATCTTGAATTCAATAAATGATTTATTGGACTTATTGAGTATGAGCTTATTAGCATAATTTCTAAATAACAAATACTCTCTAATACTTAATGGTGGGTTATCTGCAATAACTTTCATCATTAAGCTTCCTACAACTTCACTCAAATTCTTTCTTTCCATTCTAATTTCTCCTTCCTATTCTAATACATCTTCAAATAAGTCATATACCTTAGTTATTTCCATATCTAAGGTCATTAATTCACCATAAAACTTTTCAAAATCTTCAGAAGATGATTCCTCTGTAAGATTACTAATATTACTTGTTATAAAGTTATATGATTCAGATAGTTTCTCAAATAATAAATTGAAATCTGTAACTATATCAATTTCACCAATCAGTCTATCTAATTCAGTTTTTTCTTTCTTCAATTTCTCAGTCATATACTGAGCATATGTTACTAAGCATTTTTTCATGTTCACGTCTCCTTTATAAATATAAGATATTCTTGATACACCTATATGATATATATTTAATACATATATCAATTTATAAAATAAAATAATAATTATTCGGGATAGAGTATATTATATACTCTATCCCACATTTTATATAGGAGTCGTACTACCGATGTTAATAAAGATTAGCAATTACACTTGCTGAATCTTTGATATCTTTTGATAATTTGTATAATACAACCAAATCGTCAAAATGCATTACGTTATCAAGAATCTTACCATCGGTAGTCTTGATAATCAATTTTTCTTTTGTCAATATAAAGCTCTTATTGGGTGAATCTACTCTGATTCCATAAGAGTTCGTATTCCCCCTCTCACTAATAGTAATAATATCACTATTATCATTCACAATGATATCATTTCTATTATTCTTATATAGGTCTACTCCATCTCCGAGGAAGAATCTATCAGGACTATTATTGATAGTTTTTAGATCCTGTAGACCTATATAAAGGTTATTGAATAGTGTTTCATGTATCTCTGCTCCATTTAACATTAACATTTCCCTTCTTAAATTTTCCATTTTTTTCTCCTTTTTATATTAATAGATATTATGATACATCTTCATTATATATAGATGAAATATCTAATAAAACGAATTTAATGTTTCTATATGTAAGTAAAAATAACATTCTAATAGGCAAGCTCCGTAGGGGCTTCAAAACATTGATATAAAATAAATTTAAATATTTTAAATAACGAAAGAAGGAGGATTCTTTTATGCCAAAACCATATCAGATTGTACCGACTCATTTGCACCCGCATTTTGAGACGTATATAAATGATAACACTCAATTCCAAGAGGAAACGGCTACTCCGGAAACTCCGATAAGGTCATTGTTCTTTGTAACATCACCTGAAGGAAGAGATGGAATACCATTGACTTTTGATAATGAGCCTGCGGCAAGAGCTGAATTTGGAGTACCAAATTATAAATATTATGGTCAACCACTATACAATGCTTATCAATTCTTGAAATCTCAAGAAGGTAGAGCATATATAGTGAGAGTTATGCCAGAAGATGCTTCTTACTCAAACGTAGTGTTGATAGCAAAAGTTAAAATAACTGAAGTTAATAATCCTAAGTATGATGCTCTTAAACCAGAACTTGGCCCTGAGAAATTCAAACAAATGGACGTGAAATACATCGCCAAAGCTCTAACTGATTTTAGAGATGGCGGAGAACTTCAAAAAGAAATGGAAGCCTTGGAAAAGACTTACAAAGATTCTTTACCGGGACAAACTATACCTGAAGGAGAATATTATCTACCTATCATGGCTGTAAGAGTTGCTGGTAAGGGTAAATATGGAGATAACTATAGAATTAGAATAGTTGGTTCTCCAGAAGAAGATAGAGAGTATCCATATTCATTCTTTAGACTTGAAGTACTAAAGATGGAAAGAACTCTACTAAAGAAAGAAATCCACGTTGGTTCATCTTATTATGATGCTCATGAAGGGGATAATTCGCTTTATGCTGAAGATATAATAAATGATGATATAACTGGAAGTAAAATAGTTAAGGTTCAAATACATGAAAACAACGTAAAACGTTTGTTCGAAGTATACGACACTAAGGTAGCACCTTCATACGAAATGCTTGCAGATAAACCTTACAGACCTACATTGGAAACATTTGACGTATTTAACTTCTTGAATGTATCTACTGAAAATGATCCATTTGATACACTTAAAGGTGTTAAGATAATAGCTCCTGATTATGATGCTAAAACAGAATTAGATGCTATTGTATTAGGTAAAATCGAAGGTATTAGTCTATCAGGTGGAGCTGATGGTGCATTGGAAGTATCAGATGATTCAGCTAAGATGTTAGACCGTGCAAAGAAGATAGATGACTTATATGTAAAATACATGTCTGGTAAAGTAGATGGTAATAGACACATAAGAAAAGTTCTATCTAAGACTTTGCTACCAGTTGATATCATACTTGATGCTTGTTACAGTAAAGATGTTAAGAATGCTCTTATCAAGTTAATAATAACAAGAGGAGATGCATTTGGTTATCTTGATGCTGGTCTATTAAAGACTACTCAAGAAGCTATAGAATGGGCTACTCAAATGTATAATACAGGAGATAGACTATTCTCTAAAGAAATAAATCACGGTGAAGTTAGAGATACTTACACTGGTAAGAGAATACCTCTTACAACTACTTGGTTCTTGGCAGGGCGATTACCAATACACTTCAAGAGAAATGGTAAACACATACCATTCTATGGAGAAAACTATGCAAGAGTTACAGGTTATCTGAGAAATTCATTCTTACCTGTTATTGACCCTGATGATAAAGATACTATCGAAGCTATCTATACAAGAAGATGCAATTATTATCAATATATAGAAGAAAACGTTATAATAAGAGGAGCACAAGGTACTTCTCAAATTATATGGTCTGACCTATCAGAAGAATCTAATATGTTGGTAACTCTTGATATCAAACGTAATATAGAAAGATTAGTATCTGCTAAGACATATAAATTTGCTGAAGCTGAAGACTTGATCCAATTCACTGAAGAAGCTCAAAGAATGATAGCTCCATATAAAGCAAATGGTATGGTTAGAGATGCTGACGTTAGTTTCGCTATGAATAACTGGGAAGAAGAAAGAAGTATACTTCACTGCTACCTATGGGTAATATTCAAGACTATTAACAAACGTCAAATCATAGAAATAGATATTAACAAGAGAGTCTAATAGAAAGGAGAAATAGATTATGGCAGATCAAGGTAGACTAACTCTACAAAGTAACATTAAACGCTATAATGGTGCGGATATGCATAAGTATTCGCTATTCCTTGGTGGACTCAATGTTACTCATAGAGCGTTAGCTCAATACGACCCTTTGAAAACTGGTTATGCAAGAATATTCTTCGTACAAATGCCTGCATTCATGAAAGTATTATTGCCTGAAGCTACTAAGCAATTCAGACATTTACTTGAGTATGGATTCGTTGGTATAGATGGTATACAAAACTTGCAAATGGATTATGATCCAATAACTGGTGGATATGCTGGTAGATCATTCGAAGTTCCTATAGTAGCTAAAGATGATACTAACAGTATTACTATAAAGCTTTATGAATTTGCTGGTTCACCTGTAAGAGAATACACTAACATGTGGATTACAGGTATGGCTGACCAATATACAGGATTTGGAACTTACCATGGATTGGTAGACCCTGAATTATGTAAAAACTTTGGTGTATCAGAACCATTCAGATATGCTCAACAATATCACACTGCTGAAGCTATCTATGTACAAACTGACCCAACTGGTCTTACTGATAATATTGAGTATGCTGCTCTATTTACTAACATGATGCCAAAGGCTTCTAAGGCTGACCACTTCAACTATGATAGTGGGCAACATCCATTGGTACAAGTTGACTTAGAGTTCACTGCTACTAAATATGAATCACCACAAATAAACCAAGTTGCTAAAGCATTATTGAAGAAGTATCAAGTAATGAAATCTTACTTGAAATTCCACTCTGGATATACTTTGGATCAAATTAACAACGATGGCTTATTCCCTAAATCTGAAATTGAAAACTGGATAGAGTCTGACAACTCATTTGACGGCATCGTTAATAATAAGAAGTCATTCACTACTACAGGTCAAAAGATATAGGATAAAAAAAATAAATATGGAGATAAGATATAATTATATCTTATCTCCTATTACATTACCTATTCTTACAATATGCTATGCATTTATCAATATCTTCTTGGTCAGCATAACCTTTCTCTATGATATTCTTCAAGCCCATCTTGTCAAATACTTCTTGAGCCATATTAATATCTCTTATCATTCCTGTAAAGGTAAATACATCTACATTATGAAGTGCTCCTGTTGGTAGGAATACTTCATTTATCATTTTTATTTCTACTGCCCCTGATTCAAGATTACCTATAGACAATCTTGATGTATAACCTCTCAATGAATTAGTTACTATATTGAAAGTTTCTATAGCACCATTATATGGTGGACCCAGTATAGTTCTCTTATAGAAAGATTGTAAACCATTATCTGGTTTAAATTCCTCTAACTCTCTTCTACCTAATAGGTATTCTAAATCACTTATCATTATCTTCATATCAACTTTATCCTTTCATGAGTTATATAAATTTATATTTAATCATTTGTAATATACTGATTAATATCCTAAAAAGAATTTCTTATATCCATTAGTTCTCAAGTCTTCAGCAAATTCACAGAAAGGTTTCTCTTGTAGAAAATGTAATAAGTAATATAATACATAAGAATGTGCCATTGACATATCATTATCTCTAAGAATCATATATAATAGATTGCGTTGAATACCAGTTTCTTTATATACCTTCTGAACGCTATAACCAGTGAGATACATAAGCCTACTAATCTCGTACATCATATCATTCTTTTCTTCATCTGTTAATAAATTTAACAGAGCTAATTCATAAGAAGAGAAATCGTTATATAAAGAACCAAATGATAAACCCTTAAAGAATTTATCTAACTTTAAAAAATTATCGATAGATGGTACTCTAAAGTGACTACCAGTATTAGTATAATGATATAGAGATATTTCACTTATATCAATATCTTCAGCTAATTTTGAGTAATGATAATTTTTAGAAGCTGCGGCTAATTTCAATTTATCTGGTAGTAGATGTTCGAATTTTTCTCTTGTATCAGCAACATCTTTTCTAATCTTTTTAGTACATAAAGCTTTAGTTATTCTAACATGTGGCATAATTATTTCACCCTTTCATGAGTTATATAAATTTAATCATTTGCAATATATAGAATTTCTTCTGTTGTTGGTAATTATATCGGTAATATAATTACAGAAAGGTTTTTCTCGTAGGTAATGTAATAAGTAGTATAGTGTATATGAATGTATAATAGGTGTATTATTTCCAATCATATTATAAATCATCTTACGAAGTACTCCGGGACAAATACCAGTTTCTTCTGATATTTTAAACTCATCATAATCTGTAAGATGCATAAGTCCTATAATTTCTTCTATCATTTCCTGCTTCTCTTCGTATGTTAGAAGATTCATCAAAGCTAATTCATATGAAGAGAAATCTTTATATATGGGTTCGATGGATGCATCTTTCAGGAATTCATTTATCTTAACAAAATTCTCTATTCGTGAAATTTTAAATTGAGAATTTCTATACACATAATGATTCATAGTTTTTAGACTAATATCCATCATCTTAGCCAATCTAACATTACTACAATTTTTAGATGCGGCTAAAAATCGCAATCTTTCTGGTAATATAATACTAAGTCTTTCTCGTAATTCAGCTATATCATGTGTGATTTTATCGTTCAGTAATGCTGGAGGTAATCTATGATAACTCATTAATTATTTCACCCTTTCTGGTAATAGTCCATTATCTCTTAATGCTTTAAAATATCCATCTCTGAAACCTATTTCATATTCAGATAGTGTAGAAGAATCAGATTCTACCATACATTTTTCTTGTAACTTACGTCGTGTTTCAGTGAATATTTCGCGGACTTTCTTTTTATCTTTCTTATTATCATCATCTTGATTATCTGAGTCGACATCTTTTTGTATTGAAGAGTGTACTAATGATACCAACTTTTTCATATCTTTAGGTGGCTTACCTAACATCACAATACCGACATCTTCAACTTTTTCTTCTTCAATGCCATTATCTTTATTCTTCCTGAGTTTCTTATTAGCCGCATATCTGATACTATCTAATGGCTTTCTTCCCAGCAATACATCTATCTCATCATTAAATACTATATTGATTTTAGATATCAATGAAGCATCTAAAGATTCCTTAGTTTCCAATATTTCATCAACATCTCTAAATACATCTTCTAAATCTCTAACTTGTACATCTGGTATTGAAGAATCAACTACTCTTAATTTATCATTATAATTTATAGCAGTTTGAAATCTATATTTAGATACATTCAGATTTATTAGAGCATATATAACTGAAGCAGAAAGTTTTGTAGCATTAGTAATTTCATCGACACTTAAAGCGTTCTTATTCTTAAAATTTGTAATATTATCTGATACACGAGCGAATATGAGTATTTTCTCATATATAATAGCATACGCAGTTCTAATATCAGTTAGTTCTGGCAATGGTAAATTGAATTGCTTACTTATAGTAATTATTTCTTGTACTGATGGAATTCTTTTCTCATCAATAAATTCATCTATTATATTTACATTCATTCTCGAATATGCGAGCATATTTCGCAATTCATTTCTACTAACATTAGCTTTTATTTCCTTAAGACGGCTTGCTAATTTCTTTCTAAATACACTTAGTTGATGTAAATAATCTTTGTTTCTTGTCGTCATTGTAATTCTCCTTACATAAATAATTTAAACTTCTTTAATTAATATAAGTACGAACACATTATCGTACAAGCATATAATATATAGCTATTTAAAATATTAAAAGAAAGGAATATATAGATATGGAAACTACACTATTTGAACACGTATTAACTATGAGAGAAAGAGGAAATCTACCTGAGAGTGAATATGGGTTACCTAAAGTTAAGAAATATCCTCTTACAGATAAAGAACACGTATTGAAAGCTATTCAATATTTTGGTTCTTGTCCTGATAAGCAAATGCATATATTAGCTGCTAATATAAATAAGAAGATAAAGCAATTTAAGATGAATGTAAATGTATCTGAGACTAATAAATTCTACAAATACTATGTTCCGTATGATTCTACAGTAAAAGAAAACCTTTTAGTTGTCGAATCTATAGATACTACTGGAATAGAAGATTTAGTGCAAGAAACTTCTTTCCTATTAGATAATACTCAATTTAATGATTGGAGAGAAGCAAGACAATTAATTATTAAATACCTAAGATGGGTTAATTATATAATAAGTAGAGATAATTATATGGTTGATGCAGAATATTTTGCTAAAGAAGACATGTATATTGCTATATTTGATATACTACAAAGTTATTTAGATGATACACTTACTTTAGAAGAAAGAGTTGATTATTTAAATGCTATTATAACTCTTTTAAAACATAGTGATCCAGTTGATTATAAATACGCTTATTTAATAGTCAATACTATTAAAGCCAGACATAATGAATTAGATTATGAAACAAATCATGCACTTAATCAATTCGTAGATGAAAATTTAGAAAAGATGAAGAAGTATGATATTGATAAGATAGTATTCATATATGATTATGATCCTGATGTGTGTAAAGATGTAATAAGCAAATTCGGTGATAAGATGGTTTTATTGACTCAGTATTATCTGGGCAATAAGAATCCATATTCTATTCAAAAATATATTATAGAAGTAGCATATACAGTTTATGATGATATTGAGCATAAATTAGATGTATATGATTCTAATAAAAATTGTATTACAAATAAATTCAATAACATTCAAATACAGGTATTATCTGAATTGATATGTTATCCAAAGGAATGTGACGATATACTTGATAAGAATAATATTAATCTGAATATGGATGAATTGTACTTGGATAGAGTATCTGAAAGATTTAATATAATAAAGGTTAATCTCAAAGATACTATTATACCGAGATTACCAGATGAGATTATTCCAGATGTCACACCTGTAGTGGCTCTTAAAATGGAGCCAGAAAATAACATTTGTATGCTCGTCGGAATTCACCGAAACAAGACACTTGTCTGGGTTAAAATAAATACTTCGGCAGATGGTACTCTACAAATCTTTGCTATTGAACCTATTGATTTAGGGTTGGGAATGGTAGATTTGAAGGAGAAATCACTTACTGAGGGGTTGACTATAAATCCAGATGGTTCAGTAAGGTTTACTTTAAAACCTAATAAGTCGTATATTGATGAATATTCCGAAGTTCATAAATTAATTGTGGAAAACTCTAATAACCGAAACTATGAAGCTGTAAAAGATAACTTATGTTTCTTATTTACACTCATAGCAACTATAGAAAGAGAGGTCTTATATAGTAAAAAGAAAATAAATGAAGATGTTAGAAAGGATGCCTTGGATGCAAGAGCATTAGCAATTAATGATTTCAAGACATACCTAAAAAAATTACAAAAAGTCGACAGAAATTTCGATTTCACAAGCTACTATGAAAGAAGTAACCATGGTAAATTAGTTGTGAATATCACCCCGGATACAATTAAGGGGATTAAAAAATTATTCAATATAATTTTACTTGGGTAAATTATCATCTATTTTAAAATTCACCCACGGTCGACTCCAAACCTAATAGTAAAGGAGAGTTTAAATGTTCAAATTTAAACAGAGCGTCCTGACGTTGATTATAGTATCATTGATTTTTATGATACTGACGAATCTGTCTGAAAGTCGCTCGGAAGCTGAAAATATTAAGCAACAGGTCACCGTAACAACTACTGATACTTTAAATACAGAAAAAGAAAGAAACAATTTCAAAGCTATTTCTGCTAAAGTAGACAAACTAAAAGAAGCTATTGAAAAAGTACCACCTGCTACTAAGAAATTCATCGTTGGTGCTAATAAAGCTATCGTAGAAGAAAAGAAACAATTTGGAGTTGTAACAACTTCATTATTAAATGTAAGAAAAAGCCCAGAGATTAAGGGTAATAACATAATCGGTGGGTTTGAAATGGGAACAGAATTCCTAATTGAAGATAAAAAGAATGGTTGGCTAAAGACTGAAAAAGGTTGGATATATAGCCAATATACTAAGAGTGTAGCCAGAGATAAAACTAAGGTAAAGAAGAATAAGAAGATATATTTACCTTATGAAGATTTAATAATTGATATCAATGGTCCAGCTTCTACTAATATTAATATAAGTAGATTGGACAAACCATCTGGAATGACGTTAGAACAGATGGAGCATCTTATAGACCAATTTGAATTAATTGGTATTAAGAATAGTAGATTTAAAGGAACTGCTAAAGACTTACTCATAGCTGAAAAGAAATATAATGTGAATGCTCTATTCATTCTATCTATAGGCATTCATGAATCATATTATGGCACTTCATCTTTAGCAAGAAATAAGAATAACCTATTTGGATTAATGGGTGGTACTAAAACTGGGTTATATTACTCATCACTTAAAGAATGCATTGATTATGAATTTAGATTGATGCGTAATGAATATATAAACCGTGGTCTTACTACCGTATCAAAGATTTCATATAAATATTGTAACCCACCGCAACACTGGGCGGTATCAATATCAAATTTAATGGTTAAATCACAAGCTAAAGCAGTAAAGTATGCTGTAGCTAAGAATAAAGTACAAGCAGTACAAGTTGCAAAGAAGTAGAAAACTTCTACTAAATAATTATTTAGTAGAAAGGGACGATTTAATATGATCCCTTTCTACTTTTTACATATTTAATAAATAATAATCATATATACAAAAAAATAATGGAGAGAGTGTGATGACTCTCTCCATCGATTGAAGAAGACTATCTGATTCTTTTGAAATCAATATTATATTCAATCATTTTTACACCAGATGGTACTGGTGTCATCTTGCGAATGAAATTATTTGCATTACTCTTATTCATAATAAATGAAATCGGGTTTTTGAAACTGATTTCATATACGGGTTCCCGTATACAAGAGCTTGATTGCTCATACAATTCAACTCCTTTCATAGTAAGATTAAGAAGTATCGTTAGTACTTCTCGTCTATATAATTGAAATATATGAAAATACTATGAAAGGTAAAAAAAAATAAGGGAAGCCACAACTTCCCTTATTAAAATCTTAAAGACGTTCTATAGTGAGATTATCTTTTAAGATTTTTATACCACCCGGTAGTGGTAATAGGCGTTTGATATATTTATCAATATTACCGCCATTCATGACGTACGTCATCGGATTATTGAACCCAACTTTTATATTGGGTTCACCAACAACTAATGCATGGTTGCTCATACGAGCACCTCCTTTCATAGTAAGATTATGAAGTAATTGTGCTACTTCATATCTATATAATATATAATTGAAATATATGAAAATACTATGAAAGGATACTTACATATTTGATAACTGATTGAGTATATTTATGCTTAATCAGTTCTATTATTTTTTAATAGCATAAATACAGAAAGGTAACGTTATATCAAATATATTGATATTTAAAATAGAAATATATTATATAAACGATACATGGGCTTCAACTTATATAAATAAAGATTATCTAACGGGATGGGTAATCGAATATTTATTATATGATTCTATTAATATAAAACCCTTAGAGTTATAGAATCACGGTCCGAGTGGGAATAGTGAGAGAGTGAGTAAAACTACCACAATATAAAATATATTATTCAATTTAAGGAGGCACCCACTATGGGAAATTTCAACAATAAGGGCAAGACTGGCAACCAAAACAAAGATATTACTTTTGTAGGTAATATTCTAAATACTAATGTGGTTGTTGCAGCGTCCGCAGTAACATGCAACATGACTAACGAAAACGTCGAAAATTATATACTGGATAATCTACTTCCAGCTTTCGGCGTTAATACTGATGGGATGTCATTGCTCTTGATATCCGAATATGTTGCAAGCTATAAAGCTAACATCCTAATCCCTACATTATTAATTGATTATAATAATAAGGAAATACTAAAGGGTGGAAAGAATGGTAATGACGAAGATGATTTCGCAATACCACTATTCAATAAGAATAAGATAAGAATATCTGAAAATCTGAGAAGAGCTTTAGCTTCTATAACAGATGAAAGAATACCTTACCAAACAGCTAAAGAAAAAGGTGAAAAATACGTATTCATTACATTGAGTATGAACGAAATACTAAAAGACATGCTTAACGCAGATGGCGTAAACTATGTTATAGGTATTGCCGGAGTCAAGAAAGTTAAAGGAGAAAAAGGACAAAAATCAATGATGTCCTTCAGGGTAACCAAATTGGCTGCGACAAGAAAGAATAAGAAGAAAGAACTTGCTCTTTCTGATAGAAGCCTTGAGAGAGTTGCTGAGCATATAGCAAATATTATCTCAAGAAAAAATAAGTAATATCAACCACAATGGAAAAGATATAGTCTATATTTATAGACTATATCTTTTTTTAATACGAGTAAGGAGATTTGTGATATGAAGAAGATAAATTTGCCTTCTCCTATTATAAAAGAGAACTATAATAAATATGATAAGGATAATATAGTTATTAAATCTACTATAGAAAAGATATCTGTTAGAGATACTATTAAAGATATCATTAAAGATATGGAAGAAGATATGAGTAAAGAAGGTGTGTAAGTGTTTGATTCACTATTTAATATGTATAAAATACGTTATGTTGATATGAATAAGTTATTGATTAATAACTGTAAAGAATTAAAAGCTAATTCTACATTCAATGTATTCATTAACTTAGAGATGATCATAAGAAAGATGACTAATAAGAATATCTTAGATTATATGAATACTTCCAGAGTGGATAAGTATAAGGATGTGATAGCTCAAGTAATAAACTTAGTAGCTCACTATAGAAGATTCTTTACATCCAGTAAGCATAAGAGTTATATCTACTTATATATGGGATACCCATTCATTAATAAATATGATAATAACTTCTATATGGATTATAGAGAATCTTATATAAATAGATTTGCTAAAGCTACTAATGCTACTTATTTAACTCAAACTCTTAATAATAGTTTACCTATAGTTAAGATGATGAGTGAATACTTAGATGGTATATATTTCTTAAATAGTAATGTGATAGAACCATCGTTAATACCTTATATAATACATGATAAGTTTAAAAGAGCAGATATTAATCTTGTTATCACTAATGATATATATGATTTCCAATATGCTAAGATAGATACATTCTATCCTATTAGAATAAGTAAAGGATATCATTATATAGTAACTAAAGAAAACTGTATAGAGAAATTAAAGTTAGAAGAGAAAATATATAATTCTAATATTAATAAAGTTACAGTAAATCAGCTACCATTTATATTATCAGTCGTAGGAGATAATAAGAGAGATATTAAAAAGATACCTAAGATAGGATTATCTACTATACTTAAAGTAATACAAGAAGGTGTTGAAGAGAATAAGATAAATGAGAATACTGATAATATAAATCTCTTATGTGATTTACTACCTAAGAATCTTATAGACAAAGTAATTACCAATTACTTAGTAACAGACTTAGGGGCACAATATGAGAATCATAAGAATGAGTATTATAATTATCTTGTACATGATATCGTAGACAGATTTGATAATGCTTCTTTAATGGAAATATCTAATAAGTACTTTATAGATACACCATTAATGATAGAAGAGCTTAATAATTATAATAATGATAAAAGGTGGTAGCATATTATGAAGAGATTAATAATATTTCTATTATCCGTAGCAGGTCTATATCTTCTCTATGAATATAAATGTAGAGATGATGAATACTATGATAATATAGAAGATATATTTGATAGATTGGAAAGCTATGATTTCTATTAATTAAGACACTATAATAAGTTAAAACTAAATATTATAGGTAGGTGATAATAATAAATCATGGCTGAGAAAAAGAAAACTATACTTACAGAAGATATGCTCTTCTATAGGTATATAATAAAGGAATTTAATATAACTATACCCGGAGAAGCTAAGCCTATTAAAGTCTTACCTATGCAGATAGAATCATTCTTTATAGAAAGAAATTACTTTGAAGAATATTTTCCTATCTTCAGTATAAGACTTAGGTTACCTGCTCCGGTATTATTTAAAGTAGTAGAAAATAAGACTAAAGTTAATTTCCAAGTTAGGTTACAGAAGAAACCTATGGATATTAATAAGAAGATTGGCAATATGCCACCTAAAGATGTCTTTAATAAGAAATTTGCTATCTATATAGATGACAATAATCCTTTCTTTACTGAGAAAGAATTTGAGACATCTCATGGTGCTGGACCAACTAAAGCATTAGCAGACCAATCATTTACTCCTAAAGATTATGCTATGCCTATAGATTTCTATCTATTTCCTGAGAAAGAATTATTAGGTAGTAAGAAGATAGTTAATCTAATCTTTGGTGCTGTTAATATGACAGATGCTGTAGCATATACTATAGGCACTGGTGGTATTAACAATGTCATTATGGGTAAGATGGATAATAATGAAACCTATGGGCAAGTAATATTACCAGCACTTAATGTAATAGATACTATAGAATACTTAGAAGAAGTATATGGTTTCTATAATGATGGTTCATTATTATTCTTTGATTTAGATAGAAATTATCTAATACCGAGTAATGAGAAATGTGTAGCATGGGCTCCACAAGAATACAAAGAAACTGTTATAGTAAGTAAGAATAGAAATAACCAATCTAAGATACAAACAGGTTCTTTAGATTATAAGAAAGAAAAGAAATTCCTTATAAATATAGATAGTGAAATGATAGAAGTTAAGAATCGAAGCGGTAGTAATGACCAAATCATAGGTTCTAATATCACTACTATAGATACAAGGAAAGATAATAAAGTTGATGCTAAAGTAGAAGCTGAGAAAAGAGGAACTGGTAGTTCTAAGATGATATATAATAAATATAGTAATAAGTTTACTCAGAAAGCTATGATACGTCAACGTAATGCAGAGAATATTAAGATTAATATAACTGCTAATAACTTTGATATAGATATCTTTAAGCCTAATAAATCTTTTAAGTTTATATTTGAAGATGGTTCTCCTAATAAGAAACTTGGTGGAGCTTATCAATTAGAAAGTCAAATATTAACTTTTACAAGAAGTGAAGGGCATGACTATAGTGTAAAAGCAGCTATAGTATTTAAGAAATAATATAGAAAGGAGATAGATATATGAAGGATTTTAATATAGGCGATATAGTAAGATTTAGACATAACTTTAGACCAGTTAAGACTCAATCTTTTATAAAGCAACAAGTATTACTAAGCTTTGAATTCTTTATGAAATTCATATATAAAGAAGATATACTTCATAATGACTTACCAGAATATAAGATAGAGAAAGTATTTCAATTATTTCATGAGGGAATGGTTGAAAGAAGAATAGATAAGATTATCTTCAGAAATGGTAAAGATGAAGATACTGAAGTATTATCTTTCTTATATGATGATATGGGTTATCCTATGAGAGTGGAAGGAGCTATGTTAAATATTACTATATTTAGACATTTCTTCTCTGCTAATAATAAGATAGTATACTATATCTATGATCATCACACTAAAGAAAAGTTACATCTTCTTGAGGTAGTGAAGAAAGATAGAATCTATGATATAAAAGTATACTTCGGAGTAGGTGCTGATAAAGTAAGACATTATCAAATCAAAGAAGAAGTACTTAATGATATAGGATATATCAAGAGTCTTAAGACTATAGAAGATGATGAAGTAGTGAATGAAATATCTTATAGAATAGAAGAAAATAAGTATGGTGATATATTCATCTATACTAAAGATAGAAATACAAGAATTACATCTAAAGAATTATTAGATTATGCTTTAGATGGCTCAGGATATTTTGTACATTCTGGTATGACATTCACATTTACTCATTTCGATTCATATGGTTATCCATATAAAGCAAAGAGAATAGATGAGAATAGGTCAGATGAATATGATATATTCATGACATCTGAGCATTACTATACTGATAAATATCCTATGGGAGAAAAACTAATTAAATCTTTCCGTTCAGTAATAGACCCTACTATAGAATATATAGTATTAAGGAATATTGATAATGGTAAATACTTCAGTAAGCAAGTATCTTATCTCATAAACGGACAGGTGGAAATGTATTATCCAACATTCCAATTTAATTCTTGGAGAGAAGTAATATCAGAAACTCATACAAGTGATTTTAAATATCTATATGAATTTAAGATGACTGATGAAGATATTACTATAGAAAGAATCAAAGAACTTGGTGGATTAAATGAAGATTATAATAAGTCTTATCATAAGATTGATAGATATGGCCATACTATTAAGAAAGTAAGATTACTTGGAGATAGAATGTCTGTATATGAAGAAGATATAGAAAAGGATATGGTACAAATATGAAAATAAATTGTAAATTTGAAAGTAAATATGGAAATGTAATGGACTTAAGACCACAAACTGCGGGCAGTGCAGGATTAGACTTGATAGCAGATATAGAGAAAAATATTACTATATATCCTAAAGATAGTAAAGTAATTCCTACAGGTTTTTATGTAGAGATACCTAAAAGATATGTGGGATTAGTATTTATAAGAAGTTCTATAGGATTTAAACATGATACTTGCTTGGCTAATAATGTAGGTGTTATAGATAGTGACTATAGAGGTGAAATAAAACTTAAAGTTATTAATCATAATCAATTCAGTGGTATTTTTATTGAGAAAGGTGAAAGAATAGCTCAATTGGTTATAGTACCATACCTACAAGCCGAATATGTATTACAAGATTCATTAGATGATACTGATAGAGGTGAAGGTGGATTTGGTAGTACAGGTAAGAATAGATGGGAAGTGATACGATGAATAATGATAAAATAAGTAATATTGATAAAAGAGCAGCATATATGCGTCATCAAGCTGAAGAAGATAATGATACTAAAGTAAAATCATCAGCATTGAATAGTGTTAAAATATTCAATAATCTATCTGGTGAACCTAATGGTCCCAATAAATATAGTTCAGGTGCAAAAACTACTTTTGATATGGAACAAGAACCTGTATATATAACACATATTACTACTGCTAAAGATGTAAATGGGGTATATGATAAATTAAAAACCAAAATGATTAAGGAATTCAAAGATAGTCTTAAAACCAATGAATAAATATAATTTGAGATAAGATATTAATTAATATCTTATCTCGGTTATTTTTTTAATATGAATTTATATCCCATGGTGGAATTTCATTGAAGATATTATCTCCAACTGATTTATTTCTCATCTGCCAAGGGAATGTTATTGGGTGAACTTTGTCCCAGTCATCTTCACCAACAATTACTATTGGGAAAGCCTTAATCGGTTTACCATCAGCTTTAATTCTATTTCTAAAGTCAAATGTGTATTTTACTGTAGTTTTCTCATAAGTGGTATTTTCATTTAAAACGCCCATCATCATTTTCCATTCCAAGGTTACTCCATCAGAAGTCTTTGGTGCTATTGTCCTGTTATCATTAGGAAATAATGAATATTCTTTAGATGAAGTCCAAGGATGATTGGTGACACCATTACGTGAAACTATATATGGGTTTATATAATCGGCAATATATGGTGTTGTTGGTGCTGCTGTAATATGCACATCCATCATCATATTCTTATATTCTTTAGCACCACTTGTTCCTCTATCTCTATATGGATTACACGCTAAATATATTGGTCTATATTCCCATTCGAAATGTACCTTTTCACCATAAGCTGCTTCATTTGTATTAAAGACTGTCCAGAATTTAGCCGCAGATAAGCTCTTATTATCAATTGATGAGTTATCTATAATATACAAATTAAGTTGCCACTGATATCTTGAATTACTTGCATATCCATGGAGATTTATATCGAAAGGTGTTGTATTTAAATCAGCCCAAGCAGATAACTCATTATTCAATGAGAAATAATATGATAAATACGTGCTATCATAAGACCATCGACTGTCATGGACCCCAGCTCGTTGTAAGTTCTGATGAGTTGGTCTAACTTGACGTAGTAAGAATAATACATATACTGCATCACCAGTATTACGTAAATCAAACTCATAATCAAAATAAGATCTCATTTGGGGTACACCATTCAATGCTTCGCCCGAAACAGCTAAATCCGGACCAACACGCCCAGATTTAACTTTCCTTATGACATTATTATGGTTTACATATATTTCTTTAGCTTCTCGTATTACTCCATTGACGTTAGTAAATACTCCCATAGAGTATCACCCCATTTCTTACATCTTGAAGCCTTGTTTAGCCATGAATTCTTTCATCATTTCCAATTGCATTTCTGTATGAGTAAGCTGCCCAATCTTAACTTTATTTACTTCCTCAGTAGTACTTTCTGTTGGTACACCAGTAAGGCTATGTGTTTCTTTCACTTCATTTACTGAACTGATGTATATAGTATACCATTGTCCTATTTGAGTAGTTATTTCTTTCTCTACTTCTTTCATTTCTTTCTTCTTTTCTTTAGTTTGCTCATCTATTTCTTCAGTTTCTACCAACTCTTGGACTTTCCTTACTTCTTTAGTAGTAAGAACCTTAGTCTTAGAAGAATCTTTAAAGATTTCTTGTATCTTATTTAGGTCTGCCACTTTAGGATCAATTTCTATAGTAAGTACATCTCTATTGAATCCTTGTACGTATTCAGGGTTACCGAAGATATTTTTGATTTCCATTTCTGTATTATCAGCGAATATTAGTTTCATAATTCTTTTAATTCCTTTCTTAATTTAAATTAGTTTTTAATAAAGTTGTAGGTAGATTTCACCATTAGCTATAGTTGCTGTAGTTGGTGATTGTACACCAACTTTAACTTTTGCCAATGTAGTTACATCTATTGAACGTACTTTAGATATAATATCATCTATGTTTTGACCTTTATATAAATCAGTAGTTCGAGCTTTTCTTGCTTCTACTGCCTCATCTGCCAAATCAGCTACTTGTGCTCTTGTATTTTCTTTTGGATATAGCTTGATACTATCTTTCGATGCGGATACTCCAAGGTAGTATGACGGTGCTTCATTAGTACCAACGTTATTGGATTTTAATTGTAGTGATTTACTGATATCACCACAATATAGGCCCAGAGATAATGCTGTTACTGTATGAGCATTTATAGCTTTAAGATTTACAAACCCAACTGCTCTATCATTAAAATTCATAGCAGCATTTTCAGTATATGATGTCCCCAAGTAATCTCTATCTGTACTATATGTGCTTAGGTATTTAGCAAGTTCGGCCCTCTTAACTTCACCATCAACAATAGCTCTATCTTTCTCATCAACTTCCTCTTTAGAATAATATCTTCTATTCAATTCAGTTATATTGAGATGATTATCAGCCTCAAGATTTTTAATCTTAAGGTCGCTATAAACATTCTTACCATCCATAAGATGGTATTTAGTGACTTTATTAAGAGTATTATTTTGGTTAATGTAAACGTTTCCATCACCATTATAATCTCTTAAGAAATTCATCTTATTACCACCGTATGGTTTAAGATTAGATTCCAAGTTATTACTTATTTTGGTTTCCATCTGCATTATCTTATCTTTAAGAGTAGTAGCACCATCCAAATCATACAAGACTTTATCAGCAGTTGTTAATATAGAGGTTCCAACATATTTATTAGTTGTCTTATTCAATATATAAATTAATGAAGGATCTACTTTAGCCATAGATTTCAGGTTCCTCCTTTCTTACCTTTATTTTATGGTATTTTCTTACTTTAACTTAGTGTTTTTTAGGACATCTGGAGAATTCGTATTTTCAATACTTTCATCTATATATAATAGATATGTAATAGAAAGGGGTGATTTTCATTACCTTTAAAGAAATGAGGTGGATAGTATGGATTTCGAATTCAGCATCGGCGAATAGCATATTCTGTCCACCTTAAAAAATGAAGTGGTAGATATACTAATTAGTATATCTACCGAAACATTAATACTCAGATTATTTTTTTTTTATCTTTTTGGAGTACCATCTGTGTAGTATGACATTAAATATTGCCATCCATACTTAGTATTATTCAATGTACCCCTCTTAGGTTTTTCCATAGTAGCTTTATAGATATCCCAAGTCCCTTCATCCTCATTAAACCAAGCTACTTCTGTATTGATAGGATAATCTTGTAATGGGTCATACTCATATTGAGTTATAGAAGAAGGTTTTGAGCCCTTCTGCCATTTTAATTTAGCTTCTTCATCACTGTTTGGAGTTCTCCATTTAGTTTTATCTAAAGAACCTTTACTCATATGAGGAGTCGTGCAGACATAAACTTGTACAAAGTTATTATCTACGTCTTTAAGTACACATTTCATTCCATTCGACCATTTAGAAACTGTTGCTTTATTATATAGATAATGACTTCTTGTTCTATCATCATACATATTTTCCCATTCGCTTATAGAATATTTACCATAAGTTGGTCTTTCTACTGGTGGGTCAGGATGATGTGGGTCCTGAGGTGTCTCTTCTTCACCTTGATTTGGGTCTTCATCATATGGATCATAAGTCCCACCATTACCAATCCTATAATTATTCATATTCAATATAACTTTACCACCATCAGGAGTATCTTCTTCAACCATATACCCATCTCTAACTAATTGACGTATAGTTTCTATATTTTCTCTATAAGTATTTAGAATAGGTCCTAATATTCCACCTAATGGTAATAAGTAGTTATTAGATAATATCTTTATTTTTTTACTTCTTAAGTATTGCATTTCTCTTGGCATTTCTATGCCTCCTTTCACCAAATAAAAAGTCCCATAGATATCTAATGATACCTATGGAATTTTATTTAAAGAATATGAACTATCTTTTGTTCTTTTTCTTTCCATCTGCTGTAGATGGACTTTCTATATCTTCTTCAGCAGTTTCAGCAGCTGGTTCTGATACAACTTCACCTGATGGTGTTTCAGGTTGAGTCGGAGCTTCTTGAGCTTGTTCTTCTGTAGTTTCACTTACAGTCTTAGGAGCTTCTGTTGGAGTTTGTTCTGGAACTTGAGCTTGTGGTTCTTTATTGATATCTACTTCATCATAAGTTCCACCATTTTCTTTGTCATAGTTTTGAATGTCAAGAGGTATTTCACTTCCATCTGGAGTAAGTTCTATAACCCTAACACCATCTCTAACCATAGCAAATATAGTTTCTATATTTTCTCTATAGTAACTTAGTATAGGTCCATGTATGCCACCAAGTGCTGCTATAGGACCAGCTTCAAGCACTCTTATTTTTTTACTTTTTAGCATTTTTCTATTATCCTTTCTTAAATTATATTGCAGTGAATGCTTCTGTTATTGAATCCATTTCTTCTTCTGAATATTCTGTAGTATCATCTTCCTCAGATTCAGGTAGGTTTGCAACCAATGATGCTACTTGAGGATCATCTTCTGGAGCATCTTCAGTATCTGGATCAACTTCCATAGGAGCAGATTCTTCTTCAGCTAAAAGAGCATCCTTAACTTCATCAGGAGTTTCATTAACAGCTTCAAATACAACATCAGAAGCATATCTTTCTTTCACTTGTTCTTTCAAAGAATTAAGCATATATTTTCCATCCTTTCTTTTTATTATATTAAAGGTTAATCTTACTTTGTTGTTTTAATCTATAACTTCTTCTTTACGCATATACTCTTTATATATTTGGGTAAGAATATAAAGAAGTATTGGAATACCTACGAAAGTATCCCAATTGTAGTCTAAGAATTCTATAGCTCTTAATTTCTCTACATTGATATTCTTAATATCAAGTATCTTACCTTTAAGATAATCTGATATAATCTTCTTATCTATAGGTAATTCAGGTTTCTTAGTAAGTTCATACTCAGAATTATCATAATCTACATCTTCAGATGATAATTCATGTATAGTGCTCTTCTTATCTTCACCTTTATCACCAATATCTTCAGAAGATAAATCAGTATACTTATCTTTCTTAGTATTATAATTTATTTTATCTGGTATTTCTATATCATCTGGACTATAATCTTTATAAGTCTTCTTGATACTATCATTATCTGGATAAGTTTCATCTATATCATCAGGAGATATATCAAAATAATCATCCAAATTAGCATTCTTCTTAGGATTTGGTTTTAAGAAGTCATTAGTGGTATTAGTAGGTTTAGTATTATTATAAATCTGCTTATTAAATGAATCAGCAGGTCCCGGTGGACCATAGGTATATATACTAAATGGAGTAGAGTTTTGAGATGGTAGTGAAGAATCATAAGTTTGTCTCATAAACCTTGGATTCTCATCTTTCTTTATTTCCAAATCAACTTGAGTCAATTTAGCTTTATCTAATTCATTAAATAACTTACCGGGTAGATACCATTGTCCTACATTCTTATTCATAAGTTGGACACTATAGATATTCTTATCATTATACATAGAGAATATTGATATAGGGTCTTTAATATTAACAAGAATAAACGGAGCATCTTTAATATCTTTATATCTACCAAGTTCTAATAGTCTATATAATGACCTACTGTAATCAGTTATAAAGAATCTATCAAAATCTACTTCACTTAGTAGAGTACTTATATAATCATACTTCTTAGCAAAGATATGATTATTATTAATAAATCTTGTCATATATCTATCATAGATATTTCTACCAGCTTCATCATTATATAGTAAGACATTATAATCATCGTGATAGAATAACTTAAGATACATATCAGTTATTACATCATATGCTTCATTAAGTATCTGAATACTTACATAATCACTTTCTTCTATGATACATTTCTCATCAGTACCTATATTACGTTGAATACAGATAAATCTATTAACAGTTTGACTCTCTAAGTCTTCAAATGAATCTTTATTATTAACTGATTTAATAGAGAAATTAATCTTATAATAATTATAAGACTTAACTGTATCAAATGATATTTCATTTACTCTAAATACAAACTTATTCCCAAGATATTTAATAAAAAAATAATCTCCGGGATAAGGTATTACTGTATTAGGTAATAAAGTACCATCTGCTTGGAATGAAGTAGTCAATCCTTCATCAGCATCTTCTAAGTCCAATAAGATATTTGAATCTATATAAATAGGTAAACCATCTATTCTATTAAAACGAGTAGGTGAGTGAGTACCCAAATCTCTTTCTGCTGTATACAATCCTTCATCAACTGTACTCTCAGGCTCATTGATGTTATAATATACTACAGGTTGAGCATTCTTATCTTGGTAAATTACATAATGACTATTTAATTTCTTCTCAAACTCAAACGCATGTTGGGTTGTATATTGAGCATCATCCAATAATCTTGCCAAGTGTAATCCCCCTTTCTTTAGTGATTTAAATTTATTTTTTCCTTAATTAGTTGTGATTACAAAAAAATAGCCAATCTCAATTACTTCTTGAGATTGGCTTTGTATATACTTATCATATGCTTTGGAACACCAAAGTCTTTACTTAAGCTATTATAGTATACATTGAATTCTCTTATAAGTGGTTTTACTCTCTCATATAATCTTAGATATTTAGTCGGAGATTTATCACCATCACTATAAATATTCACTATAACATCTCCAACTATACCTTTTCTTATATAGTACTCTAATACTGAGGTATAATTAGAACTTGCTACTGAAGCATATATATTATTAGTAGCTTCTTGGTTTCTTACATTAAAGAATACTCCTAATATATCATATATACCTTCTGCCATATTAATAGTAATAGTTTCATCTGTTATTATATCTATCTTATTAGGGATAGTATAAAACTTATAAGATGGAATCTTAGGTTGCAAATTATACTTAATATGCTTATACGTCCTGTCATCCTTAATATTTCTAAACACTATACAGTCATTCATGGAAGTGAGAAATCCTGTATATTGTCTTTCAATAGCTACTGCCACATTAGTATCACAAGTTATTTCTTCTATATTATTATCTAATAAGAATCTGGATATATTTAATATTCCTTTAAGAGCTTGGATATCTTCATAAGATAAAGATACACCTAATCTATTTTCAACATATCTTTTCTTCTTATAAGCACCTTCATCATTATTACTATATAAAGGAATCTTGTAATCTAATTTATTCAGTAACTTTATAAATTTCTTTTCTTTCTTAATAACTTCTTTATTAAGATTAATTAGTCCTGCATTTATATGCAAATCAGACTTATTAAAAGCTCTCATTATAGTTGCTGTCACATACCCTGAGGCATTACAATTGAAGCAATTATATCCTATAGGTTCATCATTATCGAAGTTGAATTGTATATAGAACCTTTTCTTATTAGGGTCTTTATGTGAATCCCCACATAATGGACATCTTGTCTTATACCAACCACTGGAAGCTGGTACTAATCTATCTTTAAGTGTATTATAGACCTCTCTCTTAATATCGGACATATAAAAACTACCTGTCTTTCATTGTGATTTTTTTCTTGCTTGTTAATATATAGTTTTCAGACACCTCTAATTATATTATTCAATGACGTGTCTCCACCATTTTCATTAAGGTAAGTAGATATTATCTTGGCTTTTGTTAAATTATGCACTTCATCTTCATTAATCATATTCTCAACAAAGAAACCATCTTTAACATCAGTAAGTTTATAATACTGAGTGAGTACTGGTGATGTTAAATCTACTACACCAACTATTATTCTTTCTGGAGTAGAATACTTCTCTTGTAATATCTTTATTATATGCTTAGCAGTATTCTTATCCATAACATTTGCTTCTATACAAAGAGCATAATCATAATTAGGGTCATGATTTAATTTGCCTATACCAATCTTAGTGTAATTCATATTAGTACCTTCTTTCTTTAATATAAATAATATATCCAATATACCTATAATAAGGTATATTGGATAATTGTCAATCTAAATAAACCATAATAGATTCAATATATCATTAGCTAATTCATATTTATCATATTCAATCAATTCTCCATTAAGTTCTTGATCTTCATATTCACAATATAAGAATCCACTATTGATTATATTAGATATCATATTTAATATAGTTTCTTCACTATTGATATATTTCAATACAGAGAATTTTTCATTAATAATATTTCTCCAAGTATTAGAATCTTTAATATCTTGGATAAACTTATTATTCTGGATAGTTCTTGTATTAAGTTTAGTTATCTTATTTCCTGTTAAGATATAAGGTAATATATCAAATCCTCTATCTATAAGATTCTTCTTTAAGATAACAAATAGTTTCATATAATCTCTTCTGGTAGCTAATGATAAATCATTAAAACCACCGAATGATTTAGCAAAGACATAGTTAATTAACTCTGCTTGCATATTATCTATCTTGAAGTTATCTATATACCAATCAATCTCATCTTTAGTATAAGATACATTGAGTTCTTTCTTAAGTTTCTTGATGGTAAGTTTAATATTCTCTTTAGTAATGATAATAAATGATTCATCTACTTTGCGAGATGCCATTTCAAACTTATCCTTACCAGACATATTACCACCATTAGTATCAGTCTTAATCTCTTTCAAGTCCGTCTTGAAATCTGTCTTATTATAATATCTTAATTGCTTCTTTAATATAACAGCATTGAAATTTACTATAGACTTATTAAAAGTATACTTGAAGACATTATCTGATATTAATTTTTCTTTCACTAAATTCTCTATTGCTATATCTCTACCTACTCCAAATATCTCTTGCTGTTGCCACATATACTTATTATTAGCAGCATTGGCATTATAGTTAGCTAAAGCAGTTATATAGATTTTATTCCATATATTGATATTTGGTGGCGGTATAATAGTAAATAAAGGTTCATAGAATGGATATATCTGTATCTTAGATATAGTTTCTTTATCCTTATGCTTACCTATATAATGGTATATTACCGGTGCTATTATCTTCATCATAAAAGATATAGACATCATAATCTTACCATGTTGATTTGTGAACTGTAGTGATTTTGGATACTCTTTCTTATCATTCTCATCTTGATTGAGATTAATAATATAATTAGCATCCGTCAATTTCTTTACTTTATCTATAATAGAATCTGTAAAGAATATGTGTTGCAATAGCCTATTAAAATGCTTAGGCTTCATTACTTTATGGTCTTTCTTATCTAAAATAGTTTTTATCTTTAGATAGGCTAATAATAGTTCATTATCATCGTCATAGTAATGAATGAAGTAGTTTACATAATGACATATTCCTTTATCAGCACTACCATCTTTACTATGGAATGTATCCAATCTATGAGCATAACAATCCCTATTAACATTGAATGTATTCAATGCTACATTGTATGGTATATTATATACTCTATGGAAATCTACTACCATAGTTTTTCCATCAGGTCTTACATATACTGGGTCATTTTCATCAGGTTCCCATAAATCTATATGGGGATATTCTTGATTATTATCAAGTGTTAAATCTTCTCTTACAGGAAGATATCTATCTGGATCTTCTTCCATATTAGATACCTTATTCAATAAATCCATACATTCACCTCATCTTTCAAATATATCTCACTCATATAATATATATGCTACTTTTTCTTTATCTTATTTATAGAACTTCCACGTTTATCTTTAGGTTTTATAGTATTTACCTTATGAGAAGATTTCTTTGCTATAGGTTTTATTACATCTTTAACTCTATCTATTATACCTTTCTTAGGAGCTAATCTTGCTTTCTCTATTTTAAGTCTCTTCTCTTCTTTTTTAATCTCATCCATTATTTGACTTAATTTTCTTATCTTATTACTAAAGAAAATAGGTAGATGTCTGTCTGCATGAGTTTGCATATAACCAGTCATACTAAGTAAGTTAGATTCAGTTATATGGTATATTGCAAAGAAGATAGTCTTATTATACATAAGAATCTCATGTGGGTTCCTTTGATAAGGTGGTCTACTATAGAATTCCTTATCTAATTTAGATTTCAGCTCTGGAATTATCATATTATACTGATTATATGCATATGCATAAGTATAAGCAAATCCCGGTGAATTACTAAATAATAAGAAGTTCCATTTCTTTACAGTTATAGATGGTTTATCACTATAGACTTCTATTACTACATCATAGTTATTCTCTCTTTCTGTTTCAGATGGGATAATAACATGATATAGAAAATTCATATCATTTCTCTTATATACATTAACTTCTATCTTATCTTTAAGCTTGTTATATCTCTCAATAAGATTAGCTTTAATGATAGCAGGATTTCCTGCCGTATTACCTTTACCGGCAGGATTATCCAAATATTCTATTAACGTTTGTTCCATATAATCACGTCCTTTATATAATATCTATTATAGTATTATTCGGCGTGACCATTACCTACAGATGGATTTATTGATACAAATAAGCTACTTGATAGTAGTAATGATACTACAGATATAGAAGCTTTAAGTATTTCTATATCAGTCCTACAAGAGTTAATTATTTCTGTAGAATATTCATCTTTTACTAAGTCATATATCTTATTTGATTTAAGTGATTCTTTTATTATCTCATCCACTTTATCAGTATCATTCTCATACTTATTAGATAATACTAAAGAATATACTGCTGTAGCAGAAGCCCCTATTAGAGAGCATACATGATAAATATCAGAATCTTGTTTTCCTTCATCTTTAAGTTTTCTTAGTATAGAATATACTGCTTGAGTAATAGCTAATGAACCACCTATATTATATCCATATACATAAGCAGATTCTGTAGCCTTAACAGCATCTTCCACTAAGTCAAGATTAGCTTGTCTTTCCAATGAAGTCATACCGCCAACTGAGATATTACCCATAGAGCATTTCAACTTAGAAACTCTTTGCTTAAGTTCATATTCTTTAACATCAAGTCTGTTAAGTTCTCTATTAGATTCTCTCATAGCTTCATAATCAGCTATAGCTTTCTTCATATGAATACCGTACAGATTTTCATTCTTGAAATCTAATCCTGAAGCAGTCATATCTTTCATATTTATAGATACAAATTTAGATTGACCTATGAAGTTATTAATATCGAATTCATGTACTTTGACTCCATCATATTCTTTTCCTTCTTTATCACATTCTTCTTTGTATTTATCTATTTCTACATATTTTTCATAATCCATTTCAGTTATAAGTTGACCGCCAGTAAGTATAGCAAAGTCACTGAAATAATCAGCCAATACATTATTTGCTGTAGATACATGAGTATATATTACATCAGATTCTCCATATGCATTGAATTTGATTTTAGTGTCATGAGCTATAGCCATCAAGTAATTTCTACTTATATAAGGAGCCATTACTATAAGCTTTCTATTCTCATTCCTTGCTATATTAAGAGCAGATTGTATCATAACCGGATAATATTTATTATTATCTATCTTATGGTCAAACATGATGTAGTAAGGGTCTTGTATATCACAATTACCTTCATCAGTAGTTATATAGATAGGATCTATAAGAGCAGCATTGAGTTTATATCCTTCTACTACTTCATAAGAGGTTTCAGCACCCTTAGCTTCTTTATAGTATATAGTAGGATTACCAGTTTTCTTATAGATATCTTGTATCATAGATGCTATAGCATCATTACCATTAGTAGATACATGAGCTAATTTATATATCTCATGCAAATCTCCATTCTTATCTACTTCAGTAGCATTCTCTTGGATTACTTGAGATATAAGATGAGCAGCTTCTATGAGTAAATCTTGTTTTTCTTTAGAACGAAGACTGTCAATTCTTTTATCTTTAACAAGATTCTTATATAGTACATTCGACATAGCTATTGATGATGATGAACCATCTCCAACAGTAGATACTACTGGTCCGGCTATTCTTATTAGCATACTAAGTATATTATTAAGAACCATTTCATCATCATTAAATCTAAGTCTTCTTAATAGTGACCAACCATCTTTAGTGATATGAGGTTCACCATATTCATCTATGATTACTTGAGAACCATATGGTCCTAATGTATTTATTATAGCATCAGATACCATACCAAATACTTTAAGTAATCTTTCTTTAAACTCTTCCTTACCAATGACATTCCATTGGTAAGTATCTTTCTTAGGTTCTAATGATTCATAACTTCTATCAGTTACTATTGTCTGCATTATTTTCTCCTTCTCTATTCTTATCAAATCTAAATGGTACAAATGTACCAAGTCTACAAATATAGTGTTGCATTATTGATATATAGTCTATAGCCAAATCTCCTTTATCATCAAGGTTATTCTTATAGCTTGCTATCATAATCTCTAACCATTTGATATTGGATAAAGCTGTACATAGACCAATATCAGATATTTCATCAGTAACGAAACTTGTTATCTCAGTATGCTCAGCCAAGAAATTCTCCAAAGAATTAAATACTAATTCTATCTTGGGATTATTATCAAAAGTAATCTTCACATCTTCAATAACTCGTATATCTCTTTCCGGATGAATAATATAAATCTTCTCTACCACTTTATCTGAACGTAATAATGTATTTAAACTATCTACGAATACAAGATTCTCACATTTAGCATAGAAATCAATGTATCTATTAATAATACCTCTACGATATCTATTATAATCTTGACCATCGAAAGGATTAATAGCTACATCAAGTAATATATTAGAGAATCTTTTATCATAGACAAATTCCCGAGTTATTTCCATATTATTATAATCAAGAACTTTTTCAAACATAGATTTCATAACTGGAGATTGTAACTTCTCCAGTATATGTAAATCTACACCTTTCAATACGTTCTCATATTTAACTAACATAATCTCAGGTCTTGTCATTACGTCAGGACTTCTTTTAACTTCCCTATCTACAGGTTTAGTTGTTTCACTATCGAGTCTTGCCATATTTTAATACCCCTATTCTTTAGAATAGTATATCATCTAATCCTTCCACTGTAGTCATCTCACCATTTTCTGATGGTGGTACTGGAGCAGAAGAAGAACTTCTTGAGAATATATCGGATGATTTACCTGTGTATCTCTTATAGTTATTAGCAGAATCTATAGGGGCTCCTAAGCTATTACCTATAGCTTCTACATTCTTACCAAGTCTTGCTGTATAGTATCTGTCATGATATCTTACTATATGAGCAGATGCACCGCATAATGCTTTAGCGGCATCTGGTAGTAGACTACTGAATAATTCAAATTCTGTATTATATACAAACTCCAATCCTGAATTACCTGTTGACATATCATAATCAGATACTACAGTATTTTCTATATTGAAGAAGTATATAAGTCCACTATCAGCTTTCTTAGTAGTTTCATTTATTCCTTTATAAATGGCTATGAATGGAGTAACTTTTTCTCCTATTGCTTCGCCATAATCAACTTTCTTAGTACCAACACAAATCAATCCAGAAGATACTGGTATACCTTTATTAACTTCTTCATTATTTTCCAAAGCTGGTTTAACTGAAGTCTTTATGATATAATCCAATACCATCATTTTCTCTGGTGACAGTGCAGTATTTAATTGTGTTTGATAATCGAAGAACTTTCCTTCTTTTCTCATATTAGGTTCCAATGCTGGTGAAATTTGTATAGCCATGAATTGATTCCACCATTTGATAATCAAAGTAGATTGAGCTAATGGATTAGTAGAATTCATAAATTGAATCCCATTAGTATTCGTACTTTTCTCACTTGAATTCTTATTGCTGTTATTTTGGTATTCCATAATCAGAAATCTCCTTTTACAAATTTAAAATTTTTCTTTTATAAAAAATAACAAGGGAATACAATGAAGCCCTTGTTATATAAAAGTTTTGTGGTTGATAAGTTATTATATAAACAACTTATATCTCAAGTATATTACTATATGTCGTCTTATTATTCTTAAGCTTACTTGGAGCTATAGCTAATGATTCTCTAACAGAGTTAAACTTATTAATATTATCACTTATAATAGTATCATAGTCTATAAAGTCTATTATCCATTCAGGAATTTCTTCCAATGATTTAGGTATTGCTATAGCATTAGGTAACTTATCTTTCATTACCCTATCCATAAGATATTTTTCTTCAATTATCTTATATTTATCCGGATATTTCTCCTGTAATAATTCTAATGATTTATCTTTATCAAGAGTTACTTTAACTACGTCTACTATCTCTGGTAATGATATCATATAATCTGGATAGAAATTATTCCAAGCCATTACTGCTAATAGATTCATAGTACTTAAAGGATTCTTATAACCTTCGGCTTCTTTAACGTTAGCAGGTATAGTAAAGTCTTTCTTACCATGAGATAAACTTTCTCTCATTATATCTTGGAATTCATCCAATCTATTTAATATTTTTGGTATAGATATTTCATCCGTAAATAATATCTCCTCTTTAGATAATTTATCAAAGTAGGCTCTTGTAGCTTCCCTTGTATTACCTTTAAGGAAGTCTATACCTTTAGCATCATATTTAGGTGGGTCAAATTCTCTACCCTCTCTGAGCAATTGAGTACTAATATATCTCTTCTTAGTAGCTGCCAATGCCATAGTTCCCATTAAGAATTCATTTTTCATATTAATCTTAGGGATATATTTTTCTAAGACATTTGCAGTTCTACAATACTTATCTAATGTAGTTTTTATCATATTAGTCATAAGGAATGCTTTAATAGAAACTGCTATGAATTTAGTATTAGCATCATCAGGTTTTCTTGCTTTAGAATATACATTATTTCTCATCCATTCAACCCATTGATTTATATATACCATACAGCTATCTGTATCACATAATATAACTGTACTTCTTTTATCATTCTTAAATCTAAGAATTCTATCAAAATAGAAACCATCTAAGAATACTACATCTTTAATCATAGTCCATAGAAGATTTAAATCATCTTTGGCATTCTCAGGTATCTTAGAAGCATTTCTATAGTAATCTATCCTACTAACTAATCTAACTAATAATGAATGAAATTCTTCCTGTCTTATTACTTCAAATATATTATTCACGTAATATATTCTATTAACTTCTTCTTGACTAAGATTCCTTATTACATCATAAATACATTCATAATCACTACGCATCTTACTATATAACCAATCATGTAATTGCTCCTTAGACACATCTTCTAATTTATATTTACTTACTGGATTATATGAAAGGCATATATTAATATAATTACATAAGTCATCCATATTGAGTAATCCAAAATCTCCAGCAACAAATCCTTCAAATGCTGTTTCTGCTGTAGAGATTAGAGATTGCCCAGTTGCTGTAACTGATACACCAGTATACTTATTATAGAATACTGCTACCTTAGATAGATTCGTACCATAGAAAGAGTTAGCCTTTCTCTTCTCCGATGATTGCATTGAATCAGCATAATAATAATCATAACTATCAGGTTCATAGAGTTCTAAAGTTCCTTTAATCTTCTTTCTTGTAATCATGAAATCATCAAGCATGACCGCATCAAGATTATCTTTTAAATTCTGATTAAGATAGAATACACCATACCCAGCACATATAGGTTTCTTATCTTCTATCCAATCTACCAATGTAGTAAGTTTAGTATTATAAGCAGTATGAGTATAATTATTATGCAATTCACACTCAGTATCTACTATATGTCTATTATATTCTTCAGTGACGAAGTCTAATATTTCTTCATCAGATATATCTGGATACATTCGCTTAAATGAAACAAATGCATCATTAATCCATTTATCCTTAAATACATTTTTTTTCATATAAATATTATCTCCTATTTAAATTTAAGATTTACATTAGTGTCGGATATAGAATAATATCTAACAAGGCTATAATATATTGCTATTTCATTATTCCGCCGAAACATAGAAGTAAATTAATCATTATAAAATAATAAAGAAGGAGGCAATTATATGTCTATAAGTTTGATGAATGATTATGGTATAGTAGCTGAAGGAATGGATTCTGAAGTATCTTTGGAATCTACAAGTGCTATAGCAGGATCACTATTGATGGAGTATTGTACTCCAGATGAAATATCTGCTTTTCTTGAAAATTCTTCAGAAGTAGAACTTGCTCAAAATGAAGAGCTACTTACTGAAAAAACTATATTGAAGATGGATAAAGTTGCAAGATTGAATAGAGCGTACAAAACTTCTATATTCCAAGTTGCAAGAGAAAAGAAAGACCCTCTATTTAAGAAGCTACTTACTGTATGGAAAATGGAAAGATTCCTTGAAGGAAAACTTGAAAAGAAATATGGCAATGAAGGTAGAAGAAGAGCTAAGAAAGTTGTAGCTAATGCCGGAAAATCTAAATCTCCATTGGTAAAGAAAGCTGTATCAAGAGTTAAAGCTTCTTTAAATGGAAAAAAATAATAGCCGAACAGTAGTATAATCTTGACACGGTGTCAAGAATTTTTATTATAATTTAAGAAAAGCTTACTTTATAATATTCTGAAAAACTACTATATTGAGCGTGTTGTTTTGAATTGACGTTCCTTAAGTGGATATGGGGTTCGTTGATTGTAATTTTTTTATTACGCGTTGTTATTTTTTCCTCGTAGACATTTTTGGTCATGCGATGAAATCTCCTTAAAGAACGATTTAAAAAAAGATGACAGACAGACTTTGCTGTATGTGCTTATTTAAGTGCATACAGCCATTTCTGTTGTGGTTATATATTATTATTATGAACAAGACAAAACCTTAAGCAAAAAATAAGTTTTTGTTTTTCAAATATTTTTCGAAGGAGATTTCATAATGAGAAATATTACAGAATGGACCAAAGAAGGTCTCGAGCAAGTAGTAATTAAAAGAGAGAACGTTGAAGATTTTATTAAAGAATTGAAGAAGAAGAATCTTGTCATCTCTAATGACTTTGTAAATATCAAAGAGTTGAAACAAGAATTCGAGCATCTATACGAAATGATTAAGATAGGATTTACTATAGATGAATTGAGAGAATATCCTATCAAGTATAGATATACTAAATCGTCTCCTGTTAAGACTATCCAATTAAGACATCTGATAACTAATATGATACTATGGTATGGTATATTAAGATTAGGTGGGCAAATAAGAGAAGAGCATATTATAGATGCTAATAAGATAACAGGGAAAGATATATCTAAGTATTATGATAATTATTATGTAAAAGATTTTACATATAAAGTAGACTTCCATGAATTGAATAAAGCTATAGCAGATACTACTTATGAATTAGGTAAGATATCTTTAGACTTTAATATTATAATGGGAATGTCTATTACATTAGAAACCTATCTTGGTACTGCTAAGAAGTTCCCAAGATTTAAAGAGATATTAAAGAATGAGCTATCTACTACTCTACTACCTAATGAAACTGAAGATATCGTTCAAGCATTAACTCAAGAGCAAGTAGATATGATAAAACAAGATGAAGATAGTATGATTAAAGTCTTCTTAGATAGTAAAGAAGGTGTTAAGGTTAATTCACTACAAGAATTTGTAGTTGCTTCATCTAATAAACCAGATATAGCTGGTAAGACTATGCCAATACCAATTACTAAGAACTTCCTAATGGGTGGGCTTGGTAACTTAATCAATTACTATATAGATGCTGTGGCAGGTAGAAAGTCCATAGTGATGAATAAGACTGAGATGGGTAAATCAGGATACCTATCATTTCTAACTATACTTAATACAAGTAACGTTAGAGTAAATAAAAATGTAGATGATTGCGGTACAGTGAATACTGTATTGATTGATATAAAGACTAAGAAGCATTTTGATATGGTTGTAGGTAGATGGTATGTACCGGAGAAAGGAAAGTTAGAATTAATAACTCCTGCTCATACTCATCTAATAGGACAATCTGTAAGATTACGTTCACCATCAAAATGTGCTTGTGAACACGGCATATGTCATAAATGTGCCGGTGAATTATATAAGCTCAATATGGATATATCATTAGGAGCTTATAGTGCTATAATGGTAATGCTTGATGTACAACAGAAGATATTGTCAGCTAAGCATATACTAACTACTACCTCTAATCCTATAGTATTTACATCAGACTTTAGTAAATATTTCCAAATGTATTCTAATGAAATATTATTGGATTCAGAGAAGTTAAATGAAATTCCAGATACTGAATCACTATATGTAATAGTAGACGTTGAGAATGATGTATCTAATGCAGAAGATTTAGATATATTTGATAAGGACTTAACTCTATTGGAATTAAATCAGTTCTATATAGGAAGAGTAACTGGTAGTAAACGTAATAAAGATAGAGCTGTAGAAATAATATCAGAAATATCGGAAGAGAATGGTAGTAGACTATCTATAACTCAAGACTTGGTAGATAATCCTAAGTTTGAAAAGATAGGAGATTATTATTGTATTAAGATATCTGATATAGATGATGAATTGAGTCTATTTAGTATAGAAGTAGTTAATAATGAATTGACTAAACCTCTATATGAAATAAAAGGTATACTTGAAAGTTCGACAGATAATAGTAAGAAGAAAAAGAAGAGTCCATTTAGTAGAAAGCATGACGACATAGATGGAATTACTAATGACTTCTTTGATGCCGTTATAGATGCAGATATAGATGTAACTCTATTGAATATAGAGTGTATTATGCACCCACTTATTAGAAAAGCTGATAATAAGTATGAAAGACCTAACTTCAAAGTACACGTATTCGATAGTGATGTACAAGTTCTCACTATTAAGACTTCATTAACTAATAATCCATCTATAGCAATTAAATTAGCATCTGAATCTATTAAGTCACAACTATTAGATTTGAATACTTATGAAATGGATGCTCCATCATTCTTAGATGATCTATTCAGAGAGAAATTACTTCCTCTAATGAAAGAAGATGAAGATGATGAATTCATAGACGATGGATTATATGACGAGGATGATGACGACGATGAGGAATAAGATACCAGCTATAGCTTATCAGACTCATATTGAAATACCAAATTATACACTTGGAATGTTACCATATCTGGAGAGAAATCTCCAGACTTATGGTCCATTTAAGAATAAGATAGACGTTGGATTATATTATGATAAAGAAAAGAGTATATTGTATATTCCAAGGTCTATGCAACCAAATATATTAAATCAATTAGAAATAGAATTATCTGATGATATAATAGAATATACTACATTCAAAGCAGATGTATTTAGGAAACCTAAAGATAGTTTCCAAGAAAGAAGTATAGAATTTCTTGTTGGTGATGGTGGATTTGCTCTAAGTAGAAAGAGTAGTCAAGTGGTATTGAGTGCTCCACCGGGTAGTGGTAAGACATATTGTGCTGTACATGCTATCGCACGATATGGTATACGTTCTATGGTAATATGCCATAGAAAGAAGATTCTTACTCAATGGATGGAAGAAATACTAACTTCTACAGATATTCAACCAGATGATGTACTTTTTTTAGATTCTACCAAATGTGACAGGATAATAGATAATAAGCATATAGTATCTGAAGATTTGAAAGTAGTATTAGTGACTCAGCAGACTATAGCTTCATTTGCTAAGAAGCATGGTTGGAATAAATTAAATTTATTGCTATCTAATCTACAGATAGGAATTAAAGTTATTGATGAAGCTCATAGACACTTCAGGAATACTTTCTTTATAGATACCTATGCGAATTTAAAGAAATCAATATACTTAACTGCTACTTTTAAAAGAAGTGCTTATGGTGAGAATAAGGTATTTCAAAATGCTTATGCGATTGCTCCTAAATTTGGATTTGAAAGAATTAAAGAAACCAGAAGACATATAGTGTATATAGAAGTAAGGTTCAATAGTTATCCAGATACTAATACGACTTTATCTATGTATAATGGTTTAGGATTCTTTGATAAGATAAAATATACTGAATATCAAAATAGTAAAGATTATATATCTAATGCTATTATAGTATTAATGGAGAAGTACTTTAGTAAGCATGATGGAAGATACTTAATATTATCTGCCACTAAAGATTCTAATAAGTATTATAAAAAAATAATGGATGAGAATTTCCCTAAATTTAAATCTTGTATATATAATTCAGATGTAAGTGATGATGATAAGAGATATGCTATGGATAATGCCGAAGTTATATGCAGTACTCCATCATCATTAGGGGAAGGAACTAATATGAAACATCTAAGATTTCTATTTATGACAGATGCATTTGCTTCAGAGATAGATTCATTCCAAAATCCAAGTAGATTAAGAGAATATGCTCCTGATAAGAATTGCTTCTATATAGAATTCATAGATGAAGGATTTAGACAAGTAGTGGATTGGCAGAAGAGAAGAAAAAAAGAATTTGAAAAGTTTTTCTTAGAAGATAGAGTAGTTAAATACTCAGAATTAATGAGAGATAAGATATAATTATATCTTATCTCTCTTTTTTTTTATTTCTTTGGAAATAGTCTATCGAGTTGCTCTACAATAGATTTACATTGTTCAATGCAATAATCTAAAGAGCATTCCTCGATACTATCCCCAAAATGATTGCAATCAAATCCGATGTAATATTTGCCAAAATCACCTTTATCACTAAAAGTGATTCCACCATGACAATCTATTTTATCGGAATCCTCAATTTGGTAATCATATACATCCAATTCGTCTTTAGTGACTTCTACATATCCGCAGTGCCACCCATTCACGAATGAATCCATATGAAAACCTAAATTTTTTGGCAACTTATATTTCGTATGAGTTACCACTACATTGTCTACCAGCGATTGTATCTTGGTAGACCATTTTCTTTTCTATTTCCAGATCATTCATATTGAATAACCCAGTTAATTTTGTATTCATAAATCTAATCCCCCTTAATTAACATAATGGTCGCTGTTATCAATAGTTCTTGCAGCTTCAGAACCCTCATAAAGTTCTATTTTATCTGCAAGTAGATTTGCTCTACCGTAAGGTATTCTCTTAATTGGGGCATTCATAGATTCGAATCCCAATCCAAGTAGAATATCCATAGTATCGTACTTGAGCTTATCTATCGTTGAATTTTTATAATCGAGACTAATATTGAATACTCCACCGCGATTATTCATTATTGATATACGACCAATTTTCTCAGTAGCACTGTAATGAGCAACAAGTACTGCTGAGTTTCTAACAAAACCTTTGAATACTGTATCATATACACCATCTGTAGCAGTCATCATGTTCACAGCGTCTTGGGCAGTTTCTGCTGATAAATATAATGGGCCAGCTTCATCTATACCGGAACCATCATACCTAAATTCAACGATTCTTCCATCATCATAAATCAAATTATATGATTCTTCTTGTTCAGGAGATTCGGTTGCATTAACTACATACTTAATTTGAGCTGATCCAGCTCTTGGAATTCTCCAAGAGAAGCTACCATCAGGACCGGGAAGACGTCTATCGTATTCATTATCCTCAGTGATATCAATTGGAATCAACCCCAAATTGTTTATTTCTTCCCATTCATATCCACCACTATAGAAAGTTGTAGTAGCTATTTCTGGGAGCCCTTTATAAACTTTTCCTGCTTTAAATTGCTTGCTTCCACCTATGGAAGCATTACCGACAGGGACATTTTTTTCAATATTAGTGGAAGTATTTTTAGTATTATCAGATGTTCCTGATACCACATCTCTTCTACTAATACTATCTTCACCATAGTAAAGAATGGTTTTAATATCACTTAAAGTGTTCCAAGCATCTGATAGTATACTATCAGTTCTTTCACTCTCTGGCTTAGTTTTGAATGATACTCCATCATTCGTTCTCTCGATTTTTATAGTTCCGAGAACGACTATTGCGATGAATATTAATATTATCGGCTTTATCACTGCTCCTGTATTGAGTAGCTTATCAAGCCAACTTGCTTTCTTAGTTGGTTCTATAGATGGTGTTGGTTGATTCATATTTTTATTTTCCATTGTTTTTTTTTCTCCTTATTTTTTTTAAATTAAATTATTTTATTTTTGTTATTCTGTTAGTATTCGGGTCAAACGTAGTAATACTATAAGCTTGAACCCTATTACTGTTAGCTTTAGTTATGAATTTCTTACCAGCATAAGTTTCTATACCTATACCAGATGCAGTTCTGTTTATGAAATCAGTCATCTGGTTTTTAGTAAGAGTTTTCTTAACATTAGTATATCCAACCAATGCCATTGTTTCGTAGTTGCAAAACGCTACATATGCTTTATTATCTTTACTATTAATAGCATACGCTACAAAAGCATGGTTCTCTATAAAGCCCGGAATAATTTGTTTAACTCTGATATTGGGATCGAAATCTTGAATCATTTGACACATTGCCAAGTAATAATCCCCACGATTCATGTCAATCGCATGTCTCTTATTAGTCAAAAATACCATAGGCCTTTGAGCTAATACGTATGAATCACCATTGGGGTAATCCAATAGATCATATGCATACCCATTCTCTTCAACTACTGGAATATTATCATGGTGTACTTCTTTTGTTAAATAAGGAATTCTGAATGTGAATGCTGAACTCACCGGTCTGTTATCTTCCCTTTCGAATGGTGTTCGTATGTCAATAAATACACGAGATTCGCCTTTCTTATCATCACGCAATTTAAATTCTTGAAGTTGTCCTTCAAATTGTGTAGCATAATACATGCTGTCACGATATGGTACAACAACCTGATTTATTGGCTTATAAGCTGCAAAACCACTAACTGTCATTGAGCTTACCATTACTAAACTTGCTAACATACTTACTATTTTTTTCATTTCTTTTTTTCTCCTTTTAAAATTATAATTTGATTATTAAATATATATTTGATACATCATTATTATATATATATGAAATATTTAATAATACGAAAATTGAGAATATGTATAATTATACATATTCTCATAAACTTTTCATATTAATTACTCTATTAAGATATTCCTTTTCATATTCTGACTTTTACCATTCAATACCTTATTCTGTCTACTAATAGCATTAATATTCTCTACCATTTTACTATGTCTTATCTGTTGCATCCTTATATTGTCTAAAGCGTTAAGTACTATATCCATACAATAGAGAACTGCCCAGTAATCTTCATTATATTGAATAGCTACTCTATTATCTAATTCAACTACATCATATAATATTAGATTATCTTCATTAATAAAGAGTATACTATCTTCCCTGAATTCCATTGTGATGAATTGATGATTGTCATATATAACAAATATTTTATTTTTATCAATGGCTATTCTTGGACATTCTTTCTTAGATATATATTTATCATATACTGAGAAATCACTATTGTATCTCGAATTTAATAATAAGAGTTTCTTATGCTTAATATTAAATTCTTCTATAGAATCATAATAAAACTTTCCCTGCGATTCTTTAATATCTTCTATCTTAAAGAATCTTAACTTATTTAATGTATTCATTGATAATTCGTTTGAAGATAAGAATGTAAATAAGATGTTGATAATTAAATCATTAGTGGGTCTTTGTACCGCATGTTTAATTTCACCATCACTATTAATTTCAGAATTGAGTATAATATCCATAGGTTTACCACTATATCCTAAAGCATATACACCCACAGTAATTCTGTCACTCCGCACCGTAAAGGTACAAGATAAAAATGATCTATTGTTTTGAAACCAAAATATATCTACATGTAGTATTGCTTTAATAAAATTAGGAATAGAATCTTGTCCGTATATCCTTAGTAAGTCAGTGTCGATATCTTGTTTGGAAAGAGTAATTATTCTTTCTTTGAAGACGGTGAATTCATGTTCGTTTATCATTCATTTTCTCAGTCCCTTCCTTTTTATATACCCATATTATAGATAAAAAAATATATATCACAATATATCATTCTATTATTATTTTGTAGTGATGTTTATTAATAGGTCAACATAGATTAGTACCTATGTTGACCATATAAGTTAATCTTCTTGTTTCTTTAATTTCTTAATCATTTTCTTAATATCTTTATCAAGTCTATCTTCTCTCTCTTTAGTAGATTCTACTACTATTTCTTTAGTATAAGAATCTTCTAATCTTTCTTTAATAGCTTCTCTATAAAATCCATCTGTATCTCCTAAGTAAAGTTTACCTTTCTTAGTCTGGAATAATTCCATAGATTTGATATTACTATCCACATACATCATCTCATCATGGAACTCCAATTTAACTCCCATAGGTTTAAGATTAACGTTAAGTATCTCAACGTTTCTATTAACAAATCTTTCCATATTTCTTATCTTATTAATAGTCTTCTTCTTAGTAAGTAGTAATTTGCCAAGATGTCTTCTACCACTAACAGATGACCTATATAGTAGATTTATCTCAGCCATAGTACGAGTTCTTACTACAGTCAATAAGTTCAGTATCTCTTGATATCCAAACTTAATAGGAGTTTTAGCATATAAGTCTTGATGCTTCTTAGCACTATCAGACTTAACTGGTAGTTCTTTATTATTAATTGCTGCTGTAGAACGTGATGAGAATTCTTTCAATGAAGTTTGTTTCAATGCAAGATAATACATTTGTCCTACATATCCAGTATATTTACCCATCATCTTATGAATTACCCCATGTTTCTTAATATATACATCATAAGGCACAAAGATATCTGGATATTTATCATAACATTCTTCTATTCTATCCCATAAAGGTTTCTTCTCCCATAATACCGGTAGTTCTATATAAATACCATTATCATATATAGATTGATAGAATTCATCTTTACCAGCTTTAGTTAATCCTTTATAGTAATCTTCTAACTTCTCAGATTCTCTATCAACTAATATATTCATTATAGGGAAGAATATCTTCTCTCTTTCTTTATGTGAAGATAATGTCTGTAGATGCTCAGCCAACCTATCTGTTAAGAAAGTTAGAGATAATTCATATAATGGTACACTTATAAGTCTATTAGTTGGACTTAAGCTATTAAGTAATACATCTACTCTAACTCCATTAGATAATACTGGCATTTGGTCATCTGGTAATACCTTAGATACAACACCTTTATTACCACAACGACCAACTAACTTTTGTCCTGTAGTGATATAATCTATTTTCTCTACAGTGAATTTAATCTTAAAGCAGTTGAATATATTACCATCAGGATTTCTAAATATATAATCCGGATTAATATACTTACTTGCTCTATCATACCAGTATGATATATCTCTACTATAAGTAGCACCATCAGGATTATTAATAATACTCTTTAGTACTTCATATAGTTTCATAAAGAAGTTTTTCTGCATCTTAAGATACTTCTTTAATTGAGTATGAAACATATCATCTGGATATTCATCTATATCTTTATTACTATAAATATCTATATCTATTACTTTACCATTAGCATATAAGATCTTATTATTTAAGAATGATACCTTTCTTAACTCAGAAGCTTTCATATCATATAGTAGTCTATCATTATGAATTCTTTTCTTAGCTAAGATGATATTATCGTGAACTTCTTCTCCTATATCAGGAAAGCATTTATAGTTCTCTTTATCACCATATAGATTAATCATTCTATCGTTATCATTTATGACAGTTTCCGGAGTTCCTACACTTATAGTAGAGAATCTCTTAGAAGCTGTTTCGGAGATAAGAATAGCATCTTCAGATAGATATGGGTCTAAGGTATGCATAGTAGTTAAGTTCATTCCATAACCATAGTTCATATCATCATCATAAGAATTACTCTTATATATAACAGTATCTTTCTCTATCTTATCTCCTACATTACAGCTATCAATATATTTATTATTATATCTGAAACCAAACTTCTCTGTTAGTTTCTTTACCGAATTTCTTGTCTCTAAGAAGTAATGATTCTTATCAGGCTCATAGAAAACCATGATATAGTTATTATATACTTCAGGGACAGTTTCATCGAATTTATATATCTTAGCAACTACTTCTACATCATTTTTTAGTCGCTTATATCCACTTGAATATTTCCCAGCTATATTCTCCATATTGGTAAAGCATCTTGGAAACTCTGGATTAATAGGACTCTTAAATTGATTAAGATGAGCTGTAAACATAGTTCCTCTTCTTGAGCTCATATATCCTATAGCAGTTAATCCAGTCATACCAAAAGGATATGGAGTATCTTGAAACTGGGCATTCTTTTCTTCTAATATTTCTTTAAAAGATTTCTTCGCCATAAATAAAATCCTTTCTCTTTCAAATATTTTACTTTATATAATCATCTATATAATATATAGACATATTATTCTTCAGCAGTTATCATATCAATAACTTCATTATTTTCATCTGTCTTAGAACCAGACTCAATTGTAAGTAAATCAGCATTTACTGATAACATAGTTTCCATAGAATCTTTACAAGCTCTTATAGCCATTTCTCTAAATGATGGGTCTAAAGTATACTTAGCTTCGAATTCATTTCTACTAAACTTAATATCTGGGTCTGATATGAAATATAGCTTAGGATTTCTACCACCAAGCAATTCTTTATCTTTAGCATAATGAAGTAATGATAATGCTGGTGAGAAACCAGTAACTTGATTATATACTAATTCTATTTCTTGACCTGCGGTATTAGTTCTTGATTTAATCAATTGAACTTTTACTATCATGCCATTAATACCATCATCTTCCATATTAAGCTTCTTAGAAGATACAAACTTAAGATATAGATTCGAATAGTATATAGGAGCTGTACCACCCGGAACTGCTTCATCTTGTTTCAAATACATAATCTGAGCTTGTGATTTAGCCATAGGATTTATATCTATCTTAGTCTTAAGATGATTTATTTCCACAATAGATATATTATATGGTCTCAATATAGGGATTAATCTATTATGGAATTGAGATAATTCTTTAGCTATTCTATTAGCATAAGTACTACCTTGCATACTGTCATCATCTTTATTCTCTTTAGATGCTAATCCCGGAATAGAGTCTATGATAACTATAGTTGGTGGATATGGTATTAATGGTCTTCCCAATTCATCCAACTTACCAGTATTAATCTTAATAGAATCCCCCAATGATTCTTTAAGTTCCACTACTTTCATTATACCAGTAAATATATCTTGTATAAATACATTATCTCTTGATAAGAAATATTTACCCTCTAATTCCTTATTAGATATACCTGTAATATTTCTTATTCTTGTATAAGTAGTAGCTTGTTCTATATCATAATGAAGAACCATAGCATCCTCATATTTCTTTATCATATTAACAGCAGCTTGTATTACGAAAGTAGTTTTAGCTGTACCTGATTTACCTATTATAGTAGTTAATGTACCACCCACCATACCAAGTCCTTGCCATCTTTCCAATACTTTATCTTCTTTATCTTTAGCAGTTATTATAGTACCATTTCTATAGTCAAATGGCAAAAAACCTGTTTCATACATATCTGAAGAACTATCTTCTTTAAATAGTCCTTTTTTATCATTCGCTTTCAACTTATCTAATAGTGACATAAATTAATTTTCCTTTCGTGTCTTTTTTATCAATATTAATACTATTAGTATGTCGACTATCATATTTTTATTTACACATGTGGGTTAAAATATATCCAAATATTTTTTTATTATATGATAACAATATAGTGAGTGAAGTCTTTTTAACCAAAGGACTCATGATCCATGAAATCGCTCGAGTCTTTACGGGTTAGACTTGGGTAGTCATCAAAGTTAAGCGTAAAACAAAATCAAGTGGTTTTTTCAAGAAACCAAAAAAATTACGCAATCGTTCCCATAAGATACTGGTGGTCGGTATCAGCCATGGGACAATGACTTATTCGTGTCAAGCCACAATACAAGGTTACTGCTATTTCCTTATGTGGCAAACAGAAAAATCGACGTAACCAGTTATTTAGATACTGGGATAAGTTGAACCATGTGAAGATGAGTATTGTTATTGAGCAATACTCATCTTACATTCCTTTAGAAAAATCAAAACCTCTCAGAGTGCATTATAATAATGCATATTTATATAATATTTGTGAATTGGCTTACGATATGTAACATTCAAAAACCGTTTTAAAAACTGAGAGGTTTGATTTTAATACATATCCTATTTTACAATAGGATAAAAAAAATAAGAGAATTCAGACCTCTCTTATTTTTTGATAAATTATGAAGGCCTATGGTAGTACCTTAAGATTCTTCATCACGAATTTATCACCTAATGGTGAAACTCGCTTGATGTATTTATCGACATCGTTGCCGTTCATTACGGCAGTAATTGGATTATTAAATCCAACTCTAACCGTTTTTATAAACGGGTAATCGAATATCGCTTTCATAGCGACACCTCCCTTCCAGTTTATTTAAAGTATTAATCGTACTTAATACTTTACCTCCATATAATATATAAATATACTTTATATTACGTCGTCATTTAACTGGAAGTGGAGATTACATAAAAAAAATAATGTCCATATAGATTAATTAATCTATATGGACTATTCTGTTGTGATTTTTTAATTCACTTTTACTTTATTTACTTTACCATTATACATTTCATAATATATTCTAAATGCATTTTGTAAAGTATTTCTTACATATTCATTACCAGCAGTTGGTTCTCCATAGAAAGTAACAGCTTTGATAGAATTACTCTTAATAGTAGATATTATTTTATCTATATCAGAATCAACTTTGATTTGCATGATATCATGATTACCAAGTCTGATATTCTTATCTCTCATTATAGTATCTTTATCAAAAGTTACTATATATCTTGTTGGATGAGCAGGTCTAAATTTCTTCAATGGATGTAATACATACTTGATATTGATATCTGTATTAGTCTTACTGAATTCAACGTTAGTATGATTAACTCCTACCAAATATCTTCTGGCAGTTCTTGTATCCAAATCAACTATTTCAAATTGAACTGGTTCAGAATCTACATCTCTGGCAAATATTATTGAGAATTCACCATGAGATACTGAATATTCAAGGATATAATATCCTCTATTATCTAATAATTGGAAGTGACTATTAATACTATTAGTAAGAGTTATTATAAAGATATCTTTATCTTTACGATTAACTTCTTTACCATCTATAGTCCAAGCCATAGGATTTAGATCTCTATTACCAAATATTAGTTGGTGTTTTTGATGAGATATTACTACCGGTTTATCCATTTCTATTAGATTATCCATCTTAGTATTTCGCACCAAGGTATCCTTAGCAGTGATAAAGCATTGCCTAAGGACTTGACGTCCGTTGGCATACTCTATCTTGTTTGATTTTATTATTTTATTTAATTCCCCATATGGCTGATTTTCATATGGTTTACTACTCTCATTGTAGAAAATGATCATAGTGTATCACCAATCCTTTCTATTATAAATCAATTCATATGGTTATTTTATAGAAACTCCTTATACTCATCTTTCTTCTTAAGCTTATTAACAGCTTTGAAAAGATTTGGATAAGTTTCTTCATCTATAGACTCAGACAATACTACTCTTCTTGCTTGGTCTTTGTTTTTCTTAACGTCGGCTTTTCTTCTATTTACATAGTGGATTATAAGCTCTTTCAATGCATCTGATTTGAAAGAATCGAGTTCTTCAAGAGCAAATGTAGTAAGAGCACTCCATACAGCTTTTTGAGTATCTTTCATACCTTTAAGGTTGTCTTTATACTCAAGCAATACGTTGATTGCTATATTTGATAAGAAGTCTTTCTCAAATAGATATTTGAATATCTTTCTGTATAATTCTGGTGAAGCATCTACTGCCGCATCAACCAAGTTAGTCTTATTATCTGCTACTTCTGAGTAAAGTTGTCTTGTTATCTTTCCTACATATATACCAAGAACTTTCTCATTAGTAACATATTCTTTCGTAGGAACTATTATAAGAAGTTCCATAGCTAAGTCTTCACTTATATTAAGTTTCTTAGCCATCTTCTTAGCTCTCTTACCTATTATCTTAGTTAATACTTCAAGATAAGAGTTCATCATAGCCACATATGCTTCTTTTTCTTCACCATCAACTTGATTTGATTTCGAAGTTAATAGTTCCAAGAAATCATGTAGTAATGGAGCTGCTTCTACTTCAACAGCATCTTCTTTAGCCAGCTTAGTGAAAGCTTTAGCTATTTTATCATTAGTTAATCTTTCATAGACTTTGGCTAATAGTTCCGGTTGGAATCTTCCATCTTTCTTATGGAAGTCTATGAGATCAGGTAGGTTTCTTGCTACGAATCCTAACCTCTCATCTTTATCCATTTTCTTTAAAGCTTTAGCAGATGATTTTTCTATAAAGCTTTCAATATACTTGAATTGTTTCTTTTTGTTATTATTGTCTTTCATAGTTCTGGTTTCCTTTCTTTCTTAAAATAGATTAATAAATTTATTATACACCGAATCTGGAAAATATATCGTCATCAGACGTTTTGCCATCATCGAAAGTATCCGGATTGAGTGCTTTCTGCCTAAGACTGTTAGAGCCACTAATATCATGATCATCAAATATATTGGGCTTCTTAGACTTAGCCTCATGCATCTCTCTTATCTCAGCGGCTCTTTCTAATGTCTTTTGTAGTCTATCATTAGGAGCACTAAGACCACCTAAGATTACAAATAGATTATTAGGTTCACCAGCTTCTGTATTCACATAAACGTGTTGGAAGGATTCTATTGGTTCACCAAGAACTTCTGTTATCTTAGGCATGTTGAAGTTGAACTTCTTTGTTAATGATTCATTAAGATTAGATATTACTCCTCTACTTACTATATCTCTATCTCTTTGTAAGTCTGCTAATGAGCATTTATCCATACCAGATAGTAGTAAGTCATCAAGAGTAAGATTATCTAAATCTTTTTCTTTAATATCGTACAGTTTTAATACCGCCAGTCTTCCCGGAGTCGAATTAAGAATTATAGATTCCTGTTTATCTATACTATCATATTGAGTCGTAAATTGATACGCTCCACTTAGTATAGCTATGTCATCTACTATATCCAAATTGACCTCATTAAGAAGTGCCGCCGGACCATAGTCATTGACAAACTTATTATTGTCATAGACCATGTAAGTTAAATCAGGCATAGTGTTAAATAACTCTCTATAGAATAGCTGAGTGTTATCTTGAGCACTATTGCCTTCTTTAATGGTAGGCATTATTGTCATCAATACTATCTTAGTATCAACGTTGGCTTTCTTGAATTTGTCTATCATTAAAGCCGTAAATAACGGTGAAGTACCACCACCAGTTCCACCACCAGTAGTAGTAACCACATATATTACATCCAAACCTTTTATAAGTTCTTCCACATCTTTACTATTAATTACTTTATCATATGATGATTTGAAGAACTCCTTTGAGAGTTGACGATTCTTTCCTGTACCTGCACCATTACCTATTTGCAAAGTATTGATGTTTTCATAGACAGTCTTCAAATCATCTTCACTACTATTGATAGCTAAAGCTGTAACATTAAGTTTTTCTTTAGCTAACTTAGCCACTTGGGAACCGCCATTGCCGATTCCGATTACTCCGATTTTTAGCATTAAAATGCCTCCTTCTTTAATTTTAATTCATAAATAGATTAATATATTTTGTAATAATGAATTCATTATTACGCTTCTATAATATATAACTATATGAAATATGAAAAAAAAAGAAATAGAGGAATTACTCCTCTAAATTTTCTTCGAAGAACTCATCTAAGTGTCTTTCGTTATAGTCAAGTTTCTTATCGCTTGATTCTCTCTTACCAATATATGGTGGGGTTGAATGACCACCTTTTCTAATAGCAGCATAACTATTTAATTGAGAAAGATATTTATAGCTTTCACCATTTTTACGCATCATCCAAGCATAATCATCATAATGCTTTTTTATCTCAGACAAGATATTTGACTTAGTATAGTCTTCCCATTCTACCGCAAGACCGTTCTCTTTAACATAAGTTACTTCCATTTTACCATCACGTTGTTTGTGAGGCGATGCTTTACCTATTATTGAACCCGGGGCTCTCTTAAATAATATATAGTCTCCCTTATTAAACACGATATAATTAAACGTAAAATCTGAACCAGCTACAGTCCATAATATATTATTTATTGCAGGTATTTTTATATTAAATAATTCTTCAACACCTTTTACAAATTCGGCATCATTTTCAATATCGAAAGTTGAAATCGATAATCTTTCTCCCGGATAAATCCAACGGGCCTCTGCACCGTCTTCTCTTTTAACATGATAGACATCCTCGTTTTCTATCGACATCGTTGCACCATATCCAGCTGCAAGGAAATGGAAATAATTATTTTTCTTATTACTGTAAGTAATCTTGTTTGACATGATAATCTCCTTTTTAAATAAATACTTAATATATTTGATACACCTTTATTATATATAATCGAATAATAAATAAAAAAAAGATGAGAATTACTCCTCATCTTCTTCATCCCAAGTATCCAGAAACTCAAGTACTTCGGTAACTGGATAATGGGACTCATCGTCATCATCTTTATGATACCATTCGTAAAGACTTTGAGTTGTTCCCTCAGAAGTCTTTACAGAATAAACTCCGTCTTCACGAAGTTCATAAATACACAAGTGACCGTTGCATGTCCAGCCAGTAGACACTGCAACGACTTGTGTAGTTTCAGGATTAATGAAAAGGATATGTCCTTCCTTTACATTGAATCCTTTTAATATCATATTAGTTTGGGCAACTGCCCAAGTATACATGTTTTCCATTTTATCCTCCTCGCCCTCTAATGAGGGCTTTTTAAATTTTAATATAATGATATATTGATACACCTTTATTATATATAACTGAAATATCTGAAAATACGATTTTTTAGAAAGCTATTAATAACACAGAAATTTAATGATATTGATTATAATAAAGAAAGTAGGTGCGAGAGCAGATGTCTATAGGGAAAGATCCACAATTTGGACTGGATAACTTCCAGAAGCCTAAGATGTTAAATGAAAATGAATCTGTTGCTCAATCGTTCCTGAATCTCTTAATGTTGAGACCCGGAAATTTACCATCAATGCCAACTGTAGGTTTAAATATAATGAAATATTTATATACATTTGAAGATGATGTAACTCTGGAATCTTTTCTTGAAGAGATACATGATCAGGTTGCACAACTGATACCACAAATAGATGCAAATAATATACAGATACAATCAATACCTGTTAATGGGCATTCTATTCTGTATATTATAGCACCTCTATACGGTCAAAGTACTTCTATTCTTGCTGGTTTCCAGAGAAAGAATGAGAAGATATTATTCGACTATAAATTTGACACAACTTTATTTAAATAAGACAATAGAAAGGAAATTTTAAAAATTATGGAAAATTTTGAACAAGATAGCTCTGTAATGGATGCTATAAACGAATATCAAAAAGAGCAAAAAGAAAAAAGTGAATTTCAAAAAGCATTGGAACTACAAAACGATGCTCAAAAGAAATTGGAAGAAGCTGATGCTGAAGCAACTGCTGCTCTTAATAAAGCTAAGAGTGAAGATGCTGGTAATAAATTAGATGCTATACTTGCTATGGAAAGACAAGCAAGACTTAGTGCTGGATTAGATCCTGATGCTCCAAGGGAAGAAATAAATCCTGATGAAGTATTAATTAATAATCCTACTACAGCTAAACTTAAGAAAGAAGTTGACTTGAATGTACCTGTTACTGAAGAGGAAGAATATGACTATGAAGAATCTCAAGCAGGTATAGTTATAAATCATTCTGATATTAAGTTAGCTCAAAAAGGACCTATGTCTAATGAAGCTGCTATGCAAGAAAAAGTTTCTAATAATGTAGATGAATATGTATCTGAAATGGATGCAGAAATAAATTCTCTTAAAGAAGCTAAAGAAGTCATTGAAAATGAAGTTCTTGATGATGAAGATATGGAAGAAGTTGAAAACTCTTCTGATAATGAAGATATAGATTACAATGCTATGCCTAAGTCTGAATTCGATAAGAAGTATAATGAAGCTGTAGTAGTCATAGATAAATTTAAAGTAGCTAAGATTGATTTCACTGATGAAGAAAGAGAGAAGTTGAGATTAGCTCGTACTATAACTCTTAAGCAAGTTACTACTCAAGAAGTAAAAGAACTTAAGATAAAGAAAAAGAAACCTAAATTGGATCAAGTGATCAAATCTACTATATCTAATTTCTCTACAGTAGTTCCACTAATAGCTTCTGGTTATACAGCTAAACTATCTGGCTGCTCTGTAACAGAACTTATGGCTATTATATCTACTTTGGATGAAAATAATCCAGTAGAGAATTTTAGTAGAAAAACAAGCCTTCTATATGAAAAGATACTTGAAACTTCTATAGGTAAATTAACTTATGAAGAATTCTTGGAAAAGACTTGTCACGTTGATTTACCGATGTTAATGTATGGTCTTGCTTGTGCTACTTTCCCTGAAGAAGATACAGTGGACCTAATATGTAATAACGAAAAATGCGGTAAGCCAATGCCACATAAATACAATATGAGAAGTCTTCTAAGAGTAGAAAGATTCAGCGATATAGTTAAAGAAAAGATAGCTAAGACAGTTGATAATTCTTACAACTTGGATACTTCTATAAAATATGCTGCTACAGCTCCAGTTAATACTATCGAAAGATTAGAGTTCCCTCATTCTAAGATAGTAGCAGACTTTGAATATAAGAGCTTAGCATCATTTAAGAGAATATTGGCTAAGCAATTCAATGAGAATATAGAAGTTCCTACAGAACTTGCAGATATCTATGGATTCTCACTATTCATTAAAGCTATATATGTGCCTGACCATGAAGATGATGGATATTTTGAATATACAGACCAAATGGAAGTTACTAAGATACTTAATGCTATGAATAGAATAGACTTAGGTATCCTATATAAGAAAGCTAATGAAATGGGAGAATCTAATAACATAGAATTTGGTTATATGAATATAGATTGTCCACATTGCCATACTCACTATAACTCATTGGGTGCTGAAATAGATCAATTACTTTTTACACGTTGCCGACTCGAGATGAATACCATCGTAGAATAAATACATTCTTTAGTGTATTAGATGATATGCTTGCCTTATTTAAAGGGCAATTGACATTATCTGATATAAAGAATATGCCTTATAAAGAATTAATATTCTTACGAGAAGCCAGAATCAATAGATTAAAAGCTGAAAATGATCAAGCTAAAGCAGGTGGAAAAGATGCCCAGTCGGCATTAGCAATGAAACGTTTTGAAGAACACTTAGAAGAGAATATGTAATCGCATATTCTCTTCATTATATAAAGCTTAAAGGAAAGGAAATTAAAGGGCTATGTCAGAGAATAATATGACTGTCCTATGGAATAAGATGACTGGTGAAGACCATTTAACTAATAAATGTAACTGGGAATCTCTTATAGACAATCATTATGAAAAGTTTAAGTTCTTTTATAAGATGCTTAAATATATTAAGATAGAAAAGATAGATATTATTGCTTGTAGTGATAATGATAGTAGTCTTATAATAACTATGGAGTTCTCTACTGATAAGAAAGCAGAGAAACACCTTAGTCTATTACAAGATGCTCAAGAAAAAGTAGAATTTTCATATAAGAAATACTTCACCTTTGATTACGACCTCTTAGAGAAACTAATTCACATAGAGATAAGTAACCAAGATATAAAAGAAGAAGGTGATTTATATGAAAATATACTTAATTCCAATGGATAAAATGGTTAAAGTTAATAATCTTAAAGAAGTAAGTAATCCTGTATACTTTGATAGAGGAAATGTACCTACTTCTGATGGATTATTTTCTTTAGACATATTTGGTAATGATATGACCAGTCGTAAACAGACTTTTGCATATATAGATTTACATTCTCATTTCTTACAACCAGTTATATATAAATCTCTTAAGAGAATGGATAGGCGTATAGTCAATATAGCAGCTGGTATGGGTAAATATGCTATTGATAGTAATGGACAAATAGTAGAAGATGAAGAGAAAGGTAAATCTGGATTAGACTGGTTATACTCAGTATGGGATAAAATTAACTGGAAACGTAATGATTCCCATATGAGAAATGAACGTATAGATTTATTAGAAATAAATCCTAAAGATACTATCTTTATGACTAAGTTTCTTGTAATACCACCTTTTACAAGAGATATAAATCTCCAAGGTGGTTCTGGTAAAGTTAAAATACATGAAGTAAATAATTATTATAGTAAGTTGATAAGAAATGCTAAGATGATTAAGAGTGAATCTGAATTCGACTTCGTTCTCAATAATAACAGATTCCAAATTCAGCAGACTTTAGAAGAGTTATATGACTTCTTTGGAAGTAAGTTGGAAGGTAAGCATGGATTAATAAGAAGACAATTAATGAGTAAGTCTGTTACTAACTCAGTTATATCTGTTATTACTAATCCAAGGTTTAATAGGGAAACTGTTAAGAGAATAGATGATGAGTATATCAATATGGAATATGTAGGAATACCATTATCACAAGCTCTAATAGAATTCTTTCCATTCGTTATGTACCATTTAAAGAGAAGACTTATTAATAACTTCGAATTAAATAATAATAAGTTACCTTATTATCCGGATAATGATATGAGTAAAGATCCAATCTATTATAAGTTAGATAATCCAATGATGTATTTCAATGATGATGTACTTAAGAAGAGAATAGATTTATTCATTAATACTCCTGAAACAAGATTTGATATAGTGGAAGTACCTTGTTTAGATAAAGATGGTAAGAGAGTAATGAAATCATTATATTTTAGTGGTAGATTAGCTTATGATGGTTCATCTATATTTAATAGACGTATGACTTGGATGGACTTACTCTATATATCTACAGTAGAAGCAACTGAAGGTAAACATTGTAAAGTAACACGACATCCTGTATTGGATTCATTTGGTTCTTTCATAGCTAAACCAAGATTACTTACTACTATTAAAGTAAAAGATGTAATTATCAATGATAAAGTATTTAAATACTATCCGGTAGTAGATTTTAATCTAAAACCTAATGTACTATCTGCATACTTTATAGATACTACAAGTTTTTCTAACTCATTAGCTCCGGGATTAGGAGCAGACTATGATGGTGATACTACTACTATTAAAGGTATCTGGGAACAGAATGCCAATATAGCAGCAGAGAAAGTTATGTATAATAAGAATAACATAATTGCTATCAATGGTCAGAATAGAAGAACTTTATCTAATGAATCTATTCAGGTATTATATAACTTAACCAAATAATATTTAGAGATATCTTATAATTATAAGATATCTCTATTTTTAATATACTAACTACATAGTAGCTAATGTGAAACTATATAACCAAGTTTTTAGGAAGAATAAAGAATTCCTAACTTTAATTCTTATAGTGTCATCACTATTAGTTTCAGATACTATATATAAGACGTTATAAGTATAAGGTCTTCTAAAGAGTTTATTAATAAAGTTACTAATAAGTCTCTCAGATTTTCTAATATATACTATATCTTTAGTAACTCTATTATGGTAAGTATTGGAAAATTCCAATCTACATAGGCATTTATTACTTGGAAATTCCATAGACATAGTTAATCTATTATGAGGATATACAGAGTTATCTCTAATATCTATACTATTCTCATTCACAATAGATGCACTTGTCGGATGTATCACCTTATTACTTGCGTCTCTGTATCTTTCTTCTATAGTATCAAAGAAGTCATCTACATTCTTATCAAACTTCATTTTTAAGTTTCTGCAATCAAATAATTCACAATGAGTAAAAATAATAATCATCTCCAATTACAATTTCTCTATCACATCTTTTACTACTAAGAAATATTCATTTGGAATAGTTCTCTTGATAAGTCTTCTATAAGTAACTCTATCATAATTACCATCTTGTATTTTTAGACTACTTATATCTAATATATCATGTAACCACATATTCTTTAGACTATATTCTTTCATAGTATAATAATGATAAAGAATCTCTTCATCTAAATCTAACATAGACTTTATTCTTCTTGTATGATGTTCTAAATCATCTCTATCATAGATAGAAAACATGTCTTTACAAACACCAGTCTTATCTTTAACTTCATCTTTATTATTCTTAGGAACTAATCCTACTAAATAATCCATCTTATTTATACATAAAGTATTTAATAGATTATGTGAATCTTTGATTACACGTTCGTTTATAAGCTTCATAAAATCCATTATGTTAAAATACTGATACGGGTAGTATGGAAAGAAAATAATTGGTTTATCATTCTTTATTACTTCTCCAGCTACTACTTTTTTCAATTCATCTTTCGTAAGAAATCGGAACATCTTCATTATCATTACAATATTACCTCACTTTTCGTTTTTAATAAGTTAAATACACTAAGAGCATCTATTGTATTAACACGTCTTCTACTATCTAAGGTGTATATAGATAAAGGAGCAGCTTTGAAATATCTTCTACTACAGTAGTTGAAGAAATCATCATAATTATATATCCCCATTATAGAAAGATTCTCATTAGTATACTTATCTTTGAATATTATATTAGTAAATTCTAATTCTAAGACTCCTTTGTAAGCAGTTCCATTATTTCTACATTTTTGAACTTCTTTATCAAACTTGCCTTTTATTAATCTGAATATTACCATATAATCAGGTTTAGCTTCAAATAATTCATATATAGATTTAAAGCATCTAAAAAAATGAATTCTTCCTTTGTAAGGATATTCATCATAGAAACTAATCTTTCTATCTAACCTTAATGACCTAACTGTACCTGTAGTTCTAAAAGATTCTAATTCTTTAGCACATATAAATCTTATTAATGCCATATATAATTTTCATCCCCTTTCTCTAATACTATTAAATATACTAAGAACGTCATACCAATAAAGATATCTTATAATTATAAGATATCTTTATATAGTTGTGATTTACTTATTCAGTAAACCTTTATTCTTTTCTATTGCTTCTTTTTTAAGTCTTTCTATCTCATCTTCTTCCACTTCTCTAAAAGAAGGGTCATCTTTGAGATTAAGACTTCCAAATGTACCACATTCAGTACATATTCCGTATTTCTCTTTTTCTGCCATAAGTAAGTTTCCTTTCATAATATAAAGCCTGTAAATTATTAAAAGAGCTAATTTCTTTAAAACTGATTCAATAAGTACTCAATACCATATCCCCATATATATTAAGCACAAAGTAAATTCATACTTCTTACCATCATCTTTGTATTGATATTCTCTATCAAGATTGATTCGAATCCATTATAATATTTAGGTCTAAGTACAATGTTGTCAACCATATTCAATATATCTAATTGGTTTTCAACTCTTCTATACTCAGATTTATTAATATACATAATCTGATCATATTCATTTATCAGTTGATTATAACGTAATAATTCGAATGCAAATTCTCTTCTATCAATAGGTCCAAATGGTAAGAATTTAATGATATAAAGAGGGTTCCCATCAGAGTCTTCGAATAAGTTTAAAGTAATGAACTTATGTCCACTATCATAGTATAACTTATTGCGAATTACATCATCATTGAGAGAGTATTTAATAAATATATTGAATTCAGTATCAGTTTTAAATTTTCTCATATCAATCTTGTATAATGGAGATATTATTAACTTCTCCACCGTGAAATAAGGTGTATCTCTAAGCATATTCTTTAACCTCCCCCTATATTATTTTTATACTATGTGTTTTTGAATAATATATTGGGTAGATTAGATTGATTATGAATAGAGTTAATTATACAAACCTACCAACACCATGTTTTTTGACATTATTTATATCAAACCTAATATTCCATTCTATGGTATGTGGAATTATATTAGTTGGAGTCAATATATTATTCCCAGTGTATATAACTTCTCTATCTGGGTCATTTGTAATAAATAATTCTAAATCGTTTACTACATCATTGGTATTAATCTCATATATAAATCCTTTAGATACACCAGTTCTAACTATGCCATTTAATTGGATATAATTATGGTTAATATGAACTATTTTCAATGGACGTTTAATAATTTTTTCATCAGTAGTGTACCACTCATCATAGCCGACATTTCCACTATATTTTGAAACAGGTTTACCTAATTTTTCTGTCATCATATTTCGAAGAATTTCATCAGCGTCAACGACGAAGATTGATGAAATTCCAATATACGGTGATAAAAATAACCTTTTATTTATAGGTTTTATTTTACCCAGATTATTTTTTGAAGAAAAATATAATTTACTTGGTAGAGTATCTATAGTATATTTCATATCTTTTTACTTCCTTTCTTATTCATAAATAATAGTACTTTTCTTGAATCTACTCACATCCGAACCATCTGTTAATATGATATTAACATCATGATTATTATAGATATCTGAATGAGTTATTAAGAAGCATTGCTCACAATTCATCTCTCTTAATCTATCATATAGGATATCTAAGAATAGATTCTTCTTGTCTACATCTAATACACCATCCACTTCATCTAATAGAAGTATATTATAGTCTTTTAAATCTTGTAATAAGAAAGCAAATGTAATAGCTAAGTTAAAGAATGATGATTCTCCTTGAGAAGCATTTCTTATATCAGCTACTTCTAAGCCATCTTTTACATATATTATATCAAAAGACTTTTCATCTACTTCCATCCTACTTATATATACACTATCGCCATAAACTATTCTTAGGCAATCATTTACTTCAACTTTCAAATTCTCTAAGTAATAATTCATGAATTCTAATGGTATACCACGTTTACTTGATAATGAATCTACTACTACTGAGTAATCTTCATAATCATTATTTATTTTTTCTATATCATTAACTAACTCTTCGTATTGAATAAGTTTCATCTTATTAAGTTCAGTTTCATTAGTCAATAATCTTTCTCTATCTAATAGATGATTAAGTCTATTAGATAATTCTAATACTTTATTTCTATCTTCAGATACCATATCTAAGTTATTAGATAATTCGTTAATATCTTTCTCCAAGTTAGCTTTCTCTAATTTAGCATCTTTAAGAGAAGATATAATCTTCTCATTATCGAGTCTAATATTATATTCTTTCTCTATAATATCAAACTCTTCTTTCTCTTTCTTTAAAATTATATCTGTATGAATAATAGCTTCCTCAGTTGCTTCCAAAGCTAATATAGAAGATTTAATATTATCACTATTATTAAATGCTTCTAACTCTTTATCTATATCTCTCAATTCTAATTTATTAGATTCATAAGCTTCCCATTCTTCAGATAGACTTATATAGATAGTAATCTCTTTCTCATCGTAGAAAGATTTACCATTAATGAGTCTTGTTATTATATTATTAAAAGAAGCTTCTTTATTAGGTATAGTATCTAATATAGTAGAAGCATTAATCATATTTCTAAACTTAATAAGAGTATCACATAAGTCTATTTCATATTCTAACTTCTCTATATCTATCTCTTCATTACGTTTATCTACTACTATAGAAGATTTCATATCTTTATAGAAATTTCTATATCCACAATATTCAAAACCACATTGTGGTTCAGATATTATATATAATACCGGACTCTTATCTACTAACTCTTTAGCTTTCATCATATTATTCTTATTATATACTTTAGCTATAGAAGTCTTAAGATAAGACATATATGATTCCAATTTACCACTATGCTCATTAAATATCTTCTTCAATGTAGCTGAATCAAAATCTCTTAAATGTGCGAAGTTAAAACTTATAGTCTGTAATACTGCTAAAGCTTCTTTCAATTCAGAAGTATTTAATAAAGGATTTTTCTTACCATAATCTTTCTCATGTTTCTCTATCTTATTCTCCAATAACTCTTTTCTATCATTAAGATTATTTAGATAAGATAAAGATTTTGAAGATTGTATTAATGCTTTTAAAGAATCTCTCTTATTATATAAGTCATTAACTTGCATCATTATCTCTTGATACTTCTTGAGTTTCTTAGTATATTTCTCAGTAATCTTCTCTAAAGATATAGAAGTATCTATATTAGTTAGATATTTCTCTTTAGCTTCTATTCCTATATTTAATCTATTTAATTCACTCTTATAGGTATTAAGTGTATTAATAGATTCATCTAAGTTAGATACTATAGATTCTATCTTACCTTGTAATTTAGATATCTGATTATTAATATCTGATATATCTTTTCTTATATTAGATATCTCATCTATATCATTAATAGTCTTATCTTTAAATACAGAATAGTTATCTATATTTAATTTATCTTTCTTAGATACATTTACTCTCAATAGAGATTTAATTACTCTTAAATCTTCACTGCACTTCTTATACAATTCACCATATTTATTTAATTCTTCTAAACGTTTATTCATAAACTCTTTACGTTCAGAAGCAGACATATTTATTATATTAGTTACATTAGCACCTAATCTTACTAACTTAAGATATGATTCATCTACACCAAAGTAATTAGATACTAATTCCTTAAATGAAGTTACATTACCATTAGCGTTTAACTCTTCTTCATTTCTCTTAAAATATGATTTAAGAGAAATAGAACCATCATTAGCATTACGTTTATAGAAATGCTCTATAAAATAAGTATCTTCATTATATTGAATAGATATATATTTATATCCACTCATTGAATTTAATATTAAATCGTTCTCTCTACTATCTAAGTTGCCATTATAAGCAAATGGATGTAATAAACTACCTATAGTAGTTTTACCTGTCCCATTACCACCTATTAGTAAAGTTAATAAATTCTTAGCTTTTCTAAAATCTATATACAATTCTCTCTTCTTCATTGCTACCATAATAGGAGCAAAGTTCTTTACTCTCAATTCCAATACTTTCATATAATATTATCCTTTACAAAAAAAAAATATTTGAAGTCTAATTATATGTGGGCAACTAAATAAAGAGATATACCCTAATTAGGGCATATCTCTTATAGTTTTTTTTATTTAAAATATGCGTAGTGTTTACTACGACCAATTATGTTTGGGTTTAAATTATCAATAATGAACTTATTGTTGTGATGAGAATATGCTGCTTTTAGGTAATCACGTATCAATCTTATACTATGATACATATACGTATAATCACCCTCATCTTCTTTAGAAAATAAATTCGGTGAATTATTGTATTCAAATTCCATCTCAAGCATTGCGACCTTCTCATTATTTTCAACACGCATTTGAAGAATATTATCACATATATGATTTATACTTACATATATGCCTGTAGTTGGTTCATAATCGAATATCATACCAATTACATTTTTATCATGATAGAAATCAGTACCATGGAATGTCTTATCTATCTCAATCTTATCAAAATCAAAATTGAATAGTTTATAGTAATTCCAGATATCTGAAAATAATTCACTCATATTTGGTCTTGGACCTATATACATAGAAGTTCTAAGATGTTGATATGTTTTTACCATATTTGGATCATTAATGTATTCAGTATCACTCAATAATGATTTATCACCACTATAGTTTATGATAGGATTGTGTAATTCACTATTCTCATCAATCATTTTATTTAGGAATACTTCCAGCATAGCACTAATGAAATGTGGGATAAATATCTTAGACACATCAGTACAAGTAAACTCATTCATTGTAGTTGCTCGTATGATATATTTATCATCTTCAACACTTAAACTTAAGCCCATTTTTATTTCGAATGAATTGCAGAAATCGTCTCGATGTTCTTTACCATTTATAAGGCATAATGATGGTGTATATATCGCTTTGTCTGTAGGTATCAAATCTCTTGTTGCCATCAATAATGTTTTGAATTTCGGGTAACTTGTCATATAGAAATAGATGACACTATGATTATCAGCAACAGTAAAGTTTATTTTAAATATAAACCCATCAGACTTAACTATATAATCACCTTCATCATCCACATTAAAATGGACTTTAATAATTCTTTCTAAGCCTAATATATCCAATACTTTATTTTCTTCAAAATATTTCTTCAATCTTTCCATAGTTATACCTCACTTTTCTTTTAATCCATATAATCTTCTATCATATCAGGTATTGAAAATTCTATTATCGGATATTCTTTAGATCCTCTAATATCCTCAGTATCTATATCTTTAAATTCAGCAACGTTAAATTCTCTACCCAAATATGATAAGTTTATACCAGTAGAAGATATTATCTTCTTGGCTGGTAAAAAGAATTTAAGTTCACAAACCTTATTATAATTATAAGTTAATCTTGTAGTAAGACATTCTGAATCTACAAATTCAATATTACTTCTAACTTGTATATGGTCACACACATTCTTATCAGTACTATTTATTATTGGTCCAATAAACTTATCTATAGTTAGACTTTCCTCAATTATTATTGGATTATCTGGTGTACTATTCGAATGTAGATATTTAATATTAACATTAACAACTTTGATATCTTGTGATTCACGATATAATTTCTCTATTTGCTCAGATATATCAATGAGTTTAGATGATAAGTGTAGACTATGGATATCTATACCCAGATATCTACTATCATTATAATCTTTATATTTTTAATTATATACAGCTAATCTGATATTTTCAATCACATAGTCACTATCTATATAGATAACTGCATAATCGGTATTTGTATTAGTAAATATATCTGGATTAAATGGTTTCAATAGTATTGCCGAACGTTCAGCAATACTATTCTTTGTAGTTAAGTCTATTGTAAACTGCTTATCAATGGTATCATCATATTCAATATTTACATCTTTAATGATCGAATGGCTTTGTCCAATCGATCATTAAATGTAAAAGGTTTTCCTTTTGGTCTCAGCTTAACTGATTCTATCTTTATTTTCATTTTTATCTATTTCCTTTCACCATAATTATTTTGAACCTAATATGTCATACGGTCCATATGCAGTAGTATTGTACCAGACTTTACTTCTTCAGGATTTTGTCTTAGTATATCTAAATCACTTTCGAGAATGCTACCATCGCTCATTATTATTTTTATATGATATATTGATAACCTCGTAGTAGTCGCTGAGACTTCCAATTTAAACACTCCCCATTGACCTTTATCATCATATAATTTAACATCAATAAATTTTGTGATACAATTATCACATAAAGAACTTCTTATTGTATTTGATGGTGTAGTAGTTTCAATTGTTTCCATCATACTTGTTATACCTTTTGGCAACCCAAGATGGTTTCCTACTTTTTGAATTATGGAAATTTCTTGAATATTAATCTCCTCAATTATATTAGAAGTTGAATTAGATATACATTTAAGTTCTTCACTAATATCCATTATTCTTGGTCGATATAATTTATTAGCTTTTATACGATATATATCATTACTGTCTGGAAAACTTACCTTTATACTATCGATGATGAAATTATCTCTTTGATTATATCTAATACCTATTTTTTCACAATTACCGACTCTTTTTGCTTCCTCAGGGTCTACTAAATAGATAATAGTATCGATACCCCTCTCACCTCGTCTAATATCAATTATATTACTATCACTATCAGGTTTCATAGTATCAAGAAGATATAGTGAATAACTATCCTTGGTACTATCATAAATAACAGCACTGTGAATTGTAAAATTTATCATCTTATTTCTCCTTATCAATTTTGGTCCTATCAGCTGGTTGATCAATTTCCATCATTAGATTTTTTATATTAGCAATGAATGAATGCCCAAGTTCCGTCTTGTGCTCCAAATCAATACTTATAATTTTATATCTATAAGCCTTAGGTATATTTCTAACTATGATTCGATAATGCTTATTAGTGGCAAATAGACATATATCTATTGTAATATCGACAGTTGGTCCAATATATTTTCCAAGATGACTAACAGTTTGAATTGTTTCAGTCACATCATTAAGTTTTATTTCAATTGGTAGGAATTCTTTCATGTATGCATCGGCGTGAACATCATGGTCAAATTCGCAAGGAGTATAACCTATGCCTATTCCAGATATAATGATATCGTCAAATTCTCTACAATTGAACGAATTAAATTTTTCATTAACTGAGCGACTGATATCTATATTACCAAATTCATCCGGCACTCTTGGAATATCTATTCTATAACCCATTGTATTTTCAGTAAATGCGATATCAATAGCGGTTATAATAAAATTCTCAGATTGCTTATAACGTAAGAAGAAGTAATTTTCTTTCTTATTAGCGATATCATTCAGAGATGGCTTAATCAACCATATTAATACTTCTTTCTCGTTATCTGATGCTTTATTATTAAAATTAGGAATAATGTAATTTACCTCTACCTTGTCATTACCGTTTACACAAATATTCACATCTTTCTTATGCGTACCATTAGCATTCTCAAAATATATAGTTCTTATTGTAAAATTCATATTTTCCTCAATAGTTATAATTTATTTATCTTCTGATTTTAATCTTTCAATATATGATCTTTTTATCACATAATATTTGACACCATCGACTAAATACCAATTGGTAGTAAAATCAACTAATACGCATTTGTTATAGTATTCTAAAGTGACTCTTTCAATCGAAAAATCTACATTTGCTGGTATCTGGAACTCTAATTCTAAAGATATATTAGAATCCTGAAGTTCTATATAAGCTCTATGACTTTCAAATCTGAAATCTTGTAATCCACTAATAAATACACGTTTCCCTTTTTCATCTATATCTATTTTAGATAGTTCTATAGTATCAGTCACATATTTTTCCGTTATACTCATAACTTCAGCTCTATTATAATCATATAGTGACTTAGCTGGTATATATGTTACAAGTATCGATGTTAAATCAACATCTGAAACAAAGATGGAATCTTTCCAAGATTTATACTTGCCAGCCATGATAAGTTCTAAATCTATATTATCATCTTTATCTGGTTTTAAATCAATAATAGATATATTGAATATTGGGCTATCATCGAATGATATATCAATAGCTGTTATTTCAAATACATCACTACTTTTATACTTAATATATCTTTGAGTTTTATTACCCGAAGCAATATCTTTTAATGTTGGTTTACTAAACCATATATTTACTTCAGTAGTTTCAATAGGTTCTTTTACATCAGCATCATTAAATATTTCATTAAAATAGAATCCGTCTTCTATTACGGTATTCATTTCCTGCATAACAGGTATTCCAAACTTCATAAAATAAATATTATTTAATGTAAATTTCATATTATCTATCCTTTCGTATTATTCGTACTGAGTATTGCGAATATACTCTCCATATCTTAATTCTAATTGATCATGTATCTCTATATTTATTGGACCCCAGTATTCATCTGATATATCAATATTATATAATTTATCACTATCATCGAATGATACATCTATTGAATTTATTAAGAAGCCTTTAGATCTATCATATGTGATACAATGACAGTCACATATATTCTCAAATAGAGGCTTAAACCATATGCATACATTTTGAGGTTTATACTGATATTCTTCATAACACTCGGAAATATCGATAGTATTAACATAGTCATCAACTGGAATTTCAACATCCATAATTTCCAGTTTATCGTAATTATAATAATGAATCTTTTTTATAGTAAAATTCATTTACAATCTTCCTTTCATATTATTTAGGTTCATGCCATCTATTGGGATTCATCTCAGGATATGCATCTAATTCTACTATTTTCGCAATAGATGATTCTATTTCCATAGTAAGATAAACATCAATGTCAAAATCTTTATAAACATTTGAGTTTGGATTGAATATCTCATACCTTTTACCATTACAACTTACTATAATTGAACGAATATTATATGCCTTAGCCATAGAAGTTGGAACCAACTTATGTGTTTCTATAACTTCGCCATCATATATTATTGCCACTGTGATTGGGTCATACCTAAGAGCATTATATTTGGTACCAAGTATACTATAGTACGGTGTATAATCTTCAATAATAAATCTTTCAGTTAATTCTATAACTGAATCTGGGAAATAGTTATAATCATCACTCATTACATACGATAAGTTAATTGCTTCTAATTTAAATTCCATTTTACATCTTCCTTTCTATTTATAAATTAACTGACCACCTATCTTTAGCCAGATTATTACCAATATTATAATTCTTAGCATTATTATATGCTTCTTTAATCTTATCTTCTATATCAATAGTATTAGATTTAGTTTCACTATATAGATGCCCTATTAATATACCCAATCTAACACCATCTTCAAATTCTAATCTGATATCACTCACATAGAATGATTCACTATATTTGAAGTCAATCTTAACTTCAGGTTCTTTACGTAATATTATACTGAAATCACTCCCAACATTACCATTGGGATTTAGTAATTCAATAATATGAGTATTATTATCTTCAATCTCTTCATTAATATCGAACTTAGTTATATCTGGTTCAATATCATTTAATACCATAACTTCTTTTACTTTGTAATTCATAAATATTTCCTCTCTTTCTTTTAATATATACAAAAAATATATAGATAGTTACTTAATAGTAACTATCTATATAAGAACTTACTTATTAATATTTCATAGGAGCATTGTGAACTGCCCTATAGGTAGTAAATACAGCGATTAAGTCACTCCCAACTATAACTTTCAATTTATCAGAAGTTATAACTCTTTTCGTTTCAGAATGGTCTAAATAGTCTATACATTCGACAGTAATTTTATTTGGCTCATCTGGAATAAATACTTTGAATTTTCTTTTAGTTTCATTGCCTACTATAATATGACAAGTATATTCTCTTAAATCAAAATCTTCATAATCTGAATTATCCGAATTTGTTAATTTATCGATATCCAGACGCTCTGTAATACTGGTAATCAATCTATCATCACCACTGAAATAATATTTTATTGCAATATTACTAAAGTTGGCATGCTTATTCACATATTCTACCGCATTATTTACATCTATCCAAGCTTTATCAAAACTTTGAGAAATACTACTAAGTCCATCAACTATAATATATTTCTCAGCAATTGTATATTCCTCGTCAGATATATCATCAAAGACAACAGTTATTTCTTCTATAATGATGCCTCCAGCATGTCTAATATATACTGGATAATCCGAATCACGCAATAATAAATCATGTATTTCATTTAAATTAACTTGTACTCCTGAATAGGGATTAGAAAGTATCTTAATTTTGTTGAATGGTGTCTTTAGTAATGATAAATCCACTATCATAAATTCATCATCTCTAATATGCACATTTAGATCTATATATTCCACAGCATTACATTTGATTTTCTTTATTGTAAAATTCATTTCTATTCATATCCTTTCGTTATTAATATAGTCTGATAAAATTATTTATCGAAAGATGTATATCTATTTCATGATTTGAAATATGAGCAACATATACACTATCAGAATCCATCTTATATATCTTACCATTAAATTCGAAATCAATTCTACTTATATCAAAATCACTATTAGTGGCATTATTGACAATAATTTCTTTCAATATTATTTCACCATCACTATAGAATGAAGATAACTTATCAAAATATATCTTGATAGTAACTTCTTCATCATCAGATTCAATAATATCACTATCGTGATAATATACATCTTCTTTTACTTGAGATAAATCTATATATTCAGATATACGTTCTATAGATTCATCACCAAATGGGTACTTCAATTCACCAACACCGGTATCAGACACATAATAATATTCTAATTCAATACCTTTTACCTTAATATCATTAGTCTTACTTTTATTTCTTAGTTCTGTCTTATTGATAATATCTGCTATATCACGACTAATATCTTTCCTGTTTTCAGGCACATCAATCTGATATTCATTTACAATCTTACCATTATCCTCTATTTCAGCGATATAAATAGAGCTAATATATACACCAGTTGTACCAGCGACCGATATATGCAAATAGTCATTCTCATCAGACAATAATGTCACTGTTGATGTATTAGACTTACCAGCAGGTTCTGGTGAATGAGATATCATTATGATTCCACCAATGTTATTATTTATATTAAATATACTTTTATTAAAATTACCACCTATCGTGTAGTCTAATTCGACAACACCATGGTCTGTTAAATTATTTATCAATCCCCCTCTTCCCAAAAACGTTGAGATAGTTTCATATGCAAGCGTTGTTGCCAGTATATTAATATCACATTTTGATTTATCCACCACTAAATATACTTTGGTTAATTTAAATTTCATAATTTATGCCCCCATTAATCTAATCTAAAGAACCATCTTTAATTTTTATTTCATTCACTATGCATCCAAAGGCGGCAAAATATGCTTCTCTGTTAAGTTCCATTGAATTTTTATCAATAGTAATTAGTTTACCGCCTACTTCAAATACAAATTCAGTAATTACATAATCTATATCATCCAAAAGTATTATTTTTATTCTACATATATAATTATCATCATATTTAATTGATAAAAAGAGCTCCCATACACCATATCTATGATCATAATCGTCATCATCATACATTACGTGCATTGACTCATAACGAGCATCGGTATCAGCCCATGTAGTTTCTCCACTGTCATTAATTCTACATTCATAATCAGTCATAATGATTTCTTCTTTTGGAACCTCACCCTTAATTCTGTTATATAGGTCGTTGTTTTTTGTTAATTCAAATTTAATTTCTTTTAATTTCATATAGATTCAATCCTTTCTTCTTTAATTAATTCAGTATTATTATAATTTAATCATCAATATAATATATAAGCAAAAAGAATATGAGATATATACTAAATTTAGTATATATCTCATAGTATTAAACGTATTTTAACCAAATATCTCCATTATTACCATTAACAGGGTCATTTGGTGAAATAACAGTATTTCTTATTCTTGGACCTTGGAGATTGTGTACATTATTTGATGGTGAATATGCCGGTATCAATGCACCATAATCTGAACTTGTACTCAATGTTGCATGTCCAGCAGCTATTATATCCAGACAGTTATCTGCACTGTTATTAAGACCGGTATCATGGTCACCCACCGCTAAATCTATAGCTGGTCCAACAGTTCCATCTCCTTGATTATATTTGTTATGAATATAAACTCTCTGGAAGTTTCTATCAGAATTTCCCATCACAAATTGTTTCCAAGATGTTGGGGTGTTATCTCGTATTTCTCTATGCCATAAGCCAACATGGTTCCAACCAGAGAACCATTGAACACCCCAAGATTTTAATGGACTATTGGGCTGCCAATCATTATCGCTCTCTTTATGATGCCAATCAACCCATGTATAACCATTGCTGGTGTCCTGATGAGTACCAAATCTTTCAGGAACAGCTGTAGAATATATTCCTCGAGAAGCATAGTATTTTGTTGAATCGACCAGTTTATTTATATCATTATCAGACGTTATTGGCAAATATGATAGTAAATTATGTCTACTATGAATTGGTCCCCATTCAGTCCATTTATTAGCATTCGACGTTCTAACTAACATATTCCAGCCACCAAATAATCCATTTGTCACATTTGAAATATCACCATTCAAACGTATCAAAATTTGTGTACTATAACCATTACCTTCTGGATTGCCATAATGATTTAAGAAACACCAATCATATGGAGCACCAATAAAATCTTTTGCAGTAGTTAAAGTAGTCTGATAATTGTATTTTATTTTGTTATCATTTAGGAATTCTTTGGTGCATGAATTTCTTGGGAAATACTTAACATAAGTAGCTGATGGATCATCTTCTATCCAATTAGTATATTTATTACCATTATTCCAATTAATAGAAGCAGCATCTTCTCTATAAATTCTAATATATCTTTTAGCAGATTTAGTTGAATATGCTATTTGTCTGTATCGATTAGGTAGATATCATTTTCTATTCCACAGAATTTAAAAATTAAAAACCTTAAATTATATAATATTAATATATACTCTAACTTGCGGTAAAATGCATATTCTGAAAAATCGGTAAAAATTATTTTTCCGAAACTATGTAAAATGATTGAATTCCACATTAATCTAATAAGTCAATAAAAAATAAACGAAAGGAAGGAAATTAAATGAGTGATTTATTATTCGGTTTGGATAAGAAAACTAATAAATATAAACCTATGTCTTTAACCACTACTGCTGATAAAGTATTAATGGATTTAGATAAGAATACTCTACTCAGTACAGAGTTCAAGACATTGAAAGATAAAGTTAGTGAAATAGGAACCAAAGTAGCTGATATACCATCTGTTACAGAAATGAAAAAATTTATTAAAGAAGGTGAGAATAAAATTGTTAGAGTAAATAGTTGTACTCAAGCAATTTCTCCAAATATAATATATTTAATACCATCAACTGACCCTCAAGCACCAGCAGATATAAAGAAAATAAATAGAAGTAATGTATTCTATTATATTAAAGTGGATCACATTAGTAATGATAATGATGGTATTACTGGATTCCAATATGCTTGGATCAATGGTGACGCGAGTAACTGGTTTGACTCAGATAGTTCATATAATGTTAGGACTTATTCGAGAGCGTTTAATTATTTCATTTCATACAAGTTTACACCGTGGCGTTTAAATACAATACCTATTAAGAATTATGCAACTACATTCTTCAAAGGCAAAGGTACTTTTGAATATGCTTTTGGTAGAGAAGATATAACTAATGCCGATAATGCTAATAAGCCAAATACAATGTACTTTTTAAAAAGAGGAGCTACTAATAGCCCATTTCCGGATGACGATGGCTTCATACAACTTGAAGCTTGGAACGAAGATGGGAAGTCATACAGACAAATAGCATATTCAACTAAATCTGCTAAAAGATATATTAGAATTTATAGAGAAGATGCTGCTTCTATTAATGTTCCAATTATCCACGGAAATAACTTATCGGCCGCAGAATTAAATTCTCCAAATTATCCACGTAATTATGAATGTACTACTGGATATGGCATTCAGATAGGTCTACCAACAGAGTTTGCGGTTATTAAATTTTTTGCAAATGCAGCTGATAAAGGGTATGGTACTCAATTAGCATTCAGTTTTAAGGGACAGGAATATAAAGATTCGGTATTGAATTCATCATTTAAAAAATCAATGCCTACCAGATGGAAAATGCTATTTAGATCAGCTTTTAATGGAGAATGGAGTAATTGGGAAACATTGAGTGATGTTGGTGATTCTTGGACTCCTAAAAGTAGCTTAAAAGACTTAAATAATGCAAGTATAATGTCCGCATTTACACCATATTATTATTCGACAGCTGCGAATGGTGTAATTGGTGGACCGCCTATTGCAACTAAAGTTGGTGGCAATGATGATGGTATAATATGGGGTTATTATGATAGCGGTAGAAATTATGGATTTCAATTTGCCCAAAACTGGAATGGTGGAGGTCTATGGACAAGACACATGCATAACCGTATTTGGGGCGGTTGGGCACAGATTGTGACAACAGGGTCAAGAATTTTTGATAGAGTATTTGCCGATGCCAATAATGAACCAACTAATCCGAATGGTCCATATATATCATTAGCCATAGGTGATTCTGATACTGGATTCAATAGGGGCGGCAATGGCGTATTTGGAGTAGTTTGTGATGGGGTAAATACACTGAGATTTGACGCACAATCCGTTATTGTTCGACCAGAGGCTTCGAAAGTATATGGTTCTGCTACAGTAAGAAATACAGTTATAGCGACGTTAGACCCATCTGGTGGTAACGATGGAGATATCTGGTTAAAATATGTATAGAAAAAGAGATATATACTAAATTTAGTATATATCTCTTTTTTTCTTAGTAAGACTTTTCTAATAATTTGATCTCATCAAGTATTAATCTACCATTATATCTATCAATCATAACATTCTTATTTTCTAATTCAATATAGCCACATCTATCTTCTACAGTATATCCAACGTGTGTTAAAGTACATTGCACAACTATCTGGTATTTTAATGGAAATATCTCTACCAGATAAGAATACGTTATTAAATCCACTATAGATTTTAACTTCTCTATATGAATTATCTTCTATAGTACTTTTGTAATCAGTTAATTTATCATCTAATTTAATATTTTCACTTATAGATACCACATTATTGAATTTTGGATACGTTTCTTTAAGCCAATCATATCTGAATGTGAGATCTGTGATTTTGATACTTTCTAATAATTCTTTACGTCTTTTAATATCATCTTTAATATTGAATTCATCCATGATTGGTTCTTTAAATGCGTGGACTAAACCGTAATACTTACTACGCATAATTAATCTCTCCTTCCTTCCATATATAATATTAATTAAATTTATTCATTATACTGAAATAATATATAGTTATAATACACTTAAGTAATCAATAAACTAAATTAGAAAGGTGTGATTTAATGGTAACATGGCTAAACGTTATTGATTGAATGATATATAAGATATAATTATATCTTATATATCAAAATATCCGTTGTTTATTTAAGAGTACTAAGTAGAGTTAAATCCTTAGTAACTAAATCTGTCTTTAAACCCATTCCCATGAAATATATATCAACTACATTCAATGTAATTTTATTCTCTACTTTATCAGTTAAGTCATTTATATCAACATAACCTTTCTCAGCTATACTTGATAATGCTTCTGATTGCATTACTAAGTCATCTGAACGCATAGACATAAATTCTTTAACTATAGGTTCTCCGCCACTGACTATATCATTATAGTTCTCAACATCATTCTGTCTACCATTCTTATCTCTTGCAGTAACTTGTCCAGTAAGAGCACTTCTAACAGTAACATCAGTAGAACCTTTATTTTTCTTTCCTCTCATTTGTTCCATACGTTTTATATGGACATATCCAACAGGAACTTTATTAATACTTAATATAGGATTATCTTTATCCATATTTTCATATGGTTTAGCCACATATTCCATTAATGGAGTTCCTAAATATTCAAGAGCTTTATTAATATTCTTAATATTTAAAGAATATTCATAGTCTGCTATATGCCCTATAATATAAGCATCATCATCACTAAATAAATCGTCAAAATATTTCTGGAATTCTTTATCACTCATCTTAGAGAATAAGTTATAATAATATTCGTAATTTACTTTAGTTGGTTCAAGTAATTTAAAGAATTCATATATAGTTTCTTCCATCTTCTTTCTCTTAGCTTTAGTAAATAAAGTAGATTTAGAAGCTTCCATTATTACATCAAACAAGAATTAGTTCACCTTCCTTTCTATAATAAAGTATCACCGATTTCCATAGTCTTATGAACGTAAGATGACACATTTGAAAATATCATACAACTAATCATTGTAATAAACCACATACCAGTTACAGGATTAAAGGAATTAAATACATGTCCTTTAAGAATAGCTATTAAAGCCCATAATATAGCACATGGTATAGTACAACATAAATCAATTCTAATTAACTTATTTTGTATTCCAACTAAGTCTTCATATGAATTAATCTCAATCACAAAATATAACCTCATTTTTCTAAAAAAAGAAGAGGATATTAATCCTCTTCGCTAAATGTAATAAGCCCGTGATATTCTGTTGGTTTAGAATGATCTGCAATAGTCTCTCCCACAACTCTGGCTATCTCATATAGGAGTAATTTAGTTTCATTCATATTCGGTTTATTAATTTCTTCTTTAATATTTTCACCAAGTTCTCGAATTATTTTATCTTCACCCATAATATCACTCGCTTTCATTATCTTTAATAGTGCTAATGAATAACAGAAATCCAATTACCCAGAAGACTAATACTAAGAATATCATTAGTGCCAACATAAATATCTGATGTGAACTATACCATTGATATAATGATTGTATTACTCTAATTGAGAAATATATTATAGCAATCTCTAATATGACTACTACATCAATATCTGTTATTCTATCTGAATTTCTACCTTTATTACCTTTTTCCAATTTGAGGTATTTCATATTAATCATCCTATTCTTCATCAGTTAAATCATCATCATTAGCCATATCAAGTAATGCTATTGCAGCATATAACCATATCAATACTATAACGATTAATGCTATTATGAATATTGGTGTTCCTATTATATCCTGCATTGATGATAATAGTTCTAATAATCTATAAGCAAAAAAGAATAAAGTGAATTCTACTATACCCACTACTGTGAATTTAGTTAATTCACTACAATTTTCATTACTGTCAAATACATTCTTTATTTTCTCTACTATAAACTTCATAAATATTATCTCTTCTTTCTTATACTTTATATTGGATAGCTGGGAATACTTCATCAATTACTCTTTTAAATGGTATAGGTAATTCATTATATATTTCTGATACGTCATAGAATTTACCTTCTTTAATGAAGTCTTCATCTCTATTTTTATCTTCCACAAATCCATTGAATGGTCCATTATACATAGCACTGTACATATGAACCAACTTACCACGGTAATCAAAGTCTCCTCTTTTCATAGGTTTCTTTCTACCAATTTCTCTAAGATATGTGAAGTTATGGTCTCTGATATCCTTAATATCTAACAGAGCTTCTTCATTTACTTCATTTTCAGCTTGCTTAATATTAGGTACATCAGGTTCTATACTTCCACCCGGAACTCTATATTTCTTAGTATCATTCTCGCCCATTTCAAGTCGCATAAATACCTTTAATCTATTATCTTCTATCTTAAAGACTAAAGTTTCTACAGTTTCTCTATGGGGCTTATCATCTATCCAGATAATACTATTCCAAAATAATTCGCCTTCATTATTCTTATAATAATATCCATTAGGCGAATTCTCTTTGTTTACTTCTTTAATATCATCTGCTGTAAATACTCTAACATTATCCACGTTCATACTTCTCTCCTTAAATAAACTATTTCTTGGTTTTCTTTTTATTGTAGAATCATAGTGTTTATATAATGCTTTATAATCACCTAATATGAATCTCTTATATCTCTCAGCATCATAAGCTTCAGGAGCATTATTAGCAATCATATTATTACAAGTTTCTAAGTCTGATTGAACCATCTTATCTAACATAAGTAATTCATCTCTATTGGTAGCTTGCTTTAATTGATTAATAACATATTCTATTCTCTTTCTATGATTCCACTTGTATCCACCTTGTAATGAATAATATGAAGTCAATACATTCATTACTGGTACTATAGGTCTTAAATCTTCTAATGTAACTTTCTCATTACCAGAATCTTCTATAATGAATACAGGAGTATCCGGTTTACCATCTGAAAGATATATTTCTTTCTTCTTATTAAGAAACTTAATAAAGTTAGCAAAGTTATTATCATATATCTTTACATAAGATGATTTCTGAGTTAGCATCATTTCATCTTTAAGTCTTTCTTTAGCTTTATCCACCGCTTGTATCTTATGATGCATATTAGGATTATTACCACCATCTTTAATCTCTATATTGAGATCTAAAGATACTATATACATATCTGGTATATAGAAGTGATTACTTCCATCATATTCATATATATAAGTAGTTGGTGCTGGAGTCATTATGTCATTAGGGTCCCAATCAAAGAACTTATCTAAGAATTCTAAGAAGTTCTTTTCATAAGACCCAACATATATAAGTCTATCTCCATTCTTGAATTGGTACATACCACTAATTTTTCTATTAGAAAGTAACTTCCTTTGATGCTCTGGGTCATCCATAAGAGTAATTTTGCCAAACTTAGCAAGCATATTCTTCTTATAAATTTCCCTTTGCTTATCTTTACATTTTGGATTACCACAAAGTCTATAATACTTATTAGTCTTTGGATTCCATTTAGTAGGATTACCACACACTACACATTTGCCTTCAGACTTACCCGTCTTTAGGAAATAGTAATATTGTGCTCCACTTTCCATATGCTTAGGTATCTGGTCACCATGGACTTCTTCTAAGTGAGAAGAAACTCCTTCTAATGATACATAAGCTTTCTTACATATAGGACATTTAATCTTTTTTTTAACCATTAATTATATCCTTTCTAACTTGTGGGTGATGTATTACCCACAAGTTTATTTATTTCATCATTTCGTATTCTTGCTTTTGTCAAGTCAAGTTCATCGAGATTATAAATACTAAGTAACTCATTCAGAACTTTTTCCTTTTCGGATAATACAAATTCCAAGAATGTTATTCTAATATTGGCTTCGGCTATATCTTTATAAATCACCCTTATCCCTTCTTTCTTTTTATCTTAAACTTATCTAATTGTCTTCTTTATTTACTCATTAATTCATCTAATTTTTCAATAGTTTTAGTTTCACTATCTTTTATAACTTCGACTAAATATGAAATTGCTTTGTCGATTATCGCTAATTCATCTTTATTGAAAGCATGATTAGTTATTTTGAATTCAGGTTGGGTTACATAATAACCTTTCTTATTATTCAAAGTCACTATTAATTCACCATTGGTATCAGAAATTCTGAATGATATTAAAGTTTTAGTTGTAAGTAACTCAAATATTTCTATGATAGTTGATTTCATACAACTGTCTCTATATACAAGGATATTTGATGTCAATCTGATGCTATCACCTGAATCCAAGCATGTAACTATTGCATGCATGTAATCCTTTAAAAACTTATATTGCTCCTCAGCAGTCATTTCTTTATTTATTGCAAAATTATTTTCAATCTTCATAATTAATCTCCTTTACTTTACCATCAAGTATTCTATTTAATCTCCTATTTTTATCTTTAGTGCTATCGAATATAGCTTTTACTATGTGATCTAATGATTTATAGATAGTAGCTATCTCATTAGTTGTAAAGATATGATTGATTATTTGAAATTCCGGTGTCATTGTGAACTCGGCTTTCTTATTATTCAACACAATATATAATTCTTTATCTTCTTTATACATAAAATCTATTAGATGGTCTGGCTCATCAAAACTACCTTTTTCTCTCTTTTCCCATATACCAATACCGGGAGTGCCAGTGTTCATATCACTGAATAATACTACATTTTCTGTTATTTCAATATGGTTAAGACCTCTAAATTCTGTACGTTCCATATACTGCTTTAAAAAATTATGTTGTTCCAAAGCACTCATATCTGGTTTCAATGTTTGCATTATATTCTCCTTTCAATTATTTATTTAGCAATAACTCCGTTCTAAATTTCATTATTTCTTTAAACGGATTTTTAAAATCGTTATGATATACTGGGTTGATATGTCTGAAAGAATGAAGTTTTTGGATATATGGGCTCATATATAAATCCGGAGCAATTTGCTTATCCTTTAGACTTTCTAAATACATTCGTGTGTGTCTACGAACGTATTTTCTAAAATCATTTCTAACCCTTTTAAATTTCCTCTTTCTCATTTCATAATTATTCAATTATTTATTCTCCTTTAATTATTTTATTTAGACGTTTTACAACATCTGGTTTACCACTAATCATAATATTCGATATATAATCAATTGAATCGAATATTGCATCTATCTCATCATCAGTAAAATGCAAATTAGTGCTAAATATTGAGATGTCTTTACCTTCTCTATCGACTAAGAATGTGGCTTCTTTACTATTCAAGTTTACATACAGCTCTTCATTAGGATTATTCACTTTAGTAAATCGAATTAATTCTTCATGCTTGCCGTTAATCACTATCTTATTATCACATATTATAACCGACCATTCATTAGTTTTTGGATCCTTAATATATTTGACAGAATCAGTTAATTTAATACTGCCATCAGGTTTTGTATTTTCACCAGTTGCATAATTTGGCATGCCACTCAAACTATACAAATTATTCATTATAATTATATATGAAAAATACGTAGATACTTTTTCCATACAGTTCTTCCTTTCTAATTAAATATTTTATTTAATTCTTTAACTGGATCTATAGGTAAGCCGCATAAGAATTGATTCATGTCATAAGCAATTTGTATTATTGCTTTTAATATGATTTCTCGTTCACTCGAAATATAGTTACCCCAAATAATTTCATTCAATGGACGAAGTTCACCATTTTTTCCATTTAAATCTACCTCGGTAACATCGAGTCCTCTACTTTCACGTATTCTTAATATTATTAAGTCGAGCAGCTTATGATTTTCTGCAATTCCACTTATTATAATACTTTTTGAGGTATATTCCGGATAATTGACCACTCTAACATTATTAGATAATTTGGTCTCACCTTTATCGAATTTACTATTCCTTATATTGGATTCAATATATGCTAAATCCTTTTCTGCCCTTTCCATAAGTTCACTCATTATCATATAAAATCACTCCTTATTTCATTAAATTAATTTATATCGATACAAGTCTATGATATATATCTGTCATTTATACCATATATTTATAATCACTGGCACAAATGTGTAATAGAAAATTAGCAAATTTAAAAGAAAGGTGATGAAATCTATTGGCTAAAAGAAATAATGAAAAGATTAGTCGTAGAATAGTTAAAACTCTTCAACGTACTAATACTACAATAAATGATTTACTTAATAATATAGGTAGACAAACCGGTAGTTATGATAATACTCGTAGTAGAGAATTAGATATAATGATGAAGAAAGCTAATGATGTATTGAATGATAGCGTTCAGAATCTTAAAGATAAAACTGGAGATAATATATTCAAGTTCTATGAAGATTTAACTATGAATGAGAATAGAAACTTCAATAATAATCTTAGTGCATTAGAATCTGCTTTTGGTCTAAATAATGAATCTATATTCGATATGATGTCTCAAGCTAATAAGAATAGAAATATTCTATATGATAGATTATCTATTATATCTGAGCATTTATATGAATTAGAAGAAGCTGTTAATACTACAAGAGATGCTATATGTACATCAGATGAATTATCTAATAGAATATCGAGAGTATTGAATTTCACCAATATATCTGATAAAGATGTAATGAGTGACCTCGTATCTAAGATGGAAAAAATAGAGAAGATATATGGTCTTCCTCATAAGATTAAAAGTTTTATAGTTCCTAAGACATTGGCATTGGGAACTTATTATGCTCTGACCATACCATATAATCACATATTTACTACTGCTTCTTTACAGAAATCAAGATTCTATTTACAGATGAATGGTATTAAAAGAAGAGATAGAAAGAAAGTAATTAATGACGCTAATAAAGGTAAGAATCCATTATTAGAATCTGTCAGTATGGAGATGGAGCAACTATACTTAGCTGATGATACTACTCTAATGGAGAATCTCAATAAATTTAATGATTCTTTACACGTTGATAAGAGATTCAATGTAATTAATGAAGTTGGAGATACTCATATCAATATTATATTGGATACAGATATGAATCCAATGTTATTAGAAGCTATGTATAATCCTGATATAGCTACTTCTTCTACAAGTGGTCAAGACTTTGATGACTTTATTAAGAAGTATACAAATAATAAGAAATTAGCTAATACTAATCCATATAGTGATGGAGTTAAAGATTTAAAAGCTGAGAAGTTCTCAGATATAACTGGATGTTACTTTAAATTAGTAGACCCAAGAAAGATGTTACCTATTATAGGTATAGGAGATGAAATATTAGGATATATTTATCTTCATGAAAATATTAATGAATGCAATGGTTCTATTAATACAGATACTATATTCGGTAGAGTTAATCTATCTAATATGGCATTGGATAGAAAGCAAAGTTTCGTTGCTTCATTAACTGATAAGATATATAATGCTTTCAGTAGAAAGTTCCTATTAAATCATCTTAAGTTTAAAGATACTATAGCTCAAGCATTATTATATAATGATTATTATTCTAAAGGAATAACTTTCCAATATATTCCATTAGAATATGTAACTGAGTTTAAAATATCTCCGGATTTAGATGGATATGGAACTTCTATGCTTAAACGTTCTTTATTCAAAGCACAAATGTATCTTGGTATGTATATATTCAAGTTTATGAGTGCTATAGATAGAAGTAATGATGTTAGAATATATTATGTAAAGAATTCTATCATGGATAGAAATACTATTAATAAAGTTCAGAAAGCTATGAGAAGTATAAGTGAAAGAACTCCCAACTTTACTAACTTCTCTTCTTATAGTGGTATGATGAGACATGTTAATACTGCTAATAGAGATATAGTAGTTCCAGTTGGACCTGATGATGTTAAAGGAATAGACTTTGATGTTATGAGTGGTCAAGACGTTAATATGAATACGGACTTCTTACAAGATATGAGAACCGATTATATTAATGCTACTGGTGTACCATCTGTTATAATGAACTATGTAAATGAAGCAGACTATGCTAAGACATTAGTAATAGCTAATGCTAAATTCATGGCAAGAGTAGTAGATTATCAATTAGACTTTAATGATGGATTAACTACTTTATATTCAAGATTAGCTAAGTATTCTAATATAGGAATAGATAATGCTACTCTATCTAACTTTGAATTTAGCTTCAATAGTCCTAAGATGCTTAACTATGGTAATATAAATGACCTATTAGCTACATCAGATAACTTAAGTCAATATATAATTAAGACTATGGTCGGTGAAAATAATAGTAGTGATGATTCTAATATAACAAGAGATAAATTAGTTAAAGTATTGAATCAAATACTATTACCTATGCTACCATGGCAACAATATGAAGAAGCTTATGATGCTGCGGTATTAGAAGTAGAAAGACAAAAAGCTGAAGATAAAGTGAGAGTATCTACTAATAATGAAGAATAATATATAAAAAGACAAAGGTTAATGGAATATAACTTAATTAAGTTATATTCCACATCCTTTTTTCCGAAGAAGTTCCAAGTTTGGTCAGAAGTATTTTCTGACCCTCACGAAAGGCATAAACTTTTTAGTGTAATCTAAGAGGATTACAAACTATTTTATATGTTATATATTTGAAAAGAGAGGTAAAAGTAACTTTACCTTTACCATTATGTTATAATATTTATCTTTGATTAGCATATTGAATACTATATACGAAAAATAAGAAGAATGCTCTTCTAAAGTTATTAATAGTAGCTAATCTATTAGTCTTATCCATAGTTCCTACCATCTTCATCCATTTATCCAATATATCTTTTATTAATATCATATTCTTATTTATAATATTAGAACTTCTATAGTAGTCTAATGATTTTAACACAAATTTAGTTGTATTTATATCTTCTGGTCTATTAGAACCATCTTGTAGATATAAAGTAATTAATGCTTCTACTATCTTTCTAATATCTTCTCTATTCTCAGTTATTATTAACTGATTAAGATAGTTTCTTAATTCAGATATAGAAACAGTATTCATCTTAGCAGATATATCTACTAATTTATAATTAACTCCTTCAGTTAATAAGTTTAATACAACCTTATTAGTTATCCTTTCTATAGCATAACTATTAGAATCATATTCTTTGTATTGGTCTGGGTCAAAATCATCTTGTTCTTTACCTAAGAATAGATTCTTCTTATGATTATCATAGAACTCCCTTGCTATATTTTTAAATAGAGAAGATAGTCTTGTTTTTACATCTAATACATATCCTATTATCTTATCATCGGTTCCTTCTACTAATCTCTTCTTATGAAGATCCATAGCATTAATAGTAATAGATAACATTGCATGATAGAATGTAGGTTCTTTCTTAGCAATGAACTTCTCAGATAGATTATTAATAGTATAATCCATTATATCTTCATTAGGTTCATATCTAAAATACTTAGCATGTAATGTAGGATATAATGATAATATTAATAGTATCTGAGTTTGTTTTAAGAAAGTATCATCATTAGTCATTATAGCAAATCTGGAAGCTAAAGCACATAAAGTATTATATGGTTCTTTAACTATATTCTGCTGAGACTTCAATGATGGTATAGTCTTTATAATCTTTCTTAAATCATTCTCATTGGTACTACACGCATCATATAGATGGTCTCTATCTTTAGTACCAAAAGTAGTTCTATATATAGGTCCCTTAGTAGTGAGTTTAGTACTATTATGGTTCATATAAGTATTGAGTGAATTTATTAAATCTTGTCTAACTTTCTTATCTGATAATCCTTTACTTACATCCGGATATACAGAAGTTAGTAATATCTTTGACGTCATATATAATCATCCTTTCTTCTTTAGTAGTCTTAATTGTGTGTTTCAAACTGTCTTCTAAAGATTAGATATAGATGATATATATTAACCCCATTCTTTTCATGATTGAATATATATGGTCTTATATCATGTAATCGAGAATTATTACCTGTCATTAATTCAGTAACTTTAAATTCATTCTCTACACCATATAATCTATATATACTATCTTTAACACTTGCTCCTACAGTAAGATATTTAGTATACTCAAATACATATCCATCTTCTATAGGAATAAATAATTTAGTATTCATTTCTACGGGTATTTCTACATCAGCTTTCTCTTTCATAGTTATAGTATCATAATAAACTATCTCTTTAGGAGTATAAGTTAATACTTTAGCTATAGTACATAATTCTTCTTCAACTTCCTTACGTCTAAGAACTATAGTATTATCATTCTGATTAATGAATAATTCAGTAAAGTATTTTAGATTAGTATCTTTCTGCAATAATTCATATAGTCTTGTGCTATCCAACTCAATAAATTCTATATCTAATTCTTCACATACTTTAATTATGGGATTAGTATCTGGAAGTATTATCCAGTGTCTACCATATCCCATATTAACTATATTAGCAAAGCAATATCTTTTCTTTATATCTATTATATATCTTTCAGCTAATTTAACCATAACTTTATTATGAGTTTGAATTAACTTAGTAATCTTTCTATCTAATTCCATATTAAGCAGCTTCCTTTATCTTAAATCTTTTCTTAAATCTTTCATTCATATCACTTATATTAGGTAAATTAAACCACTTATTACCAAGCATTAGATTATTACCTGTAAGATAATTATCCATAAATTCTTTACCAGCATCATATGAATCAGATTCATAATTATAGCATTTATAATATTCATCTTGATTTCGTTCTATGATCAATTTACCTATCATAGTTCTTCTTGATATATTGAAAGCTATGATTATATTAGGATACATTGATGAGAAGTCCATATCGATAACGTTATTATATATAAACTTACTCCGGAATCCCATAATAACTTTACCAACATTCTTATTCAATAATGGGTCTGTTACTAATGCCCCATCAGCTTTCTCTTCCAATAACTCTATATCTTCATCTTCAGGCTTACTATAATCATTATTTATATTATTGCCTATAATATATCCCTGCTTAAGATAGTTTACATAAGCAACGTTATATAAGAAGACAGTTTGCTTAAATATCTTATCATACTTAGTAAATGTAGATAAACTGTTAAGATATATAAAGTCTGCATCTTTAGTCTTATTACCTATACCAAGTTGAAGTAATACGTCCTTTATATTATACATAACATATTTCTTATAATTTCTTCTACTAAGAGTCTTTATATCACCATCTTCACTATAATCAAGCTTTTCATCATTCAATTCTCTCTTACCAATATTATTCAATCTATATGATGGTATAGAGTGTCCACCTTTTCTAATAGCAGCATAACTATTTAATTGACAAAGATATTTAGAATAACTACTACATCTAAAGTAATCTCCTTTGTTAGCTCTATCAAAGTGTCTTGTGTCTACTACATAATAACATTCCTTAACTGGAAATGCTTGGTCACATATAATATCTCTTGGGTCAACTCCTAAGTGTTCCAATCTTTGTATAATGAACGGAATATCGAAAGACATATTCCATACAAATACAAAAGTTCTCTTTAAAGAGTTTATCAACTTAAATAAATCTCTTAATAGTTCTACTTCATCATCATATGCATAGAACTTATAAGTTAATCTACCATATGATTCATCAAATGCATCATGTAACTCTTCTCTAAAACTATTAATATCCTTTATAAAAGGTTCTATTAAAGGATTATCTTTAGTCTTAAGTAAGAATGTATGAGAAGTCATAGTCTCAGCATCCACAATAGTAACTAAGTCTACTGGACAAGTTTCTGGTTTAGCAAATCCTGTATTATGATAGATATCAGTTTCTATATCCAGATAGACACAAGACGGTTTCTTTTGTAAGTTATTATAATAATTAGCCATCCATTGTATATAAGTATAGTTCTCTATATCCATATCAGAACCAAATACATTCCTATTCCAATGAACTTGCTTCAATCCTGCATAATTTCTATTGTCAAAACAAGCTTGAACCATTTTTGATAATTGCTCATCTTTTAATACTTTAGGTATCTCTGTAGTAAGTCTACCATATTCTAAACTTACTTTATCAACTTTATCTAATTCTATATCAGACATATTATAATCATAATCTCTATATTGAGGTTTAGTTATATATACATCCATATTTGGTCTATTTATAATCTTTATATTCTTAGTATTATTCTTCATATCCTTATACATGATAAATAACTTATCTTCAGGATTATCTTTAGTTTTCTTAAAATACATAACGTTTTCTAACATTAATTCTTCTGGATTATCTAACTTATAAATATTATTCATATATAAATATATCCTTTCTTTAATTTCGGTTATCAATGTGTCATCTTAATTTTATAATGTAATTACAGTCACTTAATAAGACTTTACAGAAAGGACGGTAATAAAGCAGATAGTGATTTAGTATATAAAAATATATACAAGTGATAATAAGTAATCAATATGCAAAAGATATATAATGTTACAGAATTTGCTGAAATGATAGGCAAATCAGTCAAGACGTTACAACGTTGGGACAATGAAGGAATATTAAAAGCATATAGAAGTCCATCAAATAGGAGGTACTACACACAAACTCAATATAATGAATATATTGGGATAAAGGACGATGTCGAACAGGCAAATGTGATATATGCAAGAGTTTCTTCAAGAAATCAAGATGATGATTTAAAGAACCAGATAAAGTTCTTAAATCAGTATATTATAGATAATGCTATACCAATATCTAATATAATATTTGATATTGGTAGTGGAATGAACTACAATAGAAAGAATTGGAATTCTCTAATAGAGGATTGCTTTAGGGGCAAGATATCGAAGATATTGATATCTCATAAGGATAGATTTATGAGATTTGGGTTTAGTTGGTTTGCTTCTTTCTTAGAAAAAATGACTGGTGTTCAAATTATAATTGCTGAGAATATTGCTACTACACCGGAGAAAGAACTTATTGGAGACTTAGTTGCGATAATTGATGTATTCTCTTGTAGAGTAGATGGATTACGTAAATATAAGAAGAAAATAAGTAAGGTGATAGAAGATGACGAGAGTATTTAAGATAAGATGTTATCCAACTAAAAACTCAAATAAAAAAGATAGAGCAAAACTTTGGAACTTGCAGATTTGTATGGAATATGTATTTAGAATATATCCAAAAAGAATATGCTAACAATAGACCATATCCAAATAACTATGAATATTCTAAATATTTAAATGCTCTAAAGAATGATAATCCAGATTTTCATTTTATTAAAGAGGCTTGTTCTAAAGCTATACAAAATACCATGGATAATCTCAACAAGGCAATACAAAGATTCTTTAATAAAACTGGTGGATATCCAAAGTTTAAATCTAAGAAAAGAAATCCGATAAGAAGTGTATTTTTAAGAAATGATGGTAGAAAGTATCTCAATTTCTTGGAATATAATCCAAAGTATATGAAATTACCGTATTATGGTAAGATGAAGATTAAATATCGAAAGAGAGAATTATTTCTAAGACCAACTAATGATAGTATATCTTCAGGTAGATTGGTTAAAGACGGTAATAAATATTATATATGTCTAATATATGAAAAAGATATAGTCAATATACCGAAGAATAATATATCTTGTGGTATAGATTTAGGTATAACTAATTATGCTACTATCTATTATAGTGATGGTAATTATTATCAACAAGAATCTATATTAAAAGATAGTCGATATATGAATATAGATTCCAAAATTAAACATTTACAAGTGATAATTAGTCATAAGCAAGAGATTAATTATCAAAGATTATTAACAGATTTTATTAATAGACATGATGGTGACGAGCCATCTGAAAAATATAAAAATATTATGAAAGGAGAAAGCTACAACACTTCGAATATAACTAAGATATGGATAAAGATAAGAAGATTATATACTAAACGTACTAATATAGTTAAAGATTTCATAAATAAATTGGTAAATGATATAGTGGTGAGAACCAAACCACTATCAATTACTGTAGAAACTTTAAATATAAAGGACATGTTAGAAAATGATTCTTCTCATTCATTACATGATATTATAGCTAAATCTAATTGGTATAAATTCTTCATATCATTAAAAAATAAATGTGAAGAATTTATGATAGAACTTAGAAGAGCTGATAAGTACTTTGCTTCGAGTAAGAAATGTAGTGTTTGCGGAGAGAAGAATAAAAATCTTACATTAAATGACAGAGTTTATTACTGCGTTAATTGCAATACATTAATAGATAGAGATTTGAATGCTGCTATCAATTTATGTAAACTGACTAAATATACAGTTGTAATATAACTATTCGCCCATAGCTCGTGGGTTTAAAGACACTTGCGAAGTGTAATGATAAGTATATATGTATACTTAACTTGTAGCATGGTAAATATGCTGTATATAAATATTCTTCCCAAAGAAGAAGATGATAAAGATATAAATGAAGATAATGAATATAGTAAATCTTTATTAGAAGAATTAACTGATATAGTTGGTGATACTAATGTAGTAGATACTTCAGATGATGGAGATATTGAAGAAGAGTCTTATCATCAAGAATCCAATGTTAATTTTCTATTGAAAGAATTCAATAAGAAAAAGAAGAAAGATAAAAAAAAGAAGAAGAAAAAGAAAAGTGAATTGGATATACTTAACGAAGATTCTATGGATTATGCTGGCGAGTTTGTAGATAAGAATGGTAAAGTTGTGGAGATTACTATACCAAGACCTAATATAGACTTATTAGACTATTATAAAGAAGATGATATTGATGATAGTGAATTCGTAGATAAGATAGTAGATCCTAACAGAAAAGCTTATCAGAAATTAAAGAAAGATAAAAATAAGTTTAAAAGAGAGTATGCTGAAGAATTAACTCTTCTCTATGATACTCTTAAAGAAACTGATAAATTCTCTAAAGATATACTTAAGAGATATCAAGAACTTAATGGTAGTAAGCAAAGAGGATTATCTAAATATGCTATAGACTTAGCAGATACTGTATTATCATCTAAACAAACTAAATTAAATATCATTAAAGAAATAGCAAGTGTTAAGAAGAATGCATTAGACCAAAAGACTAAGTATGAGGCTCAGTTAGCTAAAATTGAAGCTGAGATGAATAAAGCTCAAGCTCAACAGCAAGCTGGCGATTTAGGATTAATGGGCTCTGGATATCTACAAAATATACTTGAGTATGGTAGAAAGAACTTCATAAATACTATGACTGGCGATGGTAGTTACGATGAAGAAAACTATATAGAAACTCAAGATGGTATGTATTTGGAAGATAATGACAATGATGATGAAGAGATATTAAGTATGATAGAAGACCATTATGAAGATGAAGCTGAATTAGATGATTTAATATCTAATAGACTTCATAGTAATAAAAGTAATAGGAGTGCTGAAGGTAATAAGTATATCCAGTATGAACAAAGGAAACCTGTTATTAAGATAAGTCTTAATGAAGATACTGGAGAATATTCTTTCTTTGCAGTAGATCAAGATGGTAATGTTATAGATGACTTTCCATTACCTTCTGATGATCATAAGATAAATCCAATAAGATTCTCACTGGATAATAGTTATGGCACAGATAAGAGAGGAAGACAATATAAGACAGTATTATATTAAAAAAAATAAAGAGATAAGATATTAATTAATATCTTATCTCAATTATTATCTGAAAATATTATAGATCTTTCCTAATTACTTCGATATCATCTGATACTTTAATAGCTTCTATGAATTTATCAGTATACCATTCTTTAGTATCATTGAATTTCTTTTCTGTATCATCATACATCTTGCTTAATGCATCATATATCATCTGCATTCTTTTACCAATGAGATTAATTATTTCATCAGTAACAGTCAGCATCAAACCAGTATCTACTTCATATATATTAATAGAAAAAGTATTTATTTCTATTATAAATTCAGCATCTGTTCTGTCTCTTAATAGAAGGAAGTCAATATGAGATTTTTCAATACTTTCGAATGTTGCACTATCCATACTACTGAATATTGCAGTAAGATTTGGTGTTGTTTCGAGAGTTAGTCCATAACGCTTCTTACCATCAACATATCTCATTTTATACATCAGATAACTATGCTTTATTATAATAGGAGATTTGGTTCTCTTCTTAAGCTTTTCAAGTTCTTGATATTTATCATTGATTTTGTGTTTCAAATCAACTATTTCTTTTATAGTCATATTATTCTTCATCACAGTACCTTTCTTTTCTTCATTTACTTTATTAAACATCTCAGTTATCACATCGAAAAATTTATTTGATAACTGAATATATTTCATATCATCATTTTTGTCAAAACGATCTACGGCCATTACAGTAGGTTTAAATATATCTTTACCTTTCTCATTAACTAAATTACAAGTCAGGTCGACTTTTCCATCCGTCCCAGAATACTTAAATTCCACTGCAGTTTGACCAGACTGCTTCACGCAGTAAATGACAATCATAGATAACTTGTCCTTGAAATATGATAGTAGAGTTCTCATGCTCTCTTCATCATTTGAGAAGAATACTTTTTGAATGATAGTATTTACTTTATCGTCTAAAGTATTTTTATTCCACTCCATAGTACATAAATCAAGTTCAAACATAGATTTTAGTCCCACCGTACTCATCATAGTATTTATCATTATTATTCATCCTTTCCAAGATACTTGCTGAAGAAAGTAACCACTTTACTTTTTCTTTGATTTTCCAATTCTGGTATCGATGCTTCAAAAGATTTCCTTGCATCATCAACCATCTTAGTCAATATTTTAGCAACACTTTCAGTAAGCTTTTCGAATTTTTCAATACCATCTTTATTACCAAATGGTTCAAAGCTATATCCACAATTTCTCTTACCTCTATCATGTGAATAAGTCTTTATCATAACTACGTCTGGTAGACCAGTATAATTAATATTGACTGTTGAGAAATCAATATATGCAGCATAGTTGTAATAGTAAAACGTAAATCTAACTTCAAGTAACTCGTTGTTGATACGGATATTGGCATGAATAAGATCAACTATATCATTATGGTTATCCGAATCCACACTATCTATTTTCAAAAATACTTCGGCATCATTGGGATCCGGATATAATACTATAGGAGTTTTGTCCCCACGCAAATCCTTATACTTTATTAATTGTGACATGCAGTTTATCAAAGTAGCTCCAAGTATATCAAGTTCCCTTATCATCTTTTCCATGTCAGTCTCTTTTTCTTCAATTAATTTTACCCCAGTCATATCTTTTAGTACTCTAATATATGACTTGATACGATATTTGTAATTATCATCCACATATTTATTATCAAATAAATCTATCTTTTTGTCTATATCATATTTTACAGCATATAGAAAGTCATCGTAACTATCTATTGGATATAACTTAGCTGGGTCTAATCTTATATCAAATTCATTCTCAATACCTTTCTCCAAGAATACTGTAAATGTAAAGTCAGTATAATTAATTTCGCAATTTTTCAATGTCAATAAACCAAATAACCTAATAGTATAACGTAGTTTAATGACATATGATAGATTTAAGTTATCAGTATTTGATACGCAGTATAACTTCAATAGGTATTCTCCATCGCCTTTATCATATTTCTCAATTGAAATTTGCTCGTATTTATTACGAATCACTACCTCAGGTGATATTGAATCATTTGGTGTTATTACATACTTATTATAATAAGATAAAGCTTTAGAAGTCAATTTTGTTACATTCTTTGTCAGTTCTTTCATATACGCACCTCAATCATAATAGTCCCATCATAACATTATCAATACTTTTTTACATTTAGTATATTCACTAATGAAACTCTTTAAACGTTTCTTCTGTTTATTAGTCTCATTATCGTACGCCCCAACCATACTTGAATTAAATTCGGCAATCCACCAACTTAAGTTATTAATATCACCAAAGACTATTTCGCTCAATTTATCAAATTCTTCTTTACTCAATAAATCAGATTCTTCTAATTCGATTTTAAAACCATCTGGTGTATCATAAATATTGATAGCAAGTTCTAATTTATGATATACTAACACGATAGATTCAATTGAGCGGTTACTATCAAATTTAACTTTCATCACTCCAGAATATCTTAAATCATCTTTCTTATCTGGTAGATAGAAACGAATCTTAGAAACTATTTTATCTTTCTTAGATTTAGTTCTAATATTTATACTATATTGAGTATTATAACTACCATCTTCATTCTTATAAGGATAAATTATTTCACCTTCTAATAATTTATTATGGATAATATAGTTATTAATAATATCAGTACCAAATTTAACTATTACATTATCATACATATTCATTCTCTCCTTTGTATTTTTTCTATCAATTATTTTAAAAAGTCTTTAAGTTTCTCAACTTTATCTTTTCATTTCTTTATCTCCCATATATGCTTTTAGTTCTTCATATATAGTATTGATTGCATTTTTAAATTTATTAGTCATTGAATTATCGGATAGTATAGATATATGGTTGCGTATAATTTCCACCTTATCAATTTCAAATATATTTTTATGATTATTCGCACCATTCAACTTATATGATAATTTAATAGTGCCTTCTGGTAATCCATAATAGTGAAAGTCAATAATAATATCGTCACTCTGTACTTTATGATAAATAATAGTAGTAGATAATCTATTTTGGTAGTCTTTTAAAAGGCTTTCTGTATTCTTATTATCTGAGAAAAATAGTCCAGCTATAATACTATTTATTTTGTCGAGCATTTCTTCACAATCGAATATACTTCTATCAGAATGATTTAAATTATACAACATGATGATACCCCCTTTATAAATTATACATTTGAAGATAGTAAGGTACGTATAATACCTTACTATCATAAATTACGTTAGTTCAGTCTATCTCTTGAAGTTAGACTTAGAACGATCTTCAGTCGGCTGTTTTCTAAAAGTGTGTTGAGCCTCAATAGCAACTTTTTCTTGTTTTATTCTAACTCTTTTGTTAATAGCATTTGTGAATCCTATTAGAAATGCTATAATGAATACCACTAATAGACCTATTACCATCTTCTTATTCCTTATTATATCCTTTAACATTTTTAATCCTCCCCATCATTTAAATTATTTTTAGATAGTAAGGTATTCTATAACACCTTACTATCATAATTAACATCTTTAAATAAATCTGAACCATCTTTATCTTCAATCATTATCTTATAATCAAAGTTCAATAGTTCTGCCCATCTCTTGAAGTTAGTTACAGTCATCTTAGTATCTTTCTCTAAAGCTTGCTTTAGATTAGGGAACTCATGACTTGTTTTAAACTGCTTCTTATAATGAGCTACATTAACACCTTTTATTAGAATGATTTGTTTAACCAGATATTTTAAGAAATCATCTGATTCCTTAATAACTGGTCTTAACATTTCTCCATTAGATAGAGCTTCTTCCATAGTTTCATCACTAACGAAATTATCTGAATTATTCTTAAGCTCTTCTAATATAGAATAAGTATTTTTTATCTTCTTAGCACTATACTTATCCCACATATCTTTTGGAAAAGGTATTTTAATATGCTTACCTTTCTCCGTATATAGACCCGGTTTCTTTGATAACACTGGGTCATATTTACCTCTGTATGGATACACTAAATCATTTAGCATTACATACGCAGTATATTCTTTAAGTTTAATCCCTTCGTGATACATCTTTACTTCATAACATTCATCATCTACCAGAAATAAAGACTTCTGTAATATGATTGTCATATACCTAACCCCACTTCTTCAAATATACTTTTCTTCTTCTTTGTTACTATACCTTTGTCACCTAAATCAATATCTTTAATACTATCTCTTTGAGTCATAGTAGAGATATTATCAAATCTCATCATATCATATTTAGGCATACTCGATTTCAAAATTTCTTCTTTATCAAAACTTGATATAAAATATGTTACCATTGCTTGAGAATATAAGAAGTAATCTACTTTGGATAAGTTAAATATCAATGCTTCAAATGTTTCTAAATCTAATTCAATTAGTCTATCAGGTGTATTTATACATAAAGTAACTGTCTCATATTCAATACCATCTCTTTCCATTATAGATGGGGACATTTGTATTGAATTAGTTTTACCCATAGTTAATCTTATTATATTTTTATCATTCTCAGTTATCTTCAACTTACCATTCATTAAATAATACGTATCTTTATTAAGCATTATATCTTTCATTTCCCCTAATCCTCTAAGTAGATAATATATATACCTATCAGTTATCATAATTGAGTCGTTAGGGTCCCATATATCTTCCTTATTAGAGCTTACATATTTAATGCTTACATAGGAATTTATATCTAATATAAGATAATCCTTATTCCTATAATTAAAAGTATTATGATATAATTTATAAGATTTATTATACGTATCATCAATAATGAGTTTGACATGGAATTTTACATCCATGCCTTTACTTCTCATCATACTCCTCGATATACTAAATGGTATAGACATTTTAATCCTATCCTTCGTTAATACTCATCTTATTTATACTATTCATAATACCATTAATAATCTTAGTATTATTCTTTTCGTCTTCTGTATCCCCTATACTAATATGAAGATAATCTGGATATTCTTCAGCTATATCTTGATTATATTCAAGCATAGTATTTTGTGGTTCCATATCATCTGTGAAGAATAACTTATATGTCTTACAGAATGGTGTTAGAGTACCACTTCTACCCGGGTCACTATTACCACAAACGTTTATATCTTTTCTTCCTATATCCGATGGGTCAATGCCTCTAAACTTCTTAGCGATATTCTTTGAATTCTTATTACCTAATGAATTTGGTCCCTTGGTAGTAAATTCAAATTTTCTAAAGAAATCCATATCTGAAGTTCTATCATCAAATGGTAATATACCAGAAGCATATAACTGTATTAATAGTAAATCGGGTTGGAATTTAAATATCTGCTCTATATCACCAATCTCAGCTTTCTTACCAAGATTAATAGCTCTACTAAGTTTCTCACTGAAGTGATTAGTGAGCATAGAAGTTATATATTCATGACAACGTATTCTCTTATTATCTAAATCCATATTATCTTTCAATTTAAGATTATCATATTCAGTAATAAGCCATCTTACTATAGAATAGATATTCTCTCTATGATATAGATTTAATTTAAGATTCTTCTTATTAGTTTCATCAAGCATTCTACTAAAGTGAATTAGAGTACTTAGACCTTTATCAGATGATGTATTATTTAAATCCATCTTCTTTGCATTCTTACTATTTATATAATCCAATTTCTCTAACCAGAAATCTCTATCACATAATTCTTCAAGAGTTAATCTATTAGTAGTTAATTCCTTAAGCATTCCTACTATAGATTGAACGTAGTTATACTTATGAAATATCTTACTATTAACTCTTATAAGAATCTTTTTACTTATCGGAAAATAGATATATTTACGTTCTTCATATAAATCATCTATATCATTAAGAGATTTAACATGGTCTATATTATTCTCTTTACATAACTTAGTATCCATATCATCACCAACACAAATAATTCTTATAGAATCATTTACATTGAAGAATGTAAGAGTATTCTTAAATCCAAAGTTTGCTAAATAGAATAATAAAGATGGTACTGGATTTTTAAACATCTGCAAGTTGAATATAGGACAAGTATAAGTCAACCCATTCATAGCTTTATATTGCTTAGCTACTCTATCCAGTGCTACTGCTTGTAATGACTTAAGACTTACTGTATTCTTAGACACATAAGTAGATGCTTCTAATAACTGATATACTAACAGATACTTATTACCTTTGATTGTAAAATATCCATTTTCATCTGGTAATGGTACCATTAATTTCTTTACCACATCTTTCTCAACACCTTTACAAGTAAGATGCCATTTGAGAGTAAGTTCCCCCAACCTATTTTCCAATATATCCATAGGTCTACGGTTCTTATTTCTATCTTTCTTCTCACTTGAAGTTAATTTCACTCTTGTCTTATATAAATCATTGAAATCTATCTTATGTGGCATATCTTCAAATGAATAATCCACAAATTTTATATTTGGTAAAATCTCTAAGGACTTAGCACACTCAACGATATATTGAATTAATTCTCCATCATGAGTCTTATTCATTAAGTCCATATTGATATCTTTTTCGAAAGGGTTTTCGTAATACTTTATAAACTTTTTCATTGTATACTTCTTTCCTTCTCATTTTATCAAAAAAATATATCAAATAGATTTAAGTAAACCTATTTGATATATCAATTTTATTTTATTTCTTAATTATTCACCAGATTGAGTTTCATCCGATTTGCCCATAGTTTTCATTGCTCCCAATGGAACGAATGCTGGCACTATGTTGCCACCCTTTTCATCATTATCATCTTCAGCGACATCGAATCCTAATTGGAATAGGTCGAAGAAGTTCATAGTTACAGTTTCGCCACTTATAGCTACATCTTTAGCCAATCTCTTAAGAGCTACATTGAGATATGTCTCAACTATAGTTGGTATAGCTTGAGACAAGTCGATCATGATGTGGTTATCTTCCTGTAACACTTTTTTTGTTTCTTCTGCAACTTCTAATAGTTTTGCAGAATCTGGATTTCCTTCCAGTGGTATCAATTTGTAATTAGCTTCTTTCATGTTATGGAGCCTCCTAATTTAAATTTTTAAAAATTAATTAATTTTTTATTAACTCAATTTATGTGCATATATGATACTACTAAAATTGGTTAATCAAGTGTAATGAATTAAATATTATTTCATTACGTCATTATAATATATATCTATAATAAATACCAAAAAAAAGAAACTCTATTAAGAGTTTCTTTTTCAGTAGATGGAAATTACGCTACGCCAAGCATACCACTACAAGCAGTGAGTATGCTATCCGCAGAAAATATCTCATCCAATACTGAAGGTTTATTATCAGACTTTAATGCATTGGATGCATGACGCCTAATTAGTTCTTTTAGTGTCAATGCATCTGCTGATTCAGTCAGTAAGTCTACTATATCATCTTCAGTGACTTCAACTGGATCAATAGTTATATCTTCTTCTGGAAGTGATTCGACCTCGATGACTTCGCTATCATCATCTTGGGCTTTCGCTAATTCATCTCTGAAGAACTCCAAATCTTTAAGTTCTACTTTCTTCATTTTCTTTTCTTTCTTATTTTTCTTGCTCATTTCTTTTTTCCTCCGTTTTTTTAAATAATTAATTAATAGATATATTGATACACCCATATTATATATAATTGAAATTCTTATTAATACGATTTTTTAAATACTATGGTTTAGTGCCAGTATATATAAACTCAAAGTCTAAAGACTGAGTTGTATTATTTAAAAATTCTGCTGGGAAGCATATTTGTACTTCTCCACCCGAATTCAATATAATTGACCCGGGCACTGTACCATATCTACTTACTATAGGATATATCTTAGTGGCAGCAGGTTTTTCTGGTACAGGTATTATTGTACCAACAGTTACTACTTGTCCACTATGAGCAGCATCTCTTTTAAGAAACTTGACACCACTCGCTTTAAACATGTAAAATAGTCCTTGTACTTTCGATATGGAAAAACTTCCACCATAAGTACCTTGATCCCAAGTTATTAAAACACCCATAATTCATCACTGCCCTTTCTTAGGATATTTACCACAAGTTTTAAACTCTGGACAATATCCAAGTTCTTTACCTCTACAGTCTAACTCGCCAAATATTTCTGGTACACAATCCGCCAATATTTTAGTTAATTTGAGAGACAAATCATTTATTTCATCTTCGGCTCTAACACAATTTCTAAGTTGTAGAAATTCATACAGTCCTTGATAATTGCCAGATAATACATGTTCAGTATATGAACTCAAAGGTAGAAATAATTTAGCGACATCTACTTCTTTCTCTCCGCCCTCATATATCTTCCATTTACGATACAGATCCATTATCTTTTCCATATCTTCTTTATATTCATCCATTCTGCCCATTTTCTTTAGAGCTCTCTCTGGCACATAGAAACCGACATTACTCATATCACAATATCTACTTGATTTAACAGTGATATCTGTATGATGATGCCTTGATATTTGTCTTAATAAAGATTGTGATATATCTCTTATTGTAAACGCTGCCATACCATGTCTTACTACAGACCTATGCCCAGTAGCAAATACTCTCTTTACTAAATCATTAGTGGGTTTAGATTGGTACGGCATAGCCGTTGCTTTAGCCAATACTTCTATTGGTGTATAATATAGTAATTCTATTTCCATTAATTACTTCCTTTCTTTTTCGATGTGAAAATTTGATTTCTCAAATTCTTTCTTTAGATTAATAGTATTTAATTTAGTTGCTGTTAGTGATACTATAGTGATATACGGTCTCATATCTTTAAGTATACCAAAATATAAATCAGCATCAAACTTTTCTAAGCCAGCTGTATATGCTGAAGAGAAATTATATATCTCTTTATTTCTTTTAACAAAAGCTTGGATATTATAAATGCCACCATATGTTTTAGTTATGGTCATTTCTAAACTATTTTTAGTTTCTCTATCCCAATATTTAACTTCTACAACTTTATTATATATTGATTTAGTTTCATCAATAGTTATTTTAAATTCCATACTGATATTTTCATCACTAAACTTTCCACTACTACTACGCTCATGCTTAAATAACTTATTCATTATATTTATGGTATAAGCATGAATTTGATATTTACTAATTTTATTTCCCTTATTCCTCATATTACTACTCCTACATAGACATCACATATTTACTATCTTTAATAACAGCATATGGTATAGTTTTCTCTATAAACTCCCTTATATTAGGACTATCTAATATATGTTGTGGAAGTATTATAGCAACTTTTCTTTCATTAATATCTAATGCTTTAAAAAGTGCTCTATTAACTATCCCATGCCCAGTATCTAACTCATCAGCAGTTATACCTATTATCTTTATACCAGTTAATGCAGCAAAAGTAGGTATATCGAAGTTAGCTTCATTCTCACTTAAATAAGAATGATTAATATACTCAGTAGCTTCAAACTCACTTAATATAGACTGATTAGAATATAATAAGTAATGGAATACTACTGATATCTTCTTTCTTTTCATTTCGATATAATTCTGTAATATCTCATCATACTTACCAGTTTCTCCATAAATATATACTTCTCTTTTATCTGATAATGGATGATCAATATCCAGATTATCGTAAGAATTAAATAGATTCTTAACATCAAATTTACTTTCTTTCATAGATGAATCATGTCTCCTTTCAAATTTAGTAATAGTTTATACCTTAAATATATTTAGTATCTGCAATAATAATATATAACTTAAATAAAAAACAAAAAAAAGATATAGGGAATTATAACCCTATATCTTCCAAAGAAATGGAAGAATTGATTAGCTCATCAAGAGCATCAACTTTTTCTTCTTCCAATTTCTTTAGTCGTAATATCTTTTTAACTTTGCGGTTGTGTTTATCAACTTTAGTATTGTAAACATCAACCACTACTGTTGGCACTATTAGTGACAGTACCATTACAGTAAACCAGAATAGATACCAAGGAGCAGCATAGTTGTATACTCCAGTGGCTTCCATTCTTTTTAATTCGGCAGTTACACCAATGAATGATATCAGTGTAACTATATAATATTTTAGTGACGCCTTACGACGTCTAATTAATTTAATATTTTTCATTTTATTTTCCTCCAGCTATTCGAATCTTCCAAAACTTTCTGTATCGAAAGCCTCTTCTGATTCTTTGGTTTTAATAACTTCTACAACTTCTTCTTGTATTACAGTCTCTTTCTTACCTTTTAACCTATCAATAACTTCTATTATAAGAGCCAGACACAATAACGCTAAAAACAATAACCCTACAAATTTAACTATAGGGAGTATTCCAGCGAATATGCCTATTAGGATATCTTTTATAACATATAAGAATCCTAAAAAAGCCAATAGGTATATTGCTTCTATACCTATCTTTATTAGCCCGTATATCAATAGAATAAAAAGTATTAACATTAAAATCCCAAACATTTTCTTTCTCCTTTTTAATTATTTTTTTTTAATATAAATAGATATTATGATACACCTTTATTATATATAATTGAATTACTCAATAATACGATTTTTATAAATATAAAAAAATATAGGGTAGATGACTATAATAAGTCATCTACCCAATTATATTTATTCTTCAATATTCTTCCTTACATCTATTATACCATTAGTCATCGTAACATGTATTAACTTACGGCCCTTGGCAATTCTTGTAGATTCATCTAAATCTTTAACTACTATCTTAGTAATACCAGATGATTGGAAGACATTTATTGTATCTTCATCTGAGCAAGTCAATATCTTAACTATTCTATCATCAGTATGAAGTTTAGTTAATATATATGGTTCTATATTTCTACCATAATCGGGTATAGTACTTAAAGATGATTTCTTCACATAACCTTTCTCTGTAACTACTAAGATATATTTATCATTAGGTTCTATTATATCGAAACCTAATATAAGTTCATCAGATTTAGTTATCTTAACACCTTTAGTATTTCTACCAGTAGTAGGAATTTCAGACATATTGAACTTAAGTCCATATCCATGAACTCCATAAACTAAGATATTATGTGAATCATTCACTATCTTAGCTTCAACTAATCTATCATAATCATTAAGATTAATAGCATTGGATTGTTGAGTCTTATTATATGACGATAATTCAGATTTCTTCATTAGACCATACTTAGTAACTATCAATACATAATAATCATCTTCCTCTTCAGGGCAACCATTAACTGATATTAAGTTGCATCCTATATTAATATAATCTGTTAATTTACTACCAGATTTATTCAATAATGAATTCTGTATATCATATACGTTCAATGGATATACTTTACCGAATTCATCAAATAATAAGAGTAAATCTTTATTATTATGATATTCTATGAATGATGGATAATCTCCACTATCTATAGTACCTATCTTATGAATATCATGTGGTAATTTCTTAACAGTATTATTTCTTGTAAAGACTAATAGATGTTCTGTATCTTTAATTACTCTTCCTTGGTCTTTTGGTTTAATAATCTTAGATTTTCTCGGTCTACCAAATAATTCCATACCTTCTTTAAGTTGGTCTATAATTATTTGACTTATATTATCACCATCAAGGAATTCTATAGTTTCAGATTTAAGTTTATCTAACTTAGTCATTTCTTCTCTGAAATTTATTATAGAATCTTTACTGAAGTTATACATCCTCATATCAGCTATAGTCTTAGCTTTCAATGAGTCTATATTATATTCTTTCATAAGCATATCTATAACTTCAGCTTTATTAGAAGCTTTCTTAATTAATCTGAGAGTCTTCTCAGCATTATCTTCATTGAATATAAATAATAGAACTTCTAATATATGGATTCTTTCAAATATCTTCATAAGTTTATTATTAAGATATCTTCTTAATATAGACTTTCTAAATTCTATCCAATGGTCTATTATATCATATAGATTATACATAGTAACTTTATAGTTATCTATGAGATTAAATCTAACTGGATATGAATCTTGTAGACCAGTATATTTCAATAACTTATGATGCATATCATAAATATCTACTTCAGGTCTAAAGAATATCTTTATATCTACTTCTCCACGTACACCTTTATCTCCAGATGTAGTAATCTTAGAATCATCATGAATATCTTTAATACCCATAATGATATTCTTTTCTGATAGTGGAGTAATCTTCTTTTCCATTATAGTTTGCCAATCTTGACATCTTACAGGGAAATTCTTTATATTAAGCATATGCTGCTCTTCATCTATTATTATAGTAGACCTTGCACTGAATTTACCAGTACCTGTGGCACATATCTCTCTAAATTGACCTTCGTCTATTATATCAGCACCTGTAGGTAAATCTGGATATAAGAAATCTTTCTTATAGTCAAATTCATGTCCTTCCAATCTCTTAATAACTAATTCCATAACTTCATTAAAGTTAAAGTTTGGAATATCTGATGATATTCCTATACCTATACCAAATGAGTTATTGAATAAGATATTAGGATATCTTGCTGGTAATAATAGTGGCTCAGGTTTAGTATCAAGATAGTTTCTTACAGTATCTAATATATTGATATCAAAATCTTCAAAGAAGCATTTGTATGCAAAGAAAGATAATCTTCCTTCGATGTATCTTGCAGCACCTGCTGGATGTCCTAATGGAGAACCATAGTTACCTTGACCATCAATAAATGGATATGCGTATGTCCAAGGTTGTCCCATACGCACCATTGTATCTGCTATAGAAGCATCGCCATGAGGATGATAATCCCCCATGGTATTTGCAACCAATTTATAAAGTTTAGTCTTTTTATTCTTATGAGTATATCCATTCTCAAATGCAGAATAAATAGATCTTCTTTCAACTGGTTTTAATCCATCTGATATCATAGGTATAGCTCTTGCTAAGTTTATATTAGCAGCATATATCTTCATATCATGCTCAACCAGTTCAACTATATTTACATTCTCTATATTTAAATCATAATCAACTTTCTTTTTATCTGTCTTTTTATTTGCCATTTATATCAATCCTTACCATGTTATTAAATGATTAATACTTCTTGGTGATGCATTCTTATAAGTCATTTGATTATTCAACTTAAGATTAGTAGAACCACCACCATCTAATCCTATAGCTATGTCAAGAACCAAATCTTTTACTACTTGACCTATTCTACTATAGTAAGCTATCAATCCTTGATACGATATCATATGGGTATGGACTATAGCGTATACTTCATTCTTAGCTATATTAGCAGCTAATGTAGTTTTGTAAGTTTGTCTTAATACATCTGCATATGCACCATTAAATCCTTCCTTATCTGGGCTTGTTATCTGCCCATTAGGAAGCATAATACCTACTCCACCTATAGCCCATTTAGGTTTCAATAATGAAGCTTCTCCAGCTTTCATAACCTTAGCATTTAATTTCTTACCATCATAGTATATAACTGATTGAGGATATCCTCTAAATGCATGAGATGGATTAGATGTAATAGTTTTATAATCATTTATTAATACAGCATTTGGTCTACCGTCCCAGAAGAATGAACCATTAATAGCATTCTTAGTAGGAATATTTACAAATGGTTTATTCCACATAAGGATATTTAATTTATCTGGGTCTATTCTACATATATAAACTCCATTCTTCTCATCAACCATATTAGTCCAAGTAGACTTCTTTACTGCCGGTGCAGTAGGTGCTGGTTTAGGTTGAGGTGGTGGAGTGACCTTAGGAGTAGCTTCTTGTGGAGCTACCGGTTTAGGTGTTATTTGTGGTGGTTGAGGTATTGGTGCAGATACTATTGGAGAACCATTCGTTTTATCTATATAACTTACTACATAATTTATAGCATCTACTATATCACCTAAAGTCGCTACCGTATTAGGTTTAATATCCCTTGCAGTAAATCCTGTACCATTATCTACAGTAGTAAATATGTCTTTATATTTATCAAATAATTCTGGATTTTTCATTATAATATACCTTCCTTTGAATTAATTATCAATATCTTCTTTATTTATTTTGAAGCCAAGCATCATTTTCTTTCTTGCTTCATCAATTACTTTATTTGCAGAAGAACCAAATAATACTTTGAATATAGTATCAGTTCCTTCTATATCTTCTATAGTAATTCTTTGTAATCTTCTATTAGCTGGATTCATAGAAGTCTCTCTTACTTCATCTGGATTCAACTCACCAATCCCCTTAAATCTTGTTATTATCTCTGGTGATAACTTATCTACCTTATCCATTATTTGGCTAATAGTTAAATCGTGATAAGTCTTATCATCAAGTTCTAAATCATATACAGGAGATTTATTAAGAGTTAAATATCTCTTAAGTTCTTCTATGTTATTAAATAACTCTTCATCTAAAGTCATTCTATATCTATTATTATCTACGATAATAGCTAAGATATTATTATCTAATTCTATTTCCTTATATACTTTCTTTAATACTTTCTTGAGTTCTTTAAAATTCATATCGAACTCTCTCCAATGCAATGCTAAGTTTTCTAATATGGAGAAATGAATTCCTGTATTATCAGCCATATCATCTAAAGCTTTATCATACTCTATATTAATATCCATGAAATCATCTAATTCAGATTTACTTAGTTTCTTTCCACTTGGATGTATAAGAGTAACTTTAGCTCTTACATTCTCTTTATATAAATCATTAAGTTCTTTTCTACTTAATAAGAATTTCTTTTTAGGATGCTTAATCTTATATAATGGAGTTATAAGTTTATATAACTTGCCTGCTTCTATTATAGGACGATAGAAAGTATAGAAGAATAATATCCAGCCGGCACAAATTCTCATACCATCAATATCTGCATCTGCTCCTATAATAATCTTTTGATAATATAGGTTATCCATATTGAATTTATCTCCTATATTGCAACCTAAGATAGAAGAGAATTCTCTCAATATGGAGTTACTCAATACATCATTAAGTGAAGCATCATGTACGTTCATAGGAACTCCTCTGGCACCATATATAGCTTGAGTAGCATTATCGAATCTACCCATACCCATAGAACCACCAGCAGAATCTCCCTCAACAACTATAATCTCTCTATAGTCATTCTTACCTTTATTATTGGCAGGTAGGAAGTTCTTCTTCCCATAATCTTTAAATCCTCTTAGCTCATCTTTAAGAACTACTTTCTTAGCACTCATCATAGCTAATCTTAATTTAGCAGTCTTCTTAATATGAGCAGTTACCGTTTTTAATATAGCAGGGTTTCTCTTAAAGAAATCTTTTAATTGCTCTAATAATATTCTTTTGATGGGTTCAAATAAATCTTTATTTGAGACTTTCTCCTTAGTTTGAGAAGCAAAGTGGACTTGGTAGTCCGTAGATAGATATAGTGCTATGCATAATCCCGAAGCTATATCATTATAAGTAATATCTATCTTCTTAGCTTCTTTATCTGTTAATATCTTCTTGGTTTCTTTAGCTAAGAATTGTTGAATGGCATTCTTAACTGCATCAGCATGTTCTCCATTATCTATAGTAGATACGAAGTTACAGAAACTCTTCATATTTAAATCTGAAGAATTTTCATCAAAGTTAAATGCTACTTCTATACCAAGATACCTATGGACCATCTTCTTTTCCATCTTACCATCTTCATAAGCATTAACTTCTTCTTTAAGAGTAGTGCTATTGAATAGATGGATATTTTTAGATATTAATTTATCGCCGATGATATTATCCAATACTGTAGACATTCCATCTTTATTCTTATAAACTCCATTAAAGATTTCTTTGCCTTTTTCTATTATAGATAGTTTCACTTTATTTTTGTCCAATAGCATATATTGGACATCATTAAGCCATGATTTTATATCATCCGCAGAGAATTTACATTTACCAAGGAAATTCTCAGATGGTTTAAACTTAACTTCCAATCCATGGTCACTATCTTTAGTTTCTTTCTTATCTACTAATACTCCATTATTATATAATAACTCTATCTTCTTACCATCTCTTCTTGTAGTTAATATAAAATAATCACTAAGAGCATTAGTTACTGTTAGGCCGCAACCATTCTCACCAGCAGAACCTAATGAAGTTGCTCTAACAAATTTACTACCTGATTGTAATTTAGTACAAGCTTTATCCATATCTTCAAATGGTATTCCTCTACCATTATCTCTAACAGTAATTTCATTATTAGTGATATCTAATGTAATAATGGCTTTATCACAAGGAGAATATGGATTTATCATTTCATCTATACTATTATTCACTATCTCTTTGAATAGATGAAGTGCTCCTCTTTCACCACTATATGAAATATACATATTTGGTTTAACTTGTATCTTCTCTATGTCACTTTCAATATGATTAATTTTATCATCTATAAAAGTACTAATGTTAAACACGTCCTTTCTATTATTCGTTACTGAATAGTTTCGGAAACGGTAAAAAAATAGAGATTACCAATTAAATAACTGGTAATCTCTATAATTTATAATCAAAAACCTACAGGTTGTGGGAAAAATTTTCAATTTTTTTACTCGTCCAAAAATTATGTTTGGTATTATAATTTTTACAAAAGTTGGTTAATAAAATATGATTCTACATAAAAGTTATAGAATTTTTTTACTTGTAGGTTTCGGACCATCGGAGTCTTAGAATTGTGAATCTGATAGAATAATATATCCTGTGCCAGATTTCTTATTCTTCTTATTCTTCTTCTTATGTTTTCCTTTTTGTAGGAACATCTTTGAGTAGACCATAGCTACTTTCATAATGTCTAAATCTGTTCTACCAAGGTGCGTAACAAGTTCCGGATCTTTCTTTCCTTTCTTGTTGCTGTTGAATGTCTTAATTTGGTTGATTGCATCATGCATTACCTCAGCCGCTTCTTTCAACTTTTGTTCTGATATTCTTCTGATATTGAATTGCGTGTGGCAATGCTTGCACTTGCAATCACCTTTACGATAAGTTATGATTTCTCCATCCTTACCGTAAGTAGTTCCTTGAAGTTGTTTCAGATTGACTGTGCCATCTTTCTTAGTATGGTCACAAGTTATCTGTCTTGTCTTGCTATTATTTGACGCAAGTTCGATTACTCTGTCAGGATTTCTTTCTATGAAATCGATTATCTCCTGACTAATTTTTAGGTCTTTGTCTTTTTTACTCATTGTGTGAGCCTCCTATAATTATAAGAATTTTAAATAAATTAATATAGATGTGTATTTTTGATTAATCAATTATCTGTACACGCGAATATAATATATAATCATATTATTAATTAAAAATTCCAGATGGGTCATATAGATACCAATGGTCATTCATATTGAAGCCATCGTCATCTATCATTACAATAGTCTGTACATCCTCAACTGGCTTATAACTTTTAATTTTAGCTCCATTAGAAAGCTCTTCTTCAAATATAAAGAATCCATTTGCAGTATCTAAGTTCTTGGCTATAGAGAACTTTTGTTTTTCTCCAAATATCTTCTTTGTATTATTATCAAAAGCAATAGCTATTACTTTATCTTCCTTACCATTTATAATGGCTTGAATATTTGCTAAAGTCATTTCTTCTTTCTCCTACCTTTCTTTTTATTTTTAGGTTGTCTTCTTGACCTCATAACATCTAAGGTCATTTGAATCTTTTCTTTGTTACCAAACTTCTGCTTAGGTTTAGTAGCATTACTTACAGTTTCCTTAATAAGTTGTGAATTACCAGCTACAGTATCTAATAAACTCATAATTTCTTCCTTTCTATTATATTGCTAATACTAACTGCTCTTTAGCTCTTGTTATTGCTGTATATTGCCATTGTTGATGATATTTAGAATGGAATCTATTAATATCATCATATACGAATACTTTATCATATTCAGAACCTTGAGATAGATGACAAGTAATAGCATAAGCATATTCAAATAAATCAAATTTAGAGAATTTGTAACTAACATCACTATTAGCTTTAACAGATACAGGAGTTTCTAAATAATCCTTATCTATTACTAAATCTCTAAACCAATCATCTTGTATAAATTCAGGTCTAAATGATAATCCTATAGAATGAGTAGATGATAAGTCATTACATATCTCATATACATATCCTATCAATCCATTAATAAGACTTATTTCTCCTATAGACCTATCCCAATTATTACGCCTACAGATAATCTTATCATTTACTTTTATAGAATCATCTTCTGTATATCCTAATATCTTACTTCTATAATAATGATTGATTTCATCTCTCTTCTTATTAGTACCGCATATAGTGATATCATGTTCTATTAACATATTCTCTGTTATTTTTTCTTTAGGAATAACAAAGCATTTATCACCATATTTACCTATCTTAATTTTATTACCAAGTCTTGCTTGGGTTGCTAAATATAAGATAGGATTCTCAGCATTTTGTCTCACTATTTCAGTTAATGTAACATCTGGACTCTTTAAGAAGAAACTCTTACCCATTACAGGTGGTAGTTGTGATAAATCTCCTAATGCTATTATAGGTATATTGAATGATAATAAATCTTTACCCATATTCTCAGGAACCATACCAGATTCATCTATTACTATTAACTTTATATTGTGCGGAAGACTTTCTCTCTTAGTAAACTTTAAAGTTTGTACTGGTCTTCCAACTTCATTTATCATAATCTTTCCAGATTCATCTCTTTTTTCAACCAATTTAGGTTCATATATTGTAGAATGTATAGTTTTTGCATTTAAGCCTTTTCTCGACATAGCTAATGTAGCTTTACCTACATAAGCCATAAATAGTACATCTTTAAAGTCTATACCTAATTCTTTTATAAGACTAAATATAACAGAAGTCTTACCTGTACCAGCAGCACCATCTACTTCGAATATAGGTCTATCTTTATTTCTTGCTCTGTACCATTTCAAACCTTTCTTCAATACTTTCTCTTGACCCTCAGTCAAAGTGAAATTCATAGTATATTTCCTTTCATATAATATTTCAATTATCTTTCTGTAAAAATCTTTATAATAAATAATGAAAGACATACTTGTAAAAGGAGTGGATTATATTATGCAAATGACATATAATAATGAAAATAAGAATATAGTTCAAGAGAATGAATATGCTTATAGCCTTAAAGACCAGAAAGCATATGACAGAAAATGGTATCTCAATGTACCTAAGATTATGCCTAATATACCGAGAGGAGAACCTAAGATGACTCCTGTATCTATACCACAAGGAATATTAGCTAATGATGGTGCATGTAAACCAAGTATCTCAGCAGTAAAGAGTCAACAAAACTTCTTATATGTACCAAGGTCTGAGAATATTACATTAGACTATAAAGGTAATATAAAGATGCAAGGAATGCCTGCTATAAAGAAAGGTACTCAATTTCATGTTAAATTTACTGATGAGAATATACTAACTTATTTAGTAGTAGATGATTTCTAAAGAAAGATGGTGAATTATTATGCAAGATTTTAGTAATATAAGTACTATAGAAGAGCAAATTGATTATGGTATGGATACCCCATTAAGTAATTCTATTATGCATATGAAAGAAAAGTTTAAAGATAAGAATGATAGAGTAATCGTTCATTGTGCCACACCATTAATCACTAAGTATTGGGATATAATACAGAATTATGTAGTAGATATAGAATTAACTGAAGATGAGTTTCTTAAGTATGCAAGAAGACCAAGACTATTAAGTTTAGATAAATATGAAACAATAGAACTATGGGCTTCTATCTTATTAATAAATAATATGGTTAGTCCAGTTCAGTTTAATAAGAGAAAAATTAAAATGTTTACTACTGACATATTAGAGATATTAGAAGAATTACTAATACTTGAAGAAGGTAATATTAAACTTAATGACGCATATATAGAACGTACAGACAACGTATAAGCAGATACAGATATAATTATATCTGTATCTGACCTATAACGTCTGTTTTTTTTTTGTAAGAGATATTTTTTTTGTCTGAAAACAATAAGTATTTTGGTATTTTTAATATGAGGTGCAATAAAAAAACCAACTATTTTTTTTAAATTAAACCCAAGAGGATATAATTATGGATTTACCTTTATGTTGATAAATTCGATTTTTATATGTGGTAATTATCTAACTATGAGATAATTACCACATAAAGAAGCCACACAACTATGATTTAAAAAGACAAAACAAAAAGAAATCAATTTCTCTCATATAAAAAGAAACAATATTCTCTTTACTTTGATGTTTGTAAATTATAGTTCATTCATAGGTCTAAAGTCCTGACTCTCTGGGATTAATTCCATTCTTGATGTAGCATTCTTCCTTTTACCATTAGATACATTAACTGTTTCATCAGATGAATCTACAAATTCTTCTGATAAACTTATTTCAGATATAGTTTTATCCATCATAATATCATCTACAAGTTTCATTGTATTCTCAGCATCAAATGGATGGTTAAAATAATCTATTGGATTTTCTACACGATATCTCTGCTTAATCTTCTTAAACGTCAAGTATTGTTGCTTAGTACTTCGCTTCATTTCTTTATTTATGATAATAACACAATCTGAGTTTTCCATAACTTCCCATGCAGAGCCTACATTGGCTCTACCAACAAATCTTGCTATATCAGTTTTATTAGTTTGCATAGCAGCATCGACACTTCTTGCAGCTTCTCTGTTAAGCTGATGAGCAGACACTACTGCTATATTCTTATCTATAGCCAATGACTTTAACTCATTCGTTATGTTTTTTAACTCTTCTTTTTCGTCTTTACCATACTCAGCTGGTTTTATTCTCTTAATATAGTCAAGTACTAATATAGATACTTCTCTATTATCATCTTCCAAGTCATCTATCAATACATACAAGTCTTGAGTACTAATAGTTCTATTAGGAAAATATCTAATAACTATATCAATCTTATTCTTATCAGTAACAGTCATACCACCATCTTCTTTAATGATATCTATAACCTGCTTTGGAGTAAAAGTTCTAATATCATTAGATGGACCAACCATATTAAATAATCTCTCTACAGTTTCTTCTAAGTAGTTCTCCATAGTAACTAATAGAGCTGTAGGAAGTTTATTTGGGTCTTTAGTCTTTAATTGTAGATTATACCTCTTAGTATCTACTATAGACTTTAATAAGACACCCGATTTAAATCCTGATGGTAATCCCATATAAATATATAATCTCTTAGCAGCATATCCACCGCCAAGCATTTCATTCAAAGTCATTAATCCAGTCTTAACTAATCTTGCTGGGTCAGTTAAAGACTCTACTATTGCTTTTATCTTATCATCGAAATCAAAATCAGATAAAGATAAACTATTATCTTTATCTAATGTAGTTACTTTTCTTGATGCATTTATATAATTAGTACATACATTGAGTAATTCTGTATTTACTTCATTGAAACTCTTAAAAGTATTAGTTTCTATTTTCTGTAATGCATCATACATCTTATCTTTTAATCTTACTATAAATAGATATTTTAATCTATCTTCTATAGCCTTAGATATAGACTTTAGTTCATTATAATTGAGCTTACTATACTCGGGTAAGCTCTTAAGTATTTCATTTACATAATTATCTTCCACATCTGGTATTGCTTCTTGTATAAGAGAGTTTACATTTGTGAAGTCATCTTCCAATCTCTTCTTAACTAATACCTTAATAAATTTAATCCTCGCTAATAATTGAGGGCTATCATTATATCTTGATTCATCTATTACACCAAATAATTTATATATATTATTTAAAGCTTTCTTTGATACTACTACACTATCTTTAAGTATAAATCCTATTACACTATTGAGCATAAAAGCCGTGAGGCGGACATCAAGTTTTTCCACCTCACGTTCTTTAACTTTCTGATCTAATTTTATAGCCATCTTAAACTACCTTTATAGTTACCGTTTGTATCCCATATGCTGTTGCAGCATCATATTCTATTTTACAACCCCTGCTACTATAATAATCATTAACAAATACTGCTATATCCGCAGATGCCAATTTCTCTAATGATTTAGATAGATATAGTAAAGGGATATTAACATTGGCAGTTTCATCTACAAGGAATTCTTCGAAGTAAGAATCTATAAATTCTATTTCATAATCCGGGTTTTCTTCTATTATTAATTCTTCAGCTTTCGTTCTAACCCTTTTAATTTCTTCAGCTGGTAAATCTTTCATAGGTTGACTAATAAATATTCTTTTCACTTCCATAGTATCAGATATCCTTTCTAAGTTTGCTAATAGTTTTTCTACCATTTCATTAATTATTGGTGGTGTCTCCATCTTATTTGCTGTAAAAGTGATTAAGACATCATTATTACAATCTTTTTTTTCCATCAATTGACACACTAATTATCCTTTATTTTTAATTTAAATATTTTTGATATAGGATTTCTCTAATCCTATCTGTACTTAAGTGCTCTATGCCTTTCTTACAAAGGTATTTAAAAATCTTTTCATCGTAATTTATATTCTTATCGAATAGGAAATTGTATTCACTAAGTATAAACTTAGTTTTCTCATCTCTTTCTAATAATTGCTTAGTCTTATCAGAATCTTCTATTACTACTTTAACTCTCTTAGAATTAAGATTAGATAGAGTTAGTAATAGTGCTTGCGAAGCATTATGATTATTAAACTTAAGTCTTATATAATCTCCAGTAGTATCTTTAATCTCTCTTAATAAATCTTCTTCATTAGTAGATTCATTAATATTAAACTTATAAGTATTATACTTAGGAGCTAATTCATTTACTATATACTCATTCTTATATTTACTATTATCCGATGAGTAATAAGTAATGATGAACCCTTTATCTTTCTCTTCACCAAATGCATATCTTGATACAGAACCTATATAATAGATTCTGTCTTTAATAACCATTGGAGTATGAATATGCCCAAAGAATATTGGTCCTTTACATATAGTAAGTAAATCATCCGATTTGAATACTGGAGCATGAATAGAAGTAAATTCACTCTCTTGCATCTTAGATACAAAAGATGCTTTATCTATTAATCCATGTCCAAATATCATATCATATTTATTAGGTATAAAATATTCACCATAATAATCTTCATAACTATCTATATACTCTTCCGGTAAATATAATACATTGAAATTATCAAATAATTCTTCTGTAGATACTTTATATATTACAGATATATCTGCTTTCGATTCATTAGATAATAATGAGAACCATTTAAGCATATCATTATCATGCGATTTGGTACCCAGTATAATTCTTAACTTAGCTTTCTTATCTTCAGCTATATTTATTAAATCTTGTATCATCTTAATAGCTAATACTGAAGCATCTTGATGCATAGATAATACTCTATCGAAATAATCACCACATATTACAATAGCATCTAATACTTTCATCTTAGCTAATTTATCCAATACAGCTTCTTTCATCTCGGCATAATACACATCAGGAGAAGAAGTCTTCCCCCAATGTATATCTGCTAATACTGCTATTACATAATTAGTATTTGACATTCTTAACTCTTTCATTTTCATTACTAACAAACTTTAGTAGTGTTTCTACATATACTCTATCAGCATCGCTTGCAGTTTTAAATAGACCATCCATAAAGTCATCTGGTACATCAGAATTACTTACAAGGTTTCCGTTGTATAGATATTTATACATGTTAGTTACCGTACGTTTATTTGGCACTTCCAATTTATCAAATCTATATTCGAATAAACGTATCAAATCACTTAATACTAACTTATCATCTATAAGACTTAATATATAATCTAAATTTGCTATATTGAAGCCTATCTCTAAGAATAATGGATTGCATGTAATAATAGTTTCCTTTAAATTCGCTCTTAGGGAATCACCATCAACCCTAAAATTATACATATTCATCTCTATATCTTTTCCTTTCATATATTAACTAAAAAAAAAATAAATTTGAGTATCACTCTGATTAAAGTGATACTCATTAATTTGTATTTACTCATCTAACTTTGGATTTTTAAGTGGTATAGAACCCATCATCTTATATAGACTCCTTATTAAGTCATGCTGTAGTATTATATACTTATTTATTGCTTCTCTTATTCTAATAACTCTTATACTATGTCTTACTATTATAATAAGATTTACTATCATAGTAAGAGCCATTAATAAAAGAGGATTCTTAGATAGAAATCCAAATAAGTATAGTATTATAGTTGAAGAAATCATAATTTGCATAACTGTACTATATACTCCAGATTCACTTCTATATAATTCATCGCAGGCAGTTTGATTCTTAATCTGAACTTCTGTTATAACATCCAATATGTCAGACATATTACAATCTTTCTTCTCTTCCATCGATAGTTTCTTAAAATCTTCTAATTTTATAATAATCAATCCTTTTCAATAAACTTATTCAAAATATTAGCATTCTCAATCTTTTGAAATAATCCTTTAGCATTATTAAATATTTCATAATAAATATCCAATTCTTCTAAAGTTAATACTTTAATCTTATACTTATCTTCATGTAATAATACTATACCTGCTTGGTCTACAGTATAAGCATTATCATGTAATAATTTACGATATGCTGCTAATTGTATAAACATCGTAGGATAGAAGTCTTTAGAAGTCTTCCAATCTATTATAGTAAATTTACCATTAAGTTTACAATAGCAGTCTACAGTACCACCGTATTCAGAAGAAGTTATAGATTTCTCTACAAATATAGGTTCAAATTTATTATCATCTTTGAACTCTAAGAATCTATGATATCTTGCTATAACTTCATCATTGGGATATGGTATAGGAATATATAAGTATTTTTTGATATCAGCTTCTACAGCAGCATGTACTCTTGTGCCTATATCAGCTTTATCATTTAATACTTCTTTATATTTCAATCCCTGATATCCTAACCAATTTGACCAATATACTAAAGCCGGTTTATTTATTATCTTCAATATAGTAGTAACAGATGGTACTTCTTTTCCTTTATAAGTATATATCTGATGATTTGAATATGACATAGGTCACCTCCATTTCTTTATTGTATTTTATTCACGTATATAATATATTTATTAACCAGATATCATATTATTGCCAGATAAAATTACATTACAAAATTAGTATATAGACTAATTAGTCTATATACTAATTTCATATATTAATCTTCCGATATTAGTGCCCCATTAGCAAGGGAACCTTTATAATTTGGAGTAGATACTTTACCTATCTCATAGGCAAATATAAATTCTTTCATCCAGTTAAAACTATTAACATCCGCAACATTTAAATCTATACCAAGAGCATTCGGCCTTATTGAAAATGTAAAGTCAATTACCCTGATACTGGTAGTAACACCAGAACTTGAACTCAGAGTTTTAAACCCCATGTTCCATGGAGTAGTCCATCTTTGAGTATCGACCGTCATATATGGATTCCATAATTCATATCCAGTGTGTCCATAATCAAAGAATACATCAGTGCTCACAACTTTACTATCATAATTATTGTCACCATATATTGATGCATAAAATTTTAAAAAGAAATACGGTAGTGAAAAATCAATAGTATTCACAACTGATAGATCTAAAGATGAACGTATATATCTGCCCCCTTCACTGGTATTAAATGGAGTAAATGTAAGTCCACCAGTTTTGATACCAGTAGTACTTGGAATAATACTTGAAAATAGTGTCACTGTACTAATTTTATCATTACTTTCACTACGCCATGCATGATTTACTTTACAACTTGTATTACTTACATTTCGCCATAACCCATTAACTTTGACGGATTTAGATTTTACGTTTCTAAATACCCCCCCTACTTTTACATAAGCCATTTATTTTTTCACTGGCATAATAGATATTACACCAGTTCCTCCTTTCTATATATTCAATTCATTCATAAGCTTCATTTATTTATTGTATTTTATTCAAAAATATAATATATTGATGAATTATATATTATATTACTGAGAAATAGATAAAAGTATATCAAGTAGTATTAATCAATTTTTAAATTTATTTTGGAGGTAAAAAAATGAAATTAAAGAAATTCGAAAAAAGTTGTAAAGTATTACATTCTTAAACATCAGAAGTCTATATTATCTGATGTTATGGAAAAAGGTGTAGAATATTGCAAAAAGAATATTGATACACCATCACAAAAGTATCTCTTAGAAAATGAGCATTTTAAATTGCATAAAGATAAGTTGAGAGAAATTATGCAAAAACATATGCTTATCGTCACTGAGAATAATGTAAAGAGCATGCATAGAATGGTCAGTGACTCATATATTAAAGATGAAGATATGTATAATTATGCTGAAGCTATAATGTCATTTGTTGAAAATCCAACTATTGACAAAATATCTACTTTGGATCCTATGTTATATAGTTTTAATGAAAAACTTTTATATGTATGCCGAAAAAGATATGCCGATAATGCTGATTATCTAATAGATTTTTCAGTAATGAACTTGACTAAATTAATGAAAGCATACAGCTTGTCTAAAATGATTGAAAGTGATTTTGGTGCAGCTGGCGGTGTAGAAATGATGAAGATTATCTTAAGTGATGATAAATATACTGAGATGGTTAACATAATAGATAAATACATTCCTAAGGATTCTATTGATATCAAAGACTTCTTGGATGCTATCCAATTATTTAAATTCAAGAATTTATATCCTTCAACTGTAATCAATATGCAAGATATTGGTAATACTCCGGCTTTAGAAGCAATAATCGATAAAATTGCAGGTGTTAAAAATTCAACTGCCAATATTGAAACTGATATGATTAAGTCATTAGTCATATTTACTTTGAATGAAGCTTCTAATAAGATAACATATCTATTAGACGGCTCAAGTTCAAAATTAGATGATGTAGTTATAGAAGGTCTTTCTAATATGAGAGAATTAATTGAAACTTCTAATATAAGAAAACGTGAAATAGTTAAGATGAATGAATTCATCAGAAGCTATATAGGAAGTGAAATGACTCAATTCATAGGATATGATCCAGCTGAAGAAGACTAATTCTATAGAATAAAATAGAAAGTGAGTAATTAAATATGACAATTAAAAAATTTAGAAGAATTGTAAGATATTTTATATCAAAGCATCAAGAAGATATAGTGTATGAAACTGTAGAGAAAGGCATTAAATATTGTAAATCTAAAAAACCACCGGCATTAAAACTCATGTCACATGAAGTTTTAAATGAAATCTATCCAGCCCATAGGAATAAACTTAGAGATATTATCAGAAAATATATCAATATCGATTCTGAAGCCATGATAAAAACTCTATTTAGAATAGTTTCTAATAATTATACAAGTGATAAAGCAATGTATGCATATGCTGAAGCTGTAATGAAATTTGTCAATGAACCGACAATTAAAAATATAGCTGGATTGGATCCACTTGCGTATGATGGTGATAAAAAAGTATATCTTTTATACTTGGCAAAAATGAATAAAGAAGATATTGACGCAAGTGATATCACATATTTTGTTGTTAAGAATTTAATATTCTTAACAAATAGATTCAACCTGATGAAAATATTAGACCGTGAATTGCATAATTCTGGCAAAGAATTATTAAAAGTTGGTCTTGACAAAAAGAGAGACATGGAGCAAATTAAGAATATTGATAAATATATGATGGGCGATTTAATCGATATAGGTCGCATTATTGATTTGATAGTAGGATTAAAACTGAATTTGCCAGCATCTAATGCAGACGAGCTGAACCGCAGTGCGTATAAAAGTTTGATCGAGGAATGCTCATCGAAATATAAAGATAAAGAGATGGTGGCTTCTCTAATTAATTATTCATTAGAGTTGATGCCAGAAAAATTCAAGAAATTATTGATTGGTGACATCGAGTGGTTTCTTGATGTGAGTATCGATGGTTTATCTTCTGACCTACACACAATAATTGAAGTCACTAAAATTGAATATGATACAATCGAAGATAAAGTGTGCAATATCAATGATTATATCGACAATGAGATCGATAAAGCTATAGCTACTAATATTAAGAAATAGATGCTTTCAGTAAAAAAAGAATAGGGTTTACTATGATCCTATTCTTTTTTTGTCTCTTTATAGATGATATAACACAAAACCATAAGAGAATATAATAAAAAGAAAGGAACGAATATATTATGAAGCATAAATATACTCCAGATACTTTTTCTTATAGAATGCTTAATGCTAATAATAGAGTAAACGGAACTTTAGGTAAGATACTTAAAGAAGCTACTCCTGTAACAACAGAAACTCTACAATTAGAATTAGCTGAAATAAGAAGAAATTATAAATTCCCTTTGAAATTCAATGTATTAGATGAAGTTGAAAAAGGACATATTAAATTATTCTATAGTAGTAATGCTAAAATGCCTGCTTCTATGCCATTTGTTGTGGTAGGTGGTTCAGGTAATTCAGTAATACCTATAGTATTCTTAGACTTAATAGGAAATAGAAATAAGAATGAAGTCATTAATGTGGAAACTAAGAAACTCTATGCTGTATTAGAATCTGCATATATAGCTGCTAAATATACTAATAAGTCTGATATAAATATTAAGACTCAGATAATAACAGAAGGTTCTAAGATGTGGGCTGGTATATTTACAAGACCACTCAATAAAGCTTATGCTCTTAATACTGATAAGAGTAAATTAGATAAAGTTACTTTTATAGCGGCTTGTTTCTATCTAATAAATATATTAGGATTAGATCCTGTTAAGAAGAAAGAATCTATAATAAATTACTCTATAGGAGCTTGTAAGAATCCTAATGGAGTATCTTTAAAATCTTTCTATGAAGAATTTACAGATAAGACTAATCAAACTTGCTGTCCATTTACGGACTTAGAAACTTTTATTAAGAGATTAGTTGAATCTAACTTAGGTCTTAAATATTTAGGAGTTAGAAACTACCTTGAATCTTACATTTCTATGTATGGTTCTACAATGCTACTATCTTTAGAGATATTTGAATATTTTGCATTTAATATGATATCTGTGATGATGGGAGCTTATTTAAATAATGAATATGCTATTAATTCAATAGTAGAAGATAATCTACCTAAGTTCTATACAGCTTTAGTAGATGTAATATAATTGAAAGGAGATATATATTAGATTATGGCAAAATGGATGATAGACCCCGGTCACGGTGGAACTGATTCAGGGGCTGTAAATAGTAAGACGACTGAAAAAAGAATGAATCTTATAGTTGCTTTAGAATTAGCAGCTCATTTAAAAAATAATGGTGAAGTGGTTTATTTAACAAGAACTGATGATAGAACTTTATCATTGGCTGAAAGATGCCAGATAGCTAATGCTAAAGAAGTAGATTATTTCATATCTATACATCATAACAGTGCTAATGGTACTGCAAGAGGTATGGAAGTAATATATGGAAGACATACTCCACAAGCATTTGCTCAAAGAATATTAGATATAACTTGTAAAGGTATGAATCAAGTAAAAAGAAGTGCATATCAAAAGTTCCTAAGCAATGGTAATGATTATTATGCAGTACTACGTGGAACTAATATGCATGCAGTAATAACTGAATTCTGCTTCTTAGATACGCCGGCAGATTATGCTTTAGTGGATACTGATTTGAAATTAAAGCATGAAGCTTGGTATATTGCTACTGCATTACTTGCTAATGTTGGTAAGCAAATAAATGCTGGTAAGAATACTACTACTACTACTACTAATAATGGAAATACTAAATTAACAACTCCTAATGAAGGTGCTACAGCAGCAGTTAATCTTGTTAAATCAAGAGAAGGCAAGAATGTATATAGTCAAAATCAAAACCTAAGATTTAAAGGTGGAGAAGGCTATAGTGATTGTAGTGGTCTTATGTATTGGGCATATAAAACTGCTTATGGAATAGATATAGGAACCTACACTGAACCTCAATCATTGAGAGGAAAACAAGTAGGTCAATTAAATACATTGGATACTTCTATAATGAGACCCGGTGATTTAGTATTCTATAGAGGTCATTCAGAAATAGATAAGAGTAGACCTTATAGCATAGGTCATGTTGAAATGTATATAGGTAATAATACATTAATGGGTCATGGTTGGGGAGTAGGACCAACTAAGAAAGATATCAATACTTATAGAAGAGCAGACTTCTGTATGGTAAGAAGATATTATGAACCACCTGTTAATAAACCTAAAGAGGAACCTAAAGTAGAAGCTCCTAAGAAGGAAGAACCTAAAGTTCAACCACAAGCTCCTACTGTGCCAGATAAACCACAAAAGAAGAGTAAATACTTCTCAGATATACCAGCCAATCATTGGTCTATAGATATATTTGACCAAGCATATGATTTAGGCTTAGTTAAAGGTATAGGTGATGGTAAAGTAGGATTTACTAACGATAAAGCTCAAACTTTATCTATGATAATTAATTTATATAACTTATTGAAGAAGTAACATTGAAGTAAATCTAAATTTTAAGTGTCATAATTATAATTTAGACAAATTTCATAAAACTCCTAATATAAAATATTTAAAAACAAAAATTATTGTAAAAGTAACATGTTGAGGTGTAAGAAGTCGTATAAGTTCAATGTAGCTTATACGGCTCTTATGCCGTCTTTTACACAAATCCTTAATAGACTTTATTAAAAAATAAAGAAGAAAGGAGATACATCCAATATGGAATCTTATATGTTAGAAGCGGTCAAGAATAATACTTTTGACTTATCTGTATTAGAGAAGACATTGGATGAAATCAAATATTTTAATTTTGATAATCTTATGCAGATGCAGAGAGATATATCAGGATTTAAAAGATTTGAATTCAATTTCAATGATTTAGAAAAAGTATATGAAATTGACCATAAATTTACAGATTCACCTTTGAGATATAGAGCTATCTTACCAAGGGACTTTATAGACTTTGCTGATAGAGAATCTTATAAAAGGTCATCTGTATATAATAAGATGCTGGATATGAAAGAAATTGCTTCTAAGATTAGTATCTTTAAGAGTAATTTCTTAGTATTTATAGATGGTCATTTAGTTACTAATTGTACTATAATGGCTAAAGAAGATAATACTTACTTTTATTTCCCAGTGAAATCTAAACCTGAAAATCCTAATGATTTAAATCAGGAATATTTCGAAGAAATGAAAGCTAAGAATGCAAGGATAGTTATTCTCTATGTAGCTAATAATGAATATGGAGAAGTAACTGTTAATACTACTTCTTTATATGATGCTGGAGCAACTATACCATTAAATGCTTTCACAAGATATAATGTGAAGAGTAATAGAAAACCTATAGCATTCTTATCTGTAAGGTCTGAGTTATATAAGAATAAGTTAGTTAATACTGAGGAGAAGTCTGATAAAATCAAGATTACTCCGCATACATCTATCGGGGCAAGAGCAAGTATTAAATATCTTAACTTTGCTTATGTTACAGATGTTATGGATTTCAATGCTACTACTAATCCATCAGGAAATGTATTTGAAATACCTCTTAGAGATACTCCTATTCCTGTAGAGAATATATTGGTATTTAAGAAAGATACTGATAAAGGATATGTATTACTGAATGATAAACTTGGTGATGGTAGACCTTTATTTAATCTATATTATCCTAATATATATGAAAGTAATCTTCCAGAAGGAGATTATAAATTCATTGTATTATATAAGGACGTAGATAGTACTAAAGAAGCTGGATACTGGAATGAGATAGAACTCTATAGAAAGATTGCTCCTGAGTATCTTAAAGAATATAGAGATGATACAGTTCCGGGTGTACTAAAGAACTATAAACCTGTGCCAATCAAATATGATATTAAGCACTATCAGGCTTCAGAATATTTCCCAGACCATTTTAAATATAAATGTGAGATATTTAAAGAATATTTCAAGAAGAATAACTATGGGTTGGGAAGATATAATGAAAATCTTGCTATAGAAGAAGATAACTTCTATATAGACTTAAAAGGTAGAGATTTATCTAATAAAGTAAGAAATGATAATCATAGAGAATTTAATACAGAGCATGTTACATTTGATGAACCACATTATGTATTTACACTAAGAAGAGATTTCACAAGAAATCCTCATCAATTAAGGTTCTTCATTAATGGATTAATATTTGTACCTAAGCATGTATTTACTACTATGGATACAATTATAATCTATATACCTGTAACTAAGTTACCTAACGATGCTATGTTAGAAATAGAAAGATTCTATGATTATATTTATAATAAAGAATTAACTTTCACTGCTAAGAATACTCCACAAGAGATTACTCTACCGGATAACTATACTAAGTTATTAGTTAATGATATCTTCTTAATAGATAATCAAATGAAGTATGTAGCAGAGAATAAATATAAAATAGAAGTAGAGAAGTATGGTGAATGGATAGAAGTAGGAACAGATTCATTCTTACCACTCAATACTTTTAGAATATCTGTAAAAGATGATACTTTACTAAATAAGAAACTTAAACTTGGTATAGTAAGAAGTGCAGATTTTATAGAAAAGAAGATAGAAACTGAAGTAGATAAGAATGACCCATTACCAATACCTCACTTTGGTAATAATGATATAAGAAACTTTAGATTATTCTGTAATGGTAAAATTCTACCTATTTCTAAATATATAGTAACATTCAGTGAAGTTGCTGATGGAAGACCTACAGTATATCCATTAATGCAAAGAAAGCTTGGAGATGAGTTTGTAGCTGATATAACTCCATATAAATCTTCTCAAGTTCACTATATAAAAGTTATACCAGAAGATGGTATAATAGATTTATCGAACTTTATTGAAAGACCTTTTAATCTTAAATGGTATGATATCTTTATTAATGGTAGAAAATTAACTCCTAAGGAAGTTAGAGTAGTGACTCCTACTTTAATAGTACTTAACGTTAAGACTGTTAAATCAAGAAGACACTTAACTATCATACAGAAAGATAGATCAACAGACCACTTTAGATTGAATGATTTGAATTCTGGTCCTCAATTAATAGTAGATGATCTTCAAAGAAGAAAGAAACTTGTTGAGAAGATTATTGAAGACTTTACTGGAGAACCATACGATGGTACTATCCATAAGATAGTTGATGAAGAAGAAGATATAATCCGAAGTGAAATAGAAGGACTCCAAGAGTCTATTCTAATAGCTAAGATGTATAAAGATGATATATCTGTTAATATAAAGTGGATAAATCCAGATGAGCAACAAATAACTCAAGAATTTGTTAATAAATATAAATTGGTGTTAGATAATCAAAAGAGATTCTTAATCAATCCAGATGATGGAAAGACTACTACAGAACTTTGGGCAATAATACCATAGGAAAGGAAAGGTGAATATAAATGCCTAATTTGACTAATAGATTTGGTATATCAGCTTTAAGTATCAAAAGATATGCTGAAGCTATTAATGAAGAAATAATGATAGATAAGCGTACTGGGCAAATATCTATTAAAAGTAATCAAGGCACAATTGGTTCTTTTGATAAAGATTTGCGTAATAAGCTTATAAAAGAAAAACTTGTTAAAAGAAATAAAGACTATTATGAGCCAGTTGATATGAAAGCAAATAATAGTGAAAATGATGTTATTGGATTACCTTCAATATCTGAACTATTGAGAAATGAGAATATAAAATATCCCATAATATTAGATTCAGGCAATGCTACAATCAATGCATCTACATTTGGAACTCCGATGGAAGTATCGCCGTATAAGGTACAACGTGAAATCCAAAATCAGCAGGGATCACCAACAGTTACAGACGTAGTAGTTGCAGGTTTACAAGCTATGTATATAGATGCCAGCTATTGGGAAGTAATTGATAAGAGTCTAACTGAAAAAACTTATAAAGAAATAGAGAATGGTACTATAAGTGTTGAAATAGAATTCGCTTATAGCGATTCATCTGTAGGTGGAACGGCTAAGGTTACAGGAGAACTTAATAGATTAAATAGTTCTTTAGAATGGTTTAGTGAAACAAATTTCCCAAGTTGGAGAGATGGTAAATTTATAAACGAAATAAAGTCTATTAAATTTACAGGCATTCAAGCTAATGCTATTTTAATAGTCCATAATATCTATCTATTAGGATTTCTATCAGGCTCTTCAAAAATAGATTATAATTACACAAGATTTGATATACTGCCTATATTAAGTGCTGCTATTAAAGATCATCTTGGCGATTATGATAAAACTAAGACTTACAATAAAGGTGATATCATATACCATGCTCACGGAAGCAATTTGATATTCTTAATGGCAAAAGAAGATGGTATTACGGGAGAATTCAATAATGGTAAATGGGAGCTTGCTCCTAAAGGATTCGTTCCGGGACTAAAAACTGGTAAGAGTGGTACTACTAAACCAGCGGTGTTTATTAAGACTTTTGATACAATGGAAAACGCAAGATTAGCCCTTAAGGGTGATGGTATAGATGCTAATACATTTACACCAGATAATAGTATCACTGTATTAGAATATTCAAATTAGAAAAAGAAAGGTTGATGGAATAAATGAAATTCATGAGGAGAATTCTCCTTAATAGTGTCTTTAGGAGAAACCCTACTGACTTAATTAATTCACATCCCTTCTTCTTGGATATGGATAAGTTAATCACTATAAAAATGGACAAGATACATTGTCCAACTAAAACTAAGGAGAGGATGGTAAGAACGTTCTTAACAGCTCTCTTTACTGTATATAAAGATAAGCTTAAGAATTATATAGAAAATAATGAAATAGCAACTACTACCAGTATGAGAGTATTAATGCATGAGTGCTGGAAGAAATATAAAGAAGTTGCTATAACAGAAGGGGTTCCTAAGATATTCTTAGAAAAGTTCGATGAAGAATATAAAGATACATTTGATGACATGATGCATGCATTAGAGAATGTGACTGAAGATAATCTATTTGATTCAGAATATGATAGATTCTCTACTATATTATCAATCATGTCATATTGTATGAGAACTCTTCATATGAACGTAAAGAATTCTATAAGTTCACTTAATGGGGACTTAGAAAGACAACTTAAAGGGTCTAAATTTGATACCCTATAGAATAAAAAAAATTACCCATACTTGTTTTATTTAATTCAAGTATGGGTATACATATCTCTATACTTAAAAAAGTATACTAAAACAATATAGATGAATGGTATTTTTTTAATTAGTGATTTTTTGTATACTAAGATAAGACTTATACTTTATATTAATATAGACCGGAAAGGAATGGGATAACACGGTGATGAATTTTATAACAACGACTTTAGCACCATATGGTGTGCTTGGGTTAGTTGCCGTTATTTTTTTCAACTATGTCATAAAAACGTTGAATAATCAAGCTAAACAACAAGAGATGCTAATGAATTCTATGATTGAACGCAATAGTGAAGACTTAATAGCAATTAAAAATAGAATAGATACGATATTGGAAGCCGTATCAAGTCATAATGTTAATTCCAACGAGTCATTTAATAAGATTGCTCATACAATCAATACAGATAAGGCAGATTTTAGTGAATTGAGAAATCACTTTACTAATAATATGACCTATATTGACAATGAGATAGATGATTTAAAAGCATATTTGACTTATTTGGAAGATCTATTAACAGAAGCAAGATTATTAATAGATAAAGCTAATCCAGAAAGCTCAAGGGTTTTAAATGACCTATTGATACATGGAATATTAGATAAACAGACATTAGAAAATTTCTATAAAGAAAAAACACGACAAGGGATAGATGGAAAGAATATAGGTCGACATAAAACACAAGCAGGTGCTTATAAAAGCAATAGAGACGAAAAAAAATAAGAAAAATTTGGAGTATATAGATAATTATCTATATACTCCGCTTATCTTTTACTTCTTTTTCTTTTTATATATTGGTATAGATCTTAATCTATAATCTGATATAGCTTTATCCATAAATATCTTATGGCAATCTACATCATATTCTGTAGAAGCTATATAATCATTATTCTCATCTACTATAAACGTATTTGCATTATCCATTATACTATAAGCTAATATTTCTAATAGCTTATTAATACAATTGATATCTATAGTAGGTACTAATAATTCTACTCTTCTATCAAGATTTCTTGTTAGCATATCGGCTGATGATATAAATACTTTAGTATCATCTCCTATACCAAATAGATATATTCTACTATGCTCTAAGTATCTACCTATAACTGATTTTATAGTAAGATTCTTATATATAGTTCCATCTCTCTTAGTTCTTGATATCGAGCATACACCTCTACATACTATAGTTACATCTACACCCTTATCTAATGCTGAATATAATTTATCTATCATATCTTTATCAGATAAAGAATTTAATTTCAAGATTATTCTACCTTTCTTACCTTTCTTCTTTTCTCTATCTATTAATTCACTTAATTTAAGTCTTAGATTATAAGGAGAGAAATATATAGAAGAAATCTCTTTATCTTTTGGATTAGAATATCCGCTTAATATATTGAATAAAGTAGTAGTATCTCTTCCAATATGACTATTAGAAGTGAAATATGAAATATCTGTATATAGCTTAGCAGTCTTTTCATTATAATTCCCAGTTCCCATATGAGTATACGTAGATAATTTATTCTTATCTTTTCTTATAATCGAAGTCAATTTGCAATGGGTCTTGAGATTCTCTAATCCATATATAACTTGACAACCTGAAGCTTTTAACTTATCTATTAAATTAATATTTCTATCCTCATCAAATCTTGCTTTCACTTCTAACAATACAGTTACTCTACAACCTCTATTAGCAGCATTGCATAATGCATTTACTATAGGACTATTTTCTGAAGATACTCTATACAAAGTTTGTCTTATTGCTAAAACGTTTCTATCATTAGAAGCATCTTCTATAAACTTAATAACAGGTTCATATGATTCATATGGATGGTGTATTACTACATCTTGCTTATCCAATAGACTAAACATATCACTTCCAGTCACTAATTCTCTTGGGAACTGAGGTTTAAATTCTTCATAATAAAATGCTGGATTATCTATATTAGGAAAGTCCATACACATAGAATAGTCTATATTACTCTTAGATTCTATAATAGAATCAGAGCCTATATCTAATACGCTTGTTAGAATATCTAATGTAGTTTTACTAATATTATTATACTCCATAAGTAATGGAATACTTTTATCTCTATTATTTAATATATCTTTCATTCTATCTACAAGATATATTGTCCTGTCATTAGATACTTCTAAATATGCATTCCTAAATATTCTAAATAATCCACATTCTATAACCTTCTTATTAATAAATAATCTCTTAAGATTATTTCGTATAATATCTTCCAGTAATACTACCAGAACACTACCATCACTTTTATAGATAGGGTACATTCTTGATATATTAGCCAGTGATATTAGAGACATCACGTCTTCTTTCGAATACTCGTTACCGTCCTCAAGAGTTACTAACATAGTCAACTCTTTACTTTTAATAGAAGGGAATTCTTTAGTGGTGTCGAATGATATAGGAGTTAATATAGGATAAATATCACTCATGAATACTTTATCCATGTACTTTTTATCAGCACTATTTAACTTATTATAAGACACCACTTCTATCTTAGCTATACTAAGATTCTTAAGTAGAAATTTGTAAGCTGATCTAAGCTTTTTCTTGAACTTCTTTATTTCATTATAAACTAAATTATATTCTTCTCCAAAAGATATACCTGATATATCCAACTCCGTAGATAATCTATTATTATACAATTTCCCAAATCGTACCATAATAAATTCATCTAAGTTATTAGCAGCAATACCTATAAACTTAACTCTTTCCATCAAAGGTATTTGAGATATTTTATAAGCTTGCTGTAAGACTCTCTCATTGAATTTAATCCATGATAAGTCTCTACAGATATACTTGTTATTCGAAGAATAATCATTGAAATTAATCATTTAATCATCACTCCATTTATATAAAAATTTTAATTATTATCTACTTAAATAATATATATCTAAAACGACAATGGTTATGTAGATATCACTTAAATAAGCAATATCTACAAACCACCTTGATGTTCAAATAGTTAGAAATAGTTTTTTCCATACCATGTCTTTTTTATAAGGAGGGGTATGGTAATAGTGCCAATCTTGTTTGATTGTCACGCCGCTCTTTTCAGATAATAATAGGTGTTTTCGCCCTAACTAACACCTACTAATATGTTTAACAAAAATATTTAATTATTCATTAACTATTTCTGCATCTACTATAGGTGATTCTATCTTAAGTGGACCTATGATTTTAGATATTATATCCTTATATTGAGGACGAGCTTCATATACTCTTTTTTCTAATTCTTCAATAGGTTCCTCAATAATATCATCTTGTGGATTGAAGAATTCCGGTAATATAGTGCCATTGTAATATAGTACAGACTTTATTTCAGTTATAGAATCTAATAGTTCTTTATTTACTACAACTCCTCTATATTGACCAGTTTCTTTAATCTTTCTTAGTATAAGATTCATAATATCATGTATTAATGGTGTTTCAGATTCATTACGAAGACTGTTATAAGTTACCATTAACATCTTGAGCTTATTACCTTTAATTATTTTATCTGATAATGACATATATTATTCACCCTTTCTTTTAGTTATATAATTCTACAAGAGCTTGTGAATAATATCTTCTTTGTCTATCATTCTCTTCCAAGAATGCTTGTTGCTTTTCTTCCGGTATTTGAGACTTATCTGACATAGTATCAAATTCAAGTCTCTCAGCATCTAATTGTGCTAATATTTCTCTTATTCTTTGTTGTGAATTGAATTTAAGTCTTGAATCCAATTCTTCTTCAGTAGTGTAACCATTCTTTAAAAGAATATTTTTACACTCTAATACAAGAGCATCTACTTGTATTTGCTCCATTAAATCTTGAGTATCTTTTAGTTCAATAATCATTGTATGGTTCCCTTTCTTAAATAAAAATTATTCTAAATTATATTCCTTTTTAATTAGTTCATTGATATATCTATTATTACAATAAATAGTTAAACGATAGGTAGCTTTAAAGTTTAATCGCTTTATTATTAATTGCATATTATCTAAGTCGAAGATATAATCTTCTCCTTCTTTTAATTTAGTATTATCCATCATAACTACAGGGAATATGAATAATCTCTTACTCATTCCTTTATCGTTATGATACTTAACAGTAGCCATTATACTATCATTAAGAATTGTATTTAATGGTAATATATCTTGGTCTATTGCATCTTTATCTACTTCAAACATATTTGTCGAATAGAATGTCCATCCTTCAGGTAATCCAGATATATCGAATAGATTACTTACAGTAAATATTGGTATTATTCTATCCTTAGGATTATTAGTAATTAAATCCATTCTTATTTCATCTAAGAACTTCTTATTATAAGTGAAGTAATAATATAGACCAGTTGCAAAGAATTCTGTACTCACTGTAAAAGAAGTTTCAAATGCATCGTATATAAATCCTTTCTTTTCTCCATCATTAAGACCTATACCAGTAAACATGGTATCTATCTTAGCTGGATAATACCTAAAGAATTCATCATTACCACTTGATTTCTTTAATTTATACGTTATAGGATAATAACTTATAGAGTTAAGTTTGTCCATAAACTTCTTTACAGAACCATTTTCATCTTTAATAGGCATATTATATTCTTTAGCAATTACATTGAGTAATTCTAATGGAATAAATGATTCTAATGCCACATCTAAATTAAATGGATGATTTTGTCTAACCATATTCTTTAGATACATAGTAGCATTTATTTGCTCCATTTGAGTTTCAGTTACTATAGTAACATCAAATAACATCTTTAGTCTATTTAATAGATACTTTAACTCTATACCATTAACTTCATCATATAAGAATGGTTGTAGATTACTGAAATCTCTTGAATAATAGAGGTCTGTCATTCTCTCTGTTAAAAAAGTACCATATAAGAATACATCTGTATCATCTATATCTATTCTTGGTCTTATTATTAACATAGGTTTACTTTTCTTAAACATCTCTCTATTTCTTGCTCTCTGTATAGCTAATTGCTTATATGCTACTGTAGATTGTATATGGACTGTCTTGAAATAGTCTGGTAGAAATAGTCCTTTAATATACTCTGTAATAATAGATGCTACATTACCAAATGTATGAGCTACAGATGGGTGTGCCATAGCATATTCTTTAGGAGTATATTTGGCTTTACTTACAACTATGGGCATGTAATAACCTTCTTTCTATGTCAAAAAAATAAGAGCATATAGTAACTAATATACTATATGCTCAATTTTCTTATTAAGAATTTAGTATAAGGTCCCCTTCTACTGTCATTAAAATCCCTTCCGGATTATAACCACCAGTAGTAAGGGGTTCTATTTTCTTAATCTTTGTTATCTTTATAGCTTTGGTATTGTCAGGCAATATAGCAGTGAAATCTGTAGTTTCACCTATCACTTCATTATCCCAATGCTTAATCAAATCTCCTACTTTAGGTATCACTTCACCAAGTAGAACTGAGAATTGAGTTATTATGTGAAGTTCTATAGAAGAAGCTCTATGAGTTGCTATAGTTTCTTCTTGCGGAACTTCTTCAGTAGTAGTATCTTGATCTACAGATACTTCACTATGGAATATATTTTCTTGATTTTCCATTAGGTATAAACCTCCTAAATATTCTTAATAATTAATTTAATTATCCATACCACAATAAGTACAGGTATAGCTACCTGTACTAATATTGCTAATATGATTAATAGTGTCAAATATAATATTAGCATTCCTAACATGATATTTCCACCGCTATATTTATATAGAATTAAATAAATGTAGACCTATTGTCTGGTCTTTAATAAGAAACATATCACGGTCAAACTTACCATTGATACGAGATATTTGCATAGACCTTCTTGGTTCAAGATAGTCTTCAAATTCTCTTTGGTGTTTCTTTATCTTAACAGATTGTAGATTCAATCTATCGCCATCAAAGTCTGCATTGAATTTTCTTAGTACAGTAATTGGTATTCTTAGTACGAAACTTTCATCATATCCTCTCTCAACATGATCAAGATAGAATAACATAAGACTACCAAAGTTTATAGATGGATTTCTATTAAGAATAACCATCGGTTTAGTCTTTGATATATAATGGTTCATTAGTAACCATATGGATTCATCAAAGTGAGTTGAAGCAAATGACCATTGCTCAAATGCTTCATTGAATGTAATTCCTTTATGTCTTACAAGTAGTTGTATTAACTCAAATTTAAATAGTTCTAAGAATAGTACATATCCTACTTTTATTTGGTTACATTTCAATGTAGGGTCTGGTACGATAACATCTCTTGCTGAGAAGTTTACTCTACCACCCATTATACCATCTTTAATAAGACCTTCTTTACCACCTATACCTTTATATATTTCATCCCAGTAAGCTTTTATATACTTCTGTAATTCATATAAGGTATATTCATTGGCTAAAAGATTCTTATTTTCTCTATCAGCTACATCAAAGAAGTCGATATATAGTTTATTCAATTTCTTATCTACACCAGAATAACTTTTCCATCCGTTAAGTAAAGCTATTTGACTATATATCATATTAATCTTCTTATCTATAGTAGGAAAGAAGAATTGCTCACTTGTTATTTTAGAATCTCTAAGCATAGACGAGAATATAGGGACTCTTCTTTGGAATAGGATTCCTGTATCATAAAACTCTATAAGCTTATTGATAACTTTAAGTTTCTTCTTATCTTTCTTTCTTACTTTCATATGATATGACATAATCTCTTTGAATCTTTTCCTAAAAGCTGTAATGCCTATACCATAGAAAGGATTCTTATGCTCTTTCTGTACGATATTACCATTACGAGTTATATCCATATCAAACTTAATTATCTCTACAAATTCATTCTTAGACATTAAGTCCTCTAATAGTAGATAACAAATTGGATGTATGAAATATTGTCCACTCAATAAAGATATCCACCCGGTCATCTTCATATTAACTCCAATATATTGAACTGGAGTATTACATTCTGGACAAACTTCTCCCTCTAATCTGGTACCTTTAAGATGACCACAATTGCATCTGTAAAGTTCAGCATAACCATCTTCATCATCAAAGTCTGTACCAAATAATCTACTATGAGAACCATATAAAGTTTTCTCAGGAACACCTTTTACTTTTCTTGATGCAGGTTCAGTAATGTCAAATCCATTTCCCACATGCATATCTACTATATAATCGGTTTCCCAATCTCTTATACTCAGAGATAAAGATTCATTATCCCCAAATAATTTGGATACTCTCAGATTTTCATATTTACCTTTCATTCTTCGGACTCCTTCGTATCATACTTTAGTTTACAGAGGTAAATCTTTCATTACCCATCTACCATCTTTATTCTTGAATTGGATTGCAATTCTTGAATCATTAACTACTGCTGCTCTAACTGCAAAGTTTAATACTTTAGTTATATCTTCAGCTATAGTTAGAAGAGTTTTCTTCCCTTTCGTATATTCTATCTTCTCAGTACAAATATATACTGGTTTTGCATTCTCAGTTTTACTATCTACTTTGAGATACATCTTAATTACATCCTTAAGAGTTTCTACCACAAAGTATTCTCTTTTATCCTCAGAGGATTCATCTATAATAACAAAGTTATTTCTTCCCCCTTTAGGATTCTTACCTTCTGTAAATTCTACTGTCTTTACAGCAAGTTTTAATTCTTGTACTTTTTGTTGATACATTAATAATCTTCCTTTCTTAATTCATAAAATTTTAATAAGCTATTACTATAAATACAGTAATAGCTTATCTTGTTGTATTGAAGTTAATATTTATTAATTGCTACATATATAATATATTTATGATTTAAGAAACATATTTTCTTTCTTAAGCTTAGTTATCTTAACTGTAGCAGAGTGGAATTGCTTCATCTTCATATTAAGAGTAGTGGATGATACTCTTGTAGAAGCTATTCCTATATATTTAGTACCTTGAGCTAATACAGAGCTATCTCCGCATACACTACATATCTTTCCACCATTAACTTTTAAGCAAGCCATAGGTGAATATAACTGAACTGATTTATTAACGTACTTATCTATATTATCAAACGTTAATTTTATTCTCTTAGAACCTTCCAATATGGTTCTTCCTATAAATTCATTCTTAATAGAATCCTCTATTACTATTTGAATAGTCTTCTTAGTGCCACAGAATGAATTTTCTGTTTCATCTAATACTTGAGTTTCAAGAGCATTCATTATTTGCTTAGAGAAGTGACCTGAAGTAGCAGTTCCTACTGCTTTAGGATATGCACCATCGACTATTGAGTTACCATGTGTGGATAAATCTTTCTTGTCTAATCCTTCTTCGAAACTGTTCTCTATTATTTCCCATTTATCAGTATCTGAATTTAATACAGGACCTTTCATTATAGCAATCTCTTTATAGTTAGATGCAAAAGAACCTCTTGCTCCAGAATTATATGAATCCAATCCCGGATCACCTTCCAATTCTTTCTTAGCAAGGTCTACTAATTCTTTCTCTATCTGCACTGCCACTAATGCATTACCTGCTTCTATTTCTTTCTTATGCTCTTTAAATAATTCTTTCTTTCTTTTTAATACTCTATCATTAGGTATTAAGACTTTCTCTGTAAATGAATTAGTTACACTTGCTATTAATGCAGTAGCAAAGTTTTCTAATCTATTTACATAAGACATAAATTGCTTAGAAGTAATTTTATCTTCTCTGAGTAATATAGTTATCTCACCATCTATACTCTTCTTATAAGCTGAATCGGTTATAACGATATTTTTATATCCAATGAACTTCAATATATCTGGACTCAATACCAATCTATTGAATAAATATCTTCCTACTGTAGTAGTTATCTTCTCTTTATTGAATAATTCATCTTTTTCTAATATCATTTCTTCAGTACAAGGATATTCAGGTGGGATAATCTTATTAGTTTCTTTATTATACTTCTGCGATACTATATCTCTTAATACATCTAAGCTTCCTAAATCTAATGATAATAATTTAGCTTTTCTTGTATTATCTAACATATTTTTTCCCCTTATTAAATACAATAAGTACTTTAAATAGAGAATAATCTTAGTGATTCACCACTTATCTTGATATAAGCTTGTCTAAACTTATTTATACAACTTTTATTACCATTACAGTTCTTAAGTAATGAATAATTCTCATCTAAGTAATTAAAGATAAGATTAGCTATTTGCTCTCTGTCACTTTGATTAAATTCTCTTTCTTCATCTATAAGATGATTCTCCAAGAAGTATAAGATTACATTATTTATAGCTTCTGCTTCCTCTATAATTGAATTATTAGAATCATCTTCAGTTCTTTCTACTATCATTAATTTCTTAATAAATTCATGATAAATACTTTTACTTTCTTCTACTACTTGATAAAATAATTTACTGTCATACATTTTAATCGACTTTTAATACTCCTTCTATTTAATACTTTAGTCTTCATTTAATTTTACTCTAAAATCCTTTAATGTATATGCTTTATCAATATACCTTGTTGTAGACAGCTTTGATATTAAACCTTTATCATATGCGTCTACAAATTGTTGAACTTCGTCATCTTCATCCAGTCCTTTAGGAATGAATATGACTTTATTTACTTCTTCTTTCATCAATATACACTTCTTTCGTTCTATAATAAATTGAGATACAAGACGAATATCTTGTATCTCATAATTAGTATATATAATCTTATGATGTATATATTCTGTAGATGAATGTAAGCGTCTTAAGGTTTTGAAGCATTTCATTATTGATGTTAAGCTTCGAAAACATTCTTACATCCTTATAGTCCTTCTGTCCACCAGAAGTATCTGATAGTATACCAGTGAATAGACCTATAGAGTTTATTCTTGTTTGCTCTACATTACCATTCATAGTAAACCATTCTCTTATGTCCTTCTTATCTATTTGAAGAACTAATTCAACGAATGTTTCTATTGGGGTTTGTTTTGCCCCATCATGTGGTGATGATACTACAGGGCTACCATCTTCATCTGCTTCCCCATCTTTCCATAGAACTTTAAGAGTTGGGTCAACAGCAAATTTCTTAAGGTAATAAGCATTCTTTCCACCAGTTAAAGGTTTCTTAAAGAAATACTTATCCTTTTCAGCACCTTGTAAATGCCCATCAACTACTCTGAAAGGAACCATATCTTGGATTTCTCTTTCATAGAATTTACTTTCTTTTACAGAAGTTATTGAGTCGCCTGCTCCACCAACACCCACTCCGAATAGTGCTACCATTCTTCCATCTGGGTATTTTGCTGCTGGGGCTCCACCTTCAGTTGCTATATTCATTATAGTATTCAAAGAGTCCATTTGAAGACCAGCCATTATACCAAATAGTTTTTCAAGTATAAACATTGCTCCACCAAGGACTATCTGATTCTCACCTTCAAAGATGACTTCACCGAGTTGTGAGATTCCATTTTTATCTATAAAATGATCATATCCACCAAGAATCTTAGTACGTGCTAAGACTGCTGGAGCGAATGGTGATTCATTAGTAGATACTATATCTTTAGAACTTATTCTATCAGATAATTTTCTTATTCTACTCACGATAAATTTTCCTCCTATCTTATTATTTTATTAATTCTAATTACATCTTTGTTTTGATGCGTTAAAATCAATGCTTATTAGATGTTTTCTCGTTTAATGATTAGTTTCTCTCTAAGTTTAATTTTATTATCTATTCTATGGTATATTGTATATCCTACATTCTGCTGTGGAGTTACTTTATCCTTATGAGGTTTAAACTCTTTCTCTATAGAATTTATGAATGTAAAATAATCTCCGACTATTCTTTCACTATAATTAGCTTTCTTAACTATAGATTTTAATAATTCTTTATCTATAATAGTTTCTTTAAAGTAACTATAGAATGCATTTAATAGAGTATATTCTTTCATATATACTAAATCTAAATATTTCATTATTTTCTCAGTCTTAGATATATTAGATTTATAAATCATATTTAGTTTGGTATCTAAATCATCTATCTTAACAGCACTCTTTAAAGTATCATCAATATCTATATCTGCATAATCAAGAGAATTAGAAATCTTAACTTCAATATACTCTTCCAAATTAACTTTGTCATTGAATAGTAACTTGGATATGATTTGCTTAATAGTATCCATGTAGTTAGTATCTATTATAGCTAATAATTGATTAATCTTAAGATATTTAGTTTTATTATCATTATTAGTAATATAATCTTTATTAGCAATTTCATTACGATATATCATTTTCTCATACATATTCGTATTATCTTTATCTATGGTTATCTTATTCATAGTATTGATTACATCATAATACTTGAATCTTAAATCATCAAATATATGAGAAGCTTTCTCTAATACTCTCACAGTATCTCTTGCATCTATCTTAGTCTTCAACCACACATATATTTCATAAATGAACTTATCGTAAGTAGTTATTCTATCTTGTAACATCTTCAATAGTTTCATTTCATGGAAAGCATCATGATATGGTTTCGAATCTTCATAAAATTGAACTGCTTTCTGTAGTATATACACTTGGTCTTTACATACTATCATATTATAATATTTACTATTAAGAAGATACTTAATATTAAAATCATTGAATTTAACTGTAAGAGATTTAAATCTCTTTAATATATCTATAACACCTTGGATTAATCCACCTGAAGTAGAGTCATTCAATATGAATAGATACTTAGCTTCTGGAACTATCTTATTTAAAGCAAATATTATAGAATCTATATATTGAGTTACTATAGTATTATCAGCTTCATTTAATAATTCTCCATATCTAACATTTCTATCTAAGAGATATTCTTTAAATGTCTTAGCAGTTTCTCCATCTATCTTTTTGAATATCTTATTATTATACATAGATATCATTAAGACTCTATATATTCTATTATAAGATCTCCAAGTTTGGATAGTAGTAGCTTCAGCCATCTTCTTAGTAAGATATTCTTCTAAGGCATTTATCTTTAAGAATAAAGTATTGATATCTCTATAATCAGCTATATTAACATTAGGTATCATAGTAGCCAATCTACTATCTTTCATATGAGGATCATTCATTATTTCTCTTCTAAGCTTATCGAAATCTGCTTCGAAATTATATCCCAATACAGCCATTACTTTAGATGGTTCCCATATTATATTACCAAGCATATGATTATTCTTAGCTATTAATGCCATACATAAAACTACAGCATCAAATAAAGGAACTTCTATATCTGGAAATAACTTAGGTAGATATAATTTAAGATGAGCTATTTCATTCTTCTTATCTGTAATCATCTTAAATAATAGAGAAGCATCAAATATCATCTGAGTAAGCTTATACATAATATTCATATCAAGATATTTAGTATTAACGTAGTTATACTCTTCATTCATTAGATATTCTTGTAACTCATAATCTTCTATCCATTCTTGGTCCGGTAAAGTTATTTCAGAATAAGACTTTCTATTATTTCTATCAGTTAGAGCTAATAGTTTATTAGGTTCTTTCTTATCTACAGCATAAAAATAGAATTTATACATATTCTTCAAGTCTAATACTCTCTTAGTATTGCCCGGATGGTCTTCATCTGGAACTTCTTTATATAAAAATACTGGATTACCATTCTCATCTAATACGTGTTCCTTAGTAAGATATAATTCATGAATCTTTATACGTTCAAAACCTAATAACTGCAATATATCATATAATGCCACATCGGTAGCTTTATGTCTTAATAGGTTATTGAAGTTTTTCATTAAGATTCTTCTATTCTCTAAAGTCATATCATCTATGAAAGGCACACTATAAGTTTTAAATACACCTTCTATACTATCCAAATCAAAGAAGTCTCTTTGAATACCTGCTTCAAATAGATTAGCAAATACTCTCTGTATAGTCATTATTAGAACCATCATGCCCATGAATTCTTCATAGTGAGCAAACATGTTGTTATATCTATTGAATAGAACGTCTACTACATATTCTCTACATTCACCATATATATTAATGAATGTAGTATCAAATGATTCTAATGTGGGGTCTACTACGAATTTAATTATCTCAAAGTTATTAGCTCTTCTAAGAGTAATTAAATCAAGTTTATTATGGGCAAGATAATTAAGATACTCATAATCTGGATATTTCTCTTTGCATTGCTCAATATATTTAATTGATTCCAATATTACTTGCTTGGCTACAGGCAATTCATGTAGTTTAGAACCACGTGGAACTTCGATATTATCTGCTGTAGTATCATCTAATATTATTTCTTGAATAATTATACCATCTTTATTTAGTGGTGGTAATCCTATTCTAACTCTGTAGTAATTATTCTTTTCAACGTAAGTCTCTATACGTTTCTTTCTATGAGCATTTAATACAGCTTCTTGATATTCTACAGGAACTTTATCTCTATCATATAAGATAGCTTTAATAAGTTCATTATCATTAATACCAGCCAATTTAAGAAGCTCTTCTTCCAATTGGTCATAAGCTAATAGGGTATCTTGCTTGAATACAGCAACGATATAATTATCTGCATTCTTTAAACTATCAATAGTTTCCATACTATCAGCTTTTCTTTTATATTTAATCTCTAAAAGACCTATTATTCTTTTTAATTCTATTATAATAGCATCTTTATTATACTTAATAGGATTAAATGCTTTATTCATTTATTATAATTCACCCTCTCTGCTATTATATTTAGCGTATTTTAACATCTAATTAACCATTTGTGTTTTTTAAAATATAAAAAGAAAGGTTTGATATAGATATGATAACGGCAGAAGATAGAATGTCCATACCGGGCATTAATTTTAAAGGAAAGAAAAAGAATCCAAGATTAGATGCGGAATCATCTATCTTTGAACTTACTTTCTATAAAGATAGAGAATATTTCTCTGTAATGGAGAATTTAAATAACTTTGTTAAATCTGTAGAAGCTCTATGTAGAAAGAGTAAGTATTATAAAAGATATGTAAAATTCATAAAGGAAGATGTCCAATTAGATTGCTGTCAAGTATTATCTAATGTGGAGATTAATGAAGATAGTGGTATATCTTTAGAGATGCATCATGGCCCAATATTGACTCTTTATGATTATTGCGTTATTATAATAGATACTCTATTAGCTAAAGAGTATGATCAAATAACTACATTCAGAGTAGCAGATATTATAATGAGAGAGCATTATATGAATAATATTCAAGTAGTAATGCTTACTAAGACAGTTCATGAAGCTGTCGATGAAGGATTATTTCTTAATTATAAGCAAGGTTTTGGTAACCTTGGTTTATTCTTAAAGAAATATAAAGATGGAATTAGTAAAGACCAAATATTTAAGATTAATGCATATATACGCATGTGTGAAGACTATAATAGTTTTGATAATATGCTTCTTGCTCTTAAAGATAGAGTAAAAGAATGGTCTCAAGAAAATATTATATAAAAAGAAAGGAAGCCACAAATTATGATACAAATAGAATCACATCACGTTATACTTATATTGACTGCAATAATGGCGGCTATAGTTTTTTATGGATTGAATGCACATAAAGGAGATAATACATCATCATATCCAACCATTGATTATTTTAAGTTAATGGAAATAATAGATGATATAGTAGATACTCATCTTCAATTTAAAATAACCTTAGATTATAATATAAGAAGAGATGGTACTACTATTGACTTTGAAATAGAAATGAAGAGTATCACTACAGATATATTAGTTAGTATATCTCCGGATTTATTGAAGAATGCAACTTTATATGTTAGTGATACTTATATGATAGAGTATATTAATAATAGGGTTCAAAACTTCTTATTGGAGAAGATGAGAACTGATAAAATAAAAAATAATTAGGTTGTAACATAATAATAGAAGTATTTTGGTAGGTACTTCTACGTTAATCATCTTTCGTTTTAAGTTAAAGTGAGATGTGTAAAGTTTATACATGAAAAAAGCTTAGACGAAAATTGGTGAAGGGGATTGCCGTCTTCTTCACCTCCATTTTTACATAGGGAATGGTCCGTAGAAACCATATCCCTTGTTACAAATACTTGTATATGTATCGTTTTAGTATCATGGGCGGTTTTTTAAATCGTTCACTTAATTGGGGTAAAGAGTTAATTCCACTCTTTACCCCATACATATTGTCGATTAAAAAATAATTGACATTTAACATTAGTGTAATGCAATTGATCTTATCGTCATGATATGGATTAATCCTTTCATCTGTTGTTGGTATTTTGTGACATTCATTTCTCCTAAAAAAGTGAATATATTCAAATTATTTTTGAAAGTATGATTAATCATAATATACTCATTTGGATAATGATTGCATTCTTCTCAGTTATGAGAAAAAAAAGAAAGGCGTATTGACCTTTCTTTTTTTAATACTTACAAAGTTTAGCAAATTCTTTCGAATTTCAAGTTATCTGTAAGTATTTTACTTCCGTTAGGGAGTTTAGACATTTTGTGTATATACGAATACACATCATCGTTATTCATAACAGAAGCCATACTGTTATTGAATTGAACCCTGTAGACTGGTTCACCATAAACTATGGCGTTATTCATTAAACTCACCTCCTTTCATGGTTTATTATGAGATATTGAGAGTATCTCACATGCATATAATATATAAGTGAAAATCATAATAATACTAATAAGGTGAGTTTGTACATACACCAACAATGTAATATCATTGTGGTTTAATATAGATTATGTAGATACTGGATATTTATTCAGTATCTACATTTAAAAAGTCGAGGTGATTTAGTATTAACTATGCTCAAATAAGACATTATGACACTGCTAATGGAATAGGTATACGTTCATCTATATTCTTCTCTGGATGCACTCATAATTGTCATAATTGCTTTAATAAAGCTTATCATAACTTTAATTATGGTAATGAATTTACTAATAAAGAAATCAATACTATTAAAGAATATATGAAAGAGAAACAAGTCAATGGTATTACACTATTAGGTGGAGAACCATTACAACAGAATCCTATAGAGATGATAGATTTCCTTAAAGATATAAGACCTATAATAGATGAATATAATAAATCTATTTGGATATATAGTGGTTATACTTATGAAGAGATTATAACAGATGAGAATAAATTGGAAGTAATTAAATTATGTGATGTGTTAGTAGATGGTAAATATGAAGAGACTTTAAAGAACTTAAGACTTAAATTTAGAGGCAGTAGTAATCAAAGAGTAATAGATATTAAGAAGTCTTTAGAAAAAAATAAGATAGAACTATATTTAGAATAGAACATAATAATATCAGGATAGGCTTTACTAACTGATTATTCAATTTCTACTAAAATTTCATTTTGTACTATTTCTTCGTTTTTAAGACAGAGAGAATCCCATATATAGTTAATTAACTATATATGGGTTCTTCTGTTGCAATTTTTAAAATAGTATATTTAAAAGGGGAATTAAATAATTAGTATAATTGTATGAAATATTTATATATTCCTTTCCAACTGCTTCATCAAACTTCTGAGTCCCAACACCTTTTACATTAACTGCAAATTGGGAATCATGATTTAATTCTCTATAGTATCCCACATCTAAACTTCTCTTCTTATAGTAATTAATAAACTTTATTAAATACTTTAGAGCTTTACCATTAGAATTCTCCATAAGAGCAAACAGCTCCCATAGAAAATCTAAGAAGTAATCTTTATGCTTCTCTAATAAACTGTTAGATATACCTTTGACATCTATACCTTTATCATGATTAAAATACATTTCAATCCTTGGCTCGAAGTAATAATATGAACTGTATGAATGCTTATTCTTGAATATCACATTATCGAATTCAGTTATACTACAAGGTCTTAATGTAAATATAGCATCTTTCTTTATAGATAGAATATCATTATCTTCTAATTTATTAGATGAAAAAAATAATTTTCTTATATTTTTAAATGCTTCTTTAAGAGCATCTCTATATACTTTATCATCTCTCTGGAATATTCCTATCCTTTTAACTAACTTATCTTTATCCCCAACTAATGAATTTAATATATCTATTTTATCTTGAGGTAGCAGGTTATAATACTTAGTTAGATTATAACCTGCTGAAGATATATCATATTCATATATGGAACAATTGCTGAGATAACTTATATCTTTATTAAGATAGGTATCCTTTTCATATAATTCCATATCCTGTTATATTACTCCTCACTATCATATACGATATCATCATCGTCTTCAGTATCATTATAGTTTTCATGATAGTATTCAATATATCTGAATGCTAAATCAAATGGGTCTATACCAACTTCTTCTTTAGCATGTAGAAGATTTACCAAGTCACTTAATTGATCTGGATAATCTATATCAAGATTCTTGTGGACATTCACTTTACCTAAATAACTTAGGATATCATCAATGTCTATATCATCATGCTCATTCAATATAGTATCCACCATATCTTCTACAGCAGCGATATCATCATCTGATGGTTCTTCACCAGTATAATCTTCTTCCGATTCTTCATGCTCATGATGATGACCGCAATCACATTCTACATCTCCGACCATCTCAGCATATTCTTCTTCACTGAATTCAGATTCTTCATCAAGAGCTATACTTACTTTCTCAGTATTTATAGCTAATACGAAATCTTCCACTACACTATTCATAGCATTGATATAATCTATAGATTCAGTAGCTAAGTTAGAATTATCTTTTATTCTAATTCTTAGTTCTTGGAATTCTTCAGTCGAAACTATTTCTTCCATTTCACTTGCTTGAGAATCAAGTATGCTTAATACTGCATATGTTAAGTTATCCAATATACTATTAACTGATACTTCTTTGTATTTAGTTAGCACTTCTTTGATAGTAGGATTTTCTTCATTAGTTAATTCTGGTCTTATCAATTCTTTATAAGCATTGAAACCATCATTACCTTTAGCGAAGTCATCCAATACATCTATAACCCCTACTATGGCAAGTATAGTTTCTAAATCACTAACATCGCCAGCATGACCTCTGAATAGAGTTTCTATTTCAGTTGTTATTACAGCTTCTCTAACTACAAGTTTTTCTATAGCCACATGAACTAAGATATCTTGTTCAGAACCCAAATCAATTAATCTGATATGGACTCCTATTGGAGTCCCTACTTTCTTACCACCTAATTCTTCTTCTTTGAATTGGACATTATACCTTACATGATTTTCACTGATTGTTATACTGAAGTCATTTTCATTTTCTTCATTTGCTCTTTCACTATATAACTCTTCAAGATTAGTTAATATGGCTTTCATTAATCCATTTCCAATTGAGTTAAACTCTACTTTAACTTTTTTCATTTGATATACCTCTTTCTTTGTAATTAAACGTTTAATTATAAATATAAATTATTTTTTATTTTTATCTTTCTTTTTCTTCTTATCTGATTTATTATCATTAAGAAGAAGCTGTATCAATTCTTTCTTTGATAAATCTTTAGACTTCTTTCCATATCCAGCAGATACTGCCAATTCAGCAAGTTCTTCTACATCCATTTCATTAAGTCTATTCTTCATATCTATTATCATCATATCTTTAGTAAATGATGATTGTTGAGCTATACCACTTGACTTAAGTTCTTTTAACTCCTTAGTCAATACTTTCATAGCTCCTTTTATTTTTTTCTTACCTATATCATCGGAATTCTCTTTGAATTCTTTATAAGTCTTCACTTTAAGACCAAATAACTTATCTATATACTCTATGAATACTTTATGATATCCAAGTTCTTTCTCTCTTGGAGAAGTAACAAAGATTACTTTAGAATCATCTTTTATTGCCATGGATAATAGAGAATATAGTTGGAACTTCAATACTGGGTCATGAAGCTGCTCTTTATATTTCTTTCTAAATTTCTTCTTAGGGTCTTTCTTCTTATCCAATGCTTCTAATACTATAGAAGATGGAGCGAAGTCGGTCATACTTATTGAATTAGTAACTTTCTTATCAGTCTTACCAATATCTCTACTTATACAAACCATTAAGTGATCTGATAAGTCATGATCTTGTCCATACTTAGTATGGAGAGTTTCGCTTGTCATATATAACAAATTCATTATTTTTTCCTCCTAATTATATAAAACAATAATGGTCTATAATTATAGACCATTATCAATTATCTTTTGATATTTCTTAAACCTTTTCGTTGATTAGACTTGAAGAATCCACCAATGGATTTAGATTCTCCTTGTATATCATCAACTCTATTGAATTTTACTTCAGAACTTGAGTCCTCTCCTTTTGTTGTAGACATTTCTGTATTAACTTCTTCATCCGTGCAGTCTGAGTCTGTACTCCCACAAAGAATCTCTGAATCTCCATTGGATTCAGACCCCTTATCGGCATCATTTCCTATTGCGTTCTTTCCAGCATCATCATCTGTCGAACTTACTTCATCAATCTCCGCTATTGCCCCAACGTTGTTGGTCTCATTCAAACCGTTTAATCCTGCATCGGGAGTAATCACTTCCTGACCAGTCCCCGAACTTTCCTCTTCCTCTTGGGCTTGAGGTATTACGTGGTGGTGCGAATCAATTATCTCATCTCCAGCTCCTATTATTGGTACCGTAATAGAAGAATCTGGTGATTCGTCCCTGCCTTCGGTCAATGGGCTCTCACTGAGATTCGGCGGAGCGATGTTTCCGTTTGATGTCCCATCACTACCATCAGTATCTACACTGTCTGAGGTTACATGCTCAACTTCATCTAATTCATCTCCAACGAGTTCATTATATACTTTACCCGAAGCTTCATCATATATACCGAATGAAGTAGTGTCCTCTTCATCTTCTTTAGTTTCTTCAGCTTCTACAAATTGACTTTCATCAATCACTTCATGTTCCTCTTCAGTATCTGCAATTTGATTATGACCTAAGATGTATGCTCTAACTCTTCTTATAGCTTCTTCTCTAAGAGCATCCTTGTCGTCTGTCTCGTTACAATCATCTTCGATCATTTCAGTAGTCTCTTGTACTTCTTGAGGTTCTTCATTTATAGTGCTTATTTTCTTAGTTCTATTCATCGTAAATAGACTATTTGGGTTACGTGCATCCCAAGCACCATAGCAATTAAATAACATACCAAATTTATTTTTCATATTCCTAATCGCTTCCTTTCTCTCAGATTTTTCATATAATGAAGGTTCTCTTATCTCTATAGATGTCAAATCTTCTTCCAATTCGGTCTTGGCTGAATCTACTCTTAATGAGTCTTTATTTAATGCTTCTTGGATGTAATTATCTATCCTTTGCATATCTATACCTTTGCGGATATCCCAGAATGTATACTTAGTTCTACAATGTGGACATTCCATTTCTGAATAACTTGCATTATATCGCACTTTCTTTCCGCATGATTTACAAGTTAGCATTTGTCCTGTAATCTTATACATATAAGCGTAATCTAATATCACTAAGCTATTATCATCACGATATCCCCAGTTCTGGTAATTCTTTTTTACATATCCAATATCACCGAATAAATATATCTTAGATAATTCTTCTAAGATTTCCAATATCTCTGAAGAGCGTCCGACAAAATCTTCCATAGATAATAATGTTACATACTCAAATATTGAGATTAGACCATTTGTCTCGTAACACTTTAGAACCTTTGGCGTAAGTTCTTCTGAAACTACAAATTCATTTAGATTATCTCTATATCCTTCATCATCCATTGCCAACTTAAATATATATCCATCTATTAGGATTGCTAAACGATTGGTACCGGTACCAATCTTCTCATATGGCACGTCATAATAATCTAATAGTTCCAGTGCAACTTGTATTTTATCATTATTATTATATATTCGTTTATTTTTCCTCAACTTATTGAGCTCTATTAAAATGTCTTTGGAAAAATATTCTAATATCCTTGAGCGAGCATATTGTGTGTTTTCACTCATAACTCTCTTTCTCCTATTCTAAGTAAATATATTAATCAAAATCCCATAAGTCATCTACACCATAGGTTTCTACTTGATTTAAAGACTTGATAAATTTGGAACCAAATCCATTATCTTTCTTATCTCTTTTCTTTTGCTTCTTTTTGTCTTTAAGATATAATCGAGTAGTCCTATTCTTCTTCAGTTCTTTAACTGAAATACTATCTTGTATTATCTTATATGAATCCCAGCCCAGTTCATCAAGTTCATCATAGAACTCATATTCTTCTTTCTGAGCATTAGTAACATATTTACCTTTATAGTAAGTGGTTGCGTTAGGGTCCACCGCATCCTCTGGTATTATTTCTACCATATCTTCAAAATAATCTCTTAGAGTTGGTGGTTTTTCTTTCTTTCTTTTCTTCTTATCTTCTTTCTCTTGGAAATATAGTTCAAGGAATTTAATACTACTTGCTTTACGCAATTTCTTATTTCTTCCCACTATATCATTTCCTAATTCCTCATCTAATTCTTTCTTAGCTGATTTAGATAAGAAATCTTTCTTCTTTATTTTCAACTCTTTCTTTAGAGTTGCTTCTCCTCTCATCTCCTCTATTCTCTCGACAATGTTATCAGGTACATACAATTTATTCTCTACTATCATACCATTCTTTAGTAGCATCTTTATACGTCGAGTTGGTTTTAAATTTGGTTTCGGTGGAAGATAATTATGAAAGTCATCCATTAAAGCTGCTATCTCTAATTCTTTCTTACCACCATAAGCTTCTATAAGCTTCTTTATATAGTCTTCATATAGAACTCGTGCCTGTTCATATTGAAGTAAATCTGTATAACGCCTCCTTAACATTCTTATACTTTTCATGTAATCATCAACGTCTTGACCATCACAATCTATTTGCACGGTTTCATCTATATCAGATTCGTGATAACTATCATTATCGAAAAATTGGACATACGGTTCCATTAAATCACGAATCTCTTGTTCTTTTCTATCTATGGTTATTGCTACCATATTAATTTAATCACTCCTTCTTAGTATATAAAATACCCTGATACACTTCTATTATATATAAATATAATTACTATTATAAAATCGGCAACAGTAATTCCGTTATGATATTAATTAATATCATAACGGATATTATTCTGTCTTTTAATAAATTCGAATTTATTTGTCGTCAATAGGCTCTACTTTATCATCATCAGGGTTCTCTAAATATATATACCTTGTATTCAATACTGTAGAATCTTGTACTATGGTTTCTTTAGACATCTTAATTTTAGCCATTAGTATAGCTTTTGTATCTGGACTTATGTCCTCTTCGTATTTGCTAAAGAACTTGACAAAATTTCCTTTAACAGCTTGAAGTGGTATGAATAATTGTCCATCATGGACTATCTCATGAACCGTTGTAGATAAAGGTATTAACCCAACCATATTTTGGTAATGGACTTTCATTACTTCTTCAGATACGTCAAAGTAATCCAAAGGTATTTTTTCTCTTATGAACCTATTAGTTACAGCTAAGGTTATGTCGAATAATGTAAATGGTTCGTGGTGTATGTGTATACTGAAACGTCTATTTTCATTAGTAATATTATTAAAAAAAGAACATGAAGTCATGTCCATGTTCTGTTTTAAGAATGCTATATAATCCTTATATTCTAATGATTGTCTAATTAATTTTTCACACTCCGTTACGAACTTAGTTTTATCTTTATCCGTAAATATATTTACTGTATATGATAATGGTTCGATATTATGAATCGTTCTTGTAACCCTTGGTGTATCCGAAGAGTAATTACTTACTCTTGCCATACGCATAATATTTTCACCTACTTTTTATATGGTTTATTATTATGCCTATGTTTTTATTAGGTTACTACTTTTATACTTTATTAGACGATCATAATCAATGATTATATCTTCAGTATATACCTGAGCATAAGGATTATTTACATATTCAAGATATGGAAGATTTACTTTCTCTCTCATAATCTCTTCCATATCTCTAAATCTCTTTCTATTTCTAATATATTCAAAGGACTTTATATTAGTTAGTATTTCATCTTCTATTGGATATGGGGGATATTGAAATATATCTAATAAATCTCCCAAAGCAGTAGAATACCAATCATTAACTTCGTCGTTAGTGAATACATAGAGTTTTTTATCCTCACTAAATAATCTTTGTATCTCGGTATTCTTATTAGCTAATGTAAACTTCTCAGATTCAACTATATTGAGTTTATGAGTCTTTCTTAATATAGAAGCCCGTGTCCTACTAAATTCATCAGCATATTCTGGATTAAGAGTCCATGCTATCAATTTCTTGTTAGATTTACTATAAAATACATAATACTTATCTTTTTTCATAATATCACCTAAAATGGGATTACATAATTAGATATGAATTCTTCCCATAATTCATCTGGGTTAAATCCATCACCATATTCTTGAAATCTCTCTTTAGAATTCTCTATTAGATTTCTAAATTTATCATCAGCATCTTCATAACTATAAATCATAAGTTCTAATAGAGCATATAGTAAATTGAAAGTTTCATAATATCTATCTCTTAAATCATCATCTCTCAAGAAATGGAAAGTTCCATTGAGGTCACTTGCAAATATATTTTCAGCGTTGACCATATATTGATCAACACCTTGTATGAATTCACTCACTTCATCATCTGACATATAATGCTTACTCATAACGTCATCATAATAATAACAATAGGTTTCATGATATTCCTTAGAACCAAATTCGTCCTCACTAATTTTCATTGGATAAAATTTCCATACAAGATTTTTATCGAAATTCCTCTCTTCAATAACTTTCCTTGCTATTTTTTTATCTAATGCATACCCACTATAATTATTATTACAGAAGACCGCATATATTTTTTTCTTACTCAAGACAACTCACCTCTAAGATATTCATTGTATATTTCTTCTATATTAAGTTTATAAATATTACTATAAAACATTTTATCCCCTAACCATGATGGACCTTTATTGAGTCTACATAATATAGAATTAGATAGATATTCTATATTGGAATACATATCACTATTCCTTATTAGAGATAATCCATAATTTAAAATATAAAGAGAATCTAATATAGATGGTAATATAGCATCTTGGAATAACTCTGTAAATTCCATATATGATGATTCGGTATCTATCACTTTACAACCAAATATGGGTTCTATATATTTTAATTCATTATCTATATAAAACTTAGCATCTTCATTATTTACACTTGCTATATAACATTCAATACCTATTTCTTTTCTATGTCTATAAGCTTTTCGTATAAGTTTCTTGCTTTTAGTCCAAGCAGTAAATGTGGGGTATTTATTATACTTCATCTTAGTGAATAATACATAGAACAATATCACCACCTCGCTTCTTTTAATATCTTCTTGACCTTTATATACTTATCTATCTCTTCAAAAGTCTTACACTTTTTAATTTTCTTAATCACTTTCTTTAATTCTGCTAAATTAGCTGTTATAATCTCTTCTTCTTTATCTGATAATAATATTACTTTAGAAGTTCTTTCTAATACTGCATAATCATACTCCAACTTCTTTACAAAGTTTTCTATCTTTGCTATCTTTTCTCCCTTATCCATTTTAATATCCTTTCTTTTAGTTGCTTTATAATCTATGAATTTATGATTCCAAATCTTGGATTCTCTATCATATATAAAGCTCTCATATAAATGATACATACTTATTTCATATTCTACTTCAGCACTACTGAATAACTTATTGAACTTATCTCCGAATATAATAAATAGATTATATAAACTACAATTAGTATATTTAATTATATCATTCTCTATTAATAATGATTGATGGTGTAAGAATACTAATAGATTAAATACTTCATGCTCTGAGAATATAAGTTCAAACTCTTTCATTAATAATGGAAATCCATCTGTCTCTCTTAGGTTTACTAATAAGTTAGTATCTTCATTAGTAACTAATTCCTGATATACCTCATCATTAATATTCAACTTAGATATATCTGGATTGATTATATTATGTCTTATTTGAGAATATACTTTCAAATCTTCTTTCTTATTAGCATATATAATATTTCCATTTATATATACTGCATATATTTTCATATAATAAATATCACCTCTCTTTTTGACAATATAAAACCAGTAATTAACTTGAATAAGCTAATTACTGATAATATAATATATGGATATTTTTAATATGGTGGAGCTTGCAATTCTTGATTATCTTCATATGGAACTGCCGGAGCTGGCTCTACTGGAGCTTCAGTCTTAGGAGCAGTTAATGAAGGAATCTGAGATCCATCCAATCTGTTTTCTCTAACACAAGCTTCTATTTGTTGTTGTATGAAATTATTGATATCGCCATATACAGATTCTATGGATTGCTTTATTTGAGGAGTCATAGAAGCCATAACATTGTCTTTTGTAGTATTGAATATAGCCTTAGCTTCTTCCTCTGTTATTTTTCCATCTGCTGATGCGGCTTTAATTCCATCAACCAAAGATTGATTAGTTGCCTTAACTACAGTATCAATCAAATCTATACCTTTTCTTAGGAAATAATCCATCTCAGTTATCTTTGCATCTGCTTTAAGAGAAGCTGTTTTCTCAGCAAGATATTTTCTAACATAAGCTGTCAATAATCCTAATAGAGCTATAAGTATAGTTGCTAATGCAGTTGTTAGTTGAGCCATTATTTGTTCGTTAATCATAATATTTAACACTTCCTTTCTTATAAATTTTTTATTATGACTAATTTAATGTTTTTAGAAGTATCTAAGTTACTTTGGAAAAAGACTATTTAGTTTCTTTAAGTACGAAGAATAGTCTTGGCCCCTCGTTTCCAGTTGACTCAGATACTTCTTTGTGAAGTGTTAATTTATCT